CCTCCTCCCGCTACCGATGGTGATTCTGTTACACCTCCCGCTACCGATGGTGATTCTGTTACACCTCCCGCTACCGATGGTGATTCTGTTACACCTCCCGCTACCGATGGTGATTCTGTTACACCTCCTGCTACCGATGGTGATTCTGTTACACCTCCCGCTACCGATGGTGCTGTTACACCTCCCGCTACCGATGGTGCTGATGGTGATGATACAAAGACGAAAAAAACTGATAGTGGAAGTGATAGTGATAGTGGAAGTGGAAGTGATAGTGATAGTGGAAGTGGAAGTGATAGTGGAAGTGATAGTGGAAGTGATAGTGGAAGTGATAGTGGAAGTGATAGTGGAAGTGATAGTGGAAGTGGAAGTGGAAGTGATAGTGGAAGTGAATGTGATAGTGACGATAGTGATTGCGAGAGTGAAAGTAGCAGCGAATGTGATAGTGACGATAGTGATTGCGAGAGTGAATGTAGTAATTCAGGAAAAAATTGTGTTAAATTTGAATTACATATTGACAACATAACTATTCAGTTGTCTGGACAAAGTGGAAATACCGAAAATGTACAATTAACACCAGGGTCTGCACAAGAACTTCTTCAACAAATGATTTCAATGATTAATAACAAGAGTGATAAAAAGAAAGAGAAGAATGAAAAGAAAGAGAAGAATGAAAAGAAAGAGAAGGAAGAGAAGGAAGAAGATGGTGATGACGAGAAGAAGGAAGAAGATAAGGATGGCGAGAAGAAGGAAGAAGAAGATGGTGATGGCGATAAGAAGGATGACGAGAAGAAGGAAGAAGATAAGGATGATGAGGGCGAGAAGAAGGAAGAAGATGGTGATGGCGAGAAGAAGGAAGAAGATGGTAATGGTGAGAAGAAGGGTGGGAAGGGTGGAAAGAAGGGAAAGAAGGGAAAGAAGGAAAAGAAGGGAAAGAAGGAAAAGAAGGGAAAGAAGGAAAAGAAGGAAAAGAAGGGAAAGAAGGGAAAGAAGGAAAAGAAGGGAAAGAAGTGCGAGGATAAAGAAATTAAGTAATAAGACATAAAATTGATTTAGTTCATTGTTAAATTATATAATATCAAACATTATTTAACAATGAATAGTATTGAAATCGTATCCCTAGAAGGAAACATTGGATCTGGTAAGTCTACCTTTTTGAAACGTCTTGAAACACATTTCTTAGACGCGGGTTATTCACATGTAATATTTGTAGATGAACCGGTAGATGAATGGAGTGAAATCACAGATAAAAAAGGCGAAACAATCTTACAAAAGTTCTATTCTAAACCTGTTACGTACTCGTTTCCATTTCAAATGATGGCATTTATCACACGATACCGCGGTTTAAGGCTCGCAGTCCAAAAAGCACAGGCGATTATTGATTCAACCACGTCGATGAAACATTTTCGATTCGTCAAGCCTATTATTGTTACTGAACGTTGCCTATATACGGACAAATACGTATTTGCACAAATGTTGTACGACGACAACAAGATAGAGGACATAAATTTCACTATTTATAACAAATGGTTTGAGGAGTTTGCTACTGAATTTCCTATACAGAAAATTATTTATATGGACACAAATCCAGAGTTGTGTAATAATCGAATCTGTAAAAGAAGTCGATCTGGTGAAAGCAATGTGCCGTTGGCATATCTTGAAAGTTGTAACAATTATCACACAATAATGTTACAAAAAATGATAACGAGTGGTGTAAAATTTCATAAACTAGATGGAAACCAAAATATGGAAGATGATACAATGTATGATACCATGCTTAATTCCGCATTAACATTTATTATGAACTAAATACAACGATCATTCCTTATTTTTACGAGAACGCATCTTACGCGATCTTTTTTTTCGCCGCCGCTTTTTAATAGTTCTAAATGTCTTTTTGTCAGATTTTTTCGCATTATCTATTTTCTTTTTAATAAACTGGATATTGTCATTACTTATGTAATCGCGTAAGGTAAAGTTGAAAACTTCATCTTTCTTCTCCTGTGTGACATTCCCTTCCCCATGTTTCATTTGTTGTTGAATCGATTCCCGTTCTATTTCATTCATATCGAAATATTTTTCGAGTGATTTATCATTCATTGGCACGTTTATTTTAGTTACGTCCGGAAATAAAGTGAATGTCCGCGTGCTCATGAATTTTTGTGCTGTTTTCAGTGAATTGATCAATGTAAATGCCAAATTGGTAAAACAAAATTCCTGGATTTTTTTTAATTTATTGATATTGTCATCTTCTACAAATATAGCATACGAAGATCTACCACCTACATCCATAATACCATCTTCATCTAAAATTGGATATCCCATTGAATAATTAGGGAGGATCAATTTTGGGCGGCGATTTTGCATACGTGAATAATTTTTAGAAAAACTAACATATATTTTCTTATGAACGTAATTAACTAATGGGTAGGGATGACTCTGTGTATAATTCGAGAAATATGTTGTAGTATCCTTTTTGATTTTTGGTGGTGTAAAATGATAATTATCTTCTAAGTTTCCGTTTGTTTTTTCCAATACTTTTTTTACCAAGCGGATATTTTTATTTGGGATAAACATGTGCTTGTATAAATCAAATGGAACAAATTCATCAATAATACTATCATGTACCAATGTAGTTGTATACGGATCTTTGTTTTCCAACAAATAATAGCATAGGGGTAAAGAACCCGCCTTTTTGTCAAAAATTTTATAGGCGGTAACCACATCAAAATTTTTAAATACAATAATTTGTGTTTCTAACATTTTATCAGATAGTGATGATTTCAATTCCGTCCAACTATTAGGGGTAAAAAAAAGACAATGCCCGTTTGCATGCATTAATGTAATCGACATTTCGACAAATTTATTCCATATTACGGATAAACCAACGTCGCTTCTACCTTTACCACGCATTCCATTTTTATTATATGGTGGATTGCCCAAAATAATATCAAACTTTTTTTGGTTAAATTCAGTTTGCCATTTATTTGTATCAGAAAGAAAGTCACTATTACTAATATTAGCATGTGTTCCGAATATTTTTTCAGCAATATCCACATTACTTGATGTTAATTCTACCATATGAATCATGTTTTCTAAAATGTGTTTTCTACGTTTTATAGCATTTTTCTCCCATTTTTGAAGCCCTATGTCTAATTTATAAAAGACAACCATTGAAAAATTGCCAATTCCTGCACCAGGATCAAGCCAAGTTAGTTGAGGATTTTGCCATACCTTATTCGGTAATGTTTCAAGCATTTCCAGAATTAACCACATGGGTGTAAATACTTCTCCTTGACTGACCTTATTTTTCTGATTAATATGTAAATGGTCATTAATGAGTGTTTCTATTTCTTCAATATTTTTGTCATACAATAAACTTGTCATATTATTATTGGATATTATTAAATAATGTAACGAATGTATTCCGGGTTCAAAATATATATATATTTAAAATAGTTAAAAGTAATATATATCCATACTAGAGTGGTGATAATGAGGATGTTTTCTACATTTGTTCGATATACAAAAACACATGAATATATTAAATTGGAAAATAATATGTATACAATCGGAATTACACGACATTTATATCGCAAATTGAATCCTATTATTTACTCAGAATCTCATGTAGATTTAGGAGATATTGTCTCTCAGAATACACCATTGCTTCTAGTCGAATCATCTAAAATAGGTCATGATATATTATCCCCTGTAAATGGTGAAATTAAAGAAATAAATAGAACAATTATATCTAATTATGTAATAGCAAACTCTAGTGACACCCCAAATCATATATCATCAAACTTTAACGAGGATGCAAATCATTATATTGATAAGAACAATTGGTTGTTCAAAGTTAGTGTAGATGATTCAACAAAGGATAATAATATGCTCATGGACTTGGAATCATATAATACATATATTTCGTCATTACCCTAGATATCATCGTTGTTCACATTATCTAGGATATAGTTCAAATCTGCTACATACATTGAACTTCGTAGTGAGTTGGATGAGAATCGATACGCATGTACATTAGATGAATGATGGACCGCGAATAGAAGGTGTTATCATATTTTTAATAAATAACATATATATGGAACAGCTTTATAATATAATAAATAACAAATATTATATCATTCGCACAGGCGATTTTGCGACTAACGGAAATAAAAAAATCTTATATTCATTATTTGCATTAGTATTATGTATTGACGATTATTATACTAACCATTCATATGATTGTTTTTCAATAATGATTGGATCGTCTTGTGTTTGGTCGATTATAGAATTATTTTTATACCTTTCTAATACTCGTAATATAAAACCAATGTACATTTTATTCTCTGAAAAACAGATACACATTCCAAAATATTTGGGGATATGTTTACAAGGTATTCAAGAAGGGGGAGTCGTATCTACATTTGGATTATATTTCGGTGATAGAATATTTAATTATAATTATCTACTAGTTTATCATTTATTTCTTTTTTATATGGTGGTAAATATGAGTTATAAACAAACGAATAATAAAATTTTGTCCAAACGTCAAATAAATACAAAAAGTTCATTACTATTAATGAGTAGTTGCGTTGTATACAATGGAGTGTCGTTGTATAAGTATCCGGAACATTTTTATAGAGAAGCAAGGCTATGTGCATCCATGATTTATATCAGTTCCATCTGGACAATTGTTTCCTATTATAAAGGATTTCGAAAAGTGGAGGTACATGAATATGAAAAACCAATTTATATAGTCAAAAAGAACATTAATTTAGATACATTTTATGTGTTCTGTTATGATATCCTATTTGAAATATGTATTGCGTATTTGACATTTTATAATCTGTTCGTTTTGTAGCAAAACTTAAATATATACAATATATAAAGATAATCCAATAATGTATAATTATAGATATAAGATAATTATACAGAATACTCCCTCCTATATTCCTCCATTGGCTCAGATAAAACAGGAAATTTGGCGCCAAAAGCAAATTCAAATATTATATGGTTCAGGTCGACCTATCTTTGGAAAGTTTAAGTGGACAAAACATGATGCCAAATTTGAAAAGTAATTGCCTATAAAAAGGGAATATATTGCATAGTATTATTTTCATACATTGTCGCACGAAAAACATCTTGGTATCCTTCTACATAAATGGTATCACCATTATTCAAACTATTACATCCATATTCATTTGTACAACTTTTCCCCTGAAAACTAACCGGTAATTTAATGGCATTATTCTTATCATTCATTGAATAATATTGCCATTTATCACGATTGGTATAAAGTGGACGTCCCATTAGAGGAAGGATTGTATCACCATTTCCACCACGTGTAAGAATACCTACTTGCTTATATGTAGTATCTACTGCCTGTGTTGATACATTAATGGGTACACCTCTAACATCATGTGAGTTACGTGGATAAAACTCTGTGTTGTTTTGTAAAGGTGGTTTATATATGTCTTCGCTAGAAGATTGATGTTGAGGACTAATATATATATTCGTGTTCGGATTTTCACCCCCTGTTACCGCTCTTTTATTTTGATGCATAAAATAGATAATGTATATTACTGGAATACACACAAGAAATATCATAAACATGGATACATTTTCAATGCAAATTACACCTGGTGGACATTTTGACATATATATATATGTGAAAATATTTATAACAAAACCATTTACTTTCCAATTAATGTGGATGTTAGTTTATTAATGTTATCCATATTCATTGAACCCATCATTTCTTTATATTGACCAATTAATGGTCCCATACCTTTGAGATTTTCGAACATTTTATTTTGCTTATCCATCAAACGCGATGTATCATCGGTTAATTTACTAATTCCTCCTTTACCAACGATGTTTTCTAAATTATCATATGCCTGTTCAACGGTTGTCGCATAATCAACACGTTCTTTACTTGATACAGGTTTTGCATTCTTGGCAACTACCTCATTATTCATGTTAGATAAACCCTGTTTTTTTCCTTTTTTTCCCTTCTTTGAACCGCGATTACCAGTCATACCTTCTACGGAACGACGTCCAGACATACCTTCTACAGAACGACGTCCAGACATACCTTCTACAGAACGACGTCCAGACATACCTTCTACAGAACGACGTCCAGACATACCTTCTATGGTTGTACTTACCTTTCGCCCTACGAGGAAAAAGTTAGTTGCAATCATAGATGCTCCTAATATGATAATCATATTTTTACTAAATTTCGATACAACAAACCCAACAAGGGCAAAGAATGCTAAAACACGAATATCACCCATCACCATATATCCAAGTATGTTTGTAATGGCAAGAAATAATACAATGTATAAAACATATTTGTTTCCCAATGCCTTATTAGAGAAATCTTTTATTTTACCACTGCTTAATTTCATTAATATATAATATAACAAGAAAACATTTTTATCGTAACTGATTTAAAGTATTTTTGTGGTATAAATCAAGAATGGAAAATTCACCACTTTTCGAATCAGAATCCGCCGCCGCCGACGAAACAAGTAAAGATATGAAAGTTCCACCATTGACAATAAATGTCGATTTCGAACAATTGTCCTCCGATGTTGGGACAAATGTAAGTGAAGAGATTGAAGATATGGAAGTCAAACCAACTAAAGAACATTTGAACGATGTTGTGCTAAATACAGATAACGTAGAAACACCGATTGAAGTAAATTGCAACGATAGTAAAAAAATTGTCAGACGTAGTTCTATTGCAGAAATGCAAGAAATGATGCAAACGCAGGATTGTAAACAGATTACGAACATGAGTTTGACGTTGGTTCTTGAAGTATATCGTGTATTAATGGGCACGTTGCTTGTTTTTGTCGTACCTCAAGATTGTGGCGACGAAGCATGTTCTATGCAAGAACGTTTTTATTTCAGTGATATCTTTTCCCAATTTACTATAGGGTTCAATTTCTTCACATTGTTATCATTCTTAATGTTATATGTAGTCGAGGTGAAACGCGAATACAAAATGATCACTTATTTGGAAGTAAATCGTTTTCTCCCACGTGACAATGAATCGGTTGGTGAAGCATTGGAAAAACTACATCCAACACGTCTAACAACATTATTTAATTATGACAAGGCGTATATGTATGCGGGGTACGGATGTATTTTAGCATACATTATAAATATTGCTCTAAGTTTGGGCGTAATTGAACAACGTGTTCTAAACTCGACAACCTATACTGTTCTACTAACAAATGTATTATTTATGAGTTCTAAATTAGCAAATGTCTACCAAGTAGCTCACACAAAACCCAATATTTTCCTATCTTCTTATTTAACCCGAAAGATTCAGTATAATGATGTCGATCCAGATAAACTCATAAATAACGAGCCTGAAGAAGAACAACAATTATGCGGAACAACGAAGGAGGTTCAAGACGAAGATGATGCCGCAGTTGATATTGGCGTTGACGTTAATGTTGAAGTCAACGAACCATAAATGTATATATTTTATTATCGATTGGGTATAATCGATTTATCATAAAATTGATTTTAATAACATTTTCATATTTAATCTTATCAAATATTAAAATGTGTCATTGCGAATTGAGTTATGTTGAATTATATGTACCTGAACGTCATGGTGAATTAAATGATATGGAATTATCACTAGCTAAACATATATACTCCAACTATTTATTAATGCATACAATCGATTCTTCCAAATTCTTCCTTTATCCTGACAAAGTAAATACATTAGTGTCCAATGCGCAAAATATATACAAACAAATTGTGGATAAGGAACCTTATACACACCCAGTTGTGAACAATTTCGATACAATTGTTCATCAAAATAAGCACGCTGGTCTACATATCATTCAACGTGTAAGTGATGGTGATTATACATTTGCTGTATTAAAAACATGTTGGTTGAAAATATTCCAGCGTCGATGGATAAATGTTTTAAAAAGAAAAAGGGAAATAGTTGCTAAAATGCAAACACCAGATGCGATTCGCCATCGTGAAATACATGGCGCATATCCATTTTCAATAAATATTTACGCCTAATATTAACGGCATCTTTTGGTGCTACGTCTTTTTGTGCTACGTTTTTTATTGCCTGTTCGTCTTTTTGTGCTACGTTTTTTACTGCTTGTGCGTCTTTTTGTGCTTGTGCGTCTTCTACGGCTTTTTCCCGTGCTTCTATACCCACCACTTTTCCATCCAGGTTTAGCAACAGGTGTAACAACAGGTCTAGCACCAGGTTTAGATGGGGTAGAAGCAGTGGCGGCGTAGGTGGGTTTTGTGGTAGCAGTAGCGGTAGAGGCAGCTGGTACGGCAGCTGGTACATCACCGGTTGCCATTTGTTTTTGGATTTGTTGGATGATTCCATCCAATACGCCAATAGTTGTTTCAGACTTGTTACTACTAGTGATTGTTTCATTAATTCTATTAAGGGTGGTAGCTATTTCCTTTACTTTTTTAGCGACCTTTTCCTTTTCAGCCTCATTACCAGAATTCGCTGTTTTGAGTTGATTTTCTAAATCTGTTTTTTGTGAGTTCATTTTAGATGTTAAATCACGTAATTTTGTTTGTAATGTTGTGTTTGCATTACCAGCTTTATCTTTCGCACTATTAATACTAGTAGCGATTTTTTCCAATTTATCGGTAAATGCCTTCTCCAAGTCTGCGATTTTAGTTGGTAAACTATCTAAAGTATCACCAGCCATTAAATTGGTAACTGCATCCATTATATAATATTTATCAACAAAAAAATATTATACTATATGTTTGGTTAACATCTTCTCGATTTCTTCGATTTCTTTGATTTCCTGGAACGTGCCTTTTTATTTCTACGCGTGCGACGACGTTTACGTCCACCCGCCTGTCCATCCTCTTTATCCTTAACAGAAGTTTCGAGTAGTTCTATTTCATCCTCCAATGCCTTCAACGATTTAGTAATTGTATCATCGTCCTCCATTGTTTTTAATAATTCATCCATTTTGACAATCGAACTATCGATTTCTTCTCCAATTCCCTTAATATCGTTCGCATCAAGCTGTGTCTGTAACGCATCTTTTTCACCAGTAATTGTAGTAATTTGATTACGTAAAGCGTCGCTAGCTAATCTCATTCTTTCTAGTTCTTCCCGGGCTTCTCCTGCATTATTATTTAAAGAACGCACACGTTGAATTAAACTCGACAAACTATCTTTAATTCCAACTAAACGTATACGCACATTACCACGTGTTGATCTATCAGAATTGGTCAATAACGTTATACGTCTATTCAATTCATCTATTTTTGTTTGAATACTCATTTATAATATATTATTATTATTAATTGAAAAATGACCATATATTTACTAAATATCTAACCATTGCAATCAAAATGGTATCGTCCATTCGATTTGGAAAATCATCATGGTATGTGTAATTAATAACATCTGGTTCAATCGGCATATAATCGTATTCATTAATTGTTTGTAGCTGTGGCATTTTTATGTGTTTTAATTCCATTGTATCGTATACATAATCGGAATCGTCAAGAATTACAAATTGCCCATATTCTTCATCCATACCCATCATGTCACGACGTTCGTATTTTATTGTGTTTGAGTGTGCCATACTATATAAATGTATTCAATTTTATTCAAATATTTTCACTCAAAGAAATTATTTCATCATCTAACATACCTAGTTGTTTGAAAATTTCCACTTGTTCATCCTTAATCTTGCTAATGTTGCTATTACTTAACGTTCCGTGATCAAGCATATTGTCTAAATGTACATTTATATTTCGCATGTTTGATAATTGTTGTTTTTTCTTGGTTACTTGTTCAGTATAATATTGTTTATAAGTATCGACAATTTTCATCAAATTTTCATTAGATGATCTACAAACATCATTCTTTGGCATTTGCTGTTTTACACACCCGTTACATACCTTATAATTTTGCAGCATCTGTTGTTTGCGTTGTTGGAGAACATGTTTTAAATGTTCTACCTTTTTATCCCTTACTCCCACATCAACCAATATAATATTTGGATGTTGAATAGGTGGATGTTGAATAGGTGGACGTTGAATTGCTGGATGTTGAATTGCTGGATGTTGAATTGCTGGACGTATATTTGGATTTGGATTTGGATTTACAATGTACATTGATATATATTTTGGGGAAAAGATTTTTATGAATATATATAAAATCTTCTCTATATATTAATTTAGGATGTCTAAAACATTTACGGAGCCTTTACTTACACCAGATGATAGTCGCTTCGTAATGTTTCCGATACAAGACCAACATATATGGGGAATGTATAAAAAACAGGTTGATTGTTTCTGGCGAGCAGAAGAAGTCGATTTATCAAAAGATGTTGCCCACTGGCAAACCCTAAATGGTGACGAACAACATTTCATTAAAACAATTCTTGCGTTTTTCGCAGCGAGTGATGGTATAGTACTTGAAAATCTGGGTGTTCGTTTTATGAACGAAGTACAATTATCGGAAGCGAGAGCATTCTATGGGTTTCAAATTGCTATGGAAAACATTCATTCGCAAATGTATAGTCAATTGATCGATACATATATTGAAGATCGTGAAGAGAAACACAATGTATTTCATGCATTACAACAATTTCCATGTATTAAAAAAAAAGGTGATTGGGCAAAAAAATGGATTAATGATAACAGAAGTAGTTTCGCAACTCGACTAGTAGCATTCGCTTGTGTCGAAGGCATTTTTTTCTCGGGGGCATTTTGTAGCATTTTTTGGTTAAAAAAACGAGGTCTAATGCCAGGATTAACGTTTTCAAATGAACTTATTTCGCGCGATGAAGCTCTTCACACAGAATTTGCAGTCCATTTGTATTCTAAATTATTGAAAAAAATAAATAAAACACGTATCCATGATATTATTAAAGAAGCTGTCACTATTGAAAAGGAATTTATCATTGAAGCGTTACCATGTCGTTTAATTGGCATGAACTCAGATTCAATGTCGCAATATATTGAATTCATTGCTGATCGTTTAAGTGTACAACTTGGGTATGATAAAATATACAATGCTACTAACCCATTTGAATTTATGGAATTGATCAGTGTAGAATCAAAAACCAATTTCTTCGAAAAACGCGTAAGTGAATATGCACTTGCCGACAAGTCGAAAGATGACCACGTTTTCAATTTCGATGAAAATTTTTAACAACTTTTAAAAAAATTGAAAGGAAACATGAGGTATACATGAAAACCATAAAAGAAAGAGAACACCAACAAATCTTAGAGATGTTTAAAAACAACGTATCCATACGCATTCCTGCGATCAAAATAGTGTGCCCAAAGTTTTTGTTACTTGGCACATATAAATTTCATGTCTCACACATTACGAAGTTACATATGATCAAGGTTTGTCCTCGCGGTGCACCATATATGTCATACAATGACCCAACTCACAGCCAAAAATAAAAATCACGTACCCCACCCCCTTGTTCCATTCGTCGGGAATGGTTTTTTCTTTTTTACGTATAATATTTTGTTATACGTAAAAGTATGTTTACATAATCATTTTCATAGATGATTGTTTATAATTTTTCATAATAACGTTTCCTTTCGCTAGATCATGTGTCTGAAATGTTTCTTTCAATGGATCATATTCACAATCAAATCCAGTAATATGAATCATGAACATATAATCAGATTCTAATTGTTCTTCCCGGATATTGTAATTCAATAGCGTTAGCAAACCATTTCTCTTATTATCATTCTCGACACGATCTATATTTGTAGCATTAAATACTTTATAACGTTCATCTTGAAAGTGATGTACACTTTCATCATTAATTTTGTAAAAATGATCACGATCAATTGTATATTCCCTTTTTTTGCATCTATCTTGGAATACATTATCTTCAAAACCCCATCCCCAATAATTGGGAAACCCGTTAATATGTTCAAAATTTTTGGCTCGAATCGAAACAATACCTCCTAAAGTATGATGGAAACCATAAAAATGCTTCACTATTTTTTCATTTGTATAATAATCAAATATTACATCTTTTGTAGGAAACGTGTCTACATCATGAAATACAAGTGTTATACCTTTATAATCCTTTGGATATTTCTTTTTTATAAATATAAAGCCAAAATTTTTCATTGCACCTCGATTGAAAATGCGCGAATCATTTTGATGAATAAAATATAACTCAAAAAAATGATTATTTTTATTCGCTACATCTTTAATATTATTAATAAACCATTCCTTGTGTTTTTCACGATCTCTATATGGTACAATAAATACAAATTTCGGTATATATTTATAAGTTTGTATTTTAGACATATAATAGTTAATTAATTTTTTATACGGGGTCTATCCTATTTAGAATATTTTTGAATAATAGCCTGAGGTAATAATTTATCACTCATTGTATCCAATTTTTTGAAACATTTGTTAATCGTTACTTCGCTAATTTCGCTAATATTGTGAATATCTCGTTTAGAAATATTCAATTGACAATTCATACATACAAAGTAAATAACCCCTGAAGCAATAGAATGCGGTGTATTTTCAGGCATCAAGTTGTTCTTATCGATGCGAACGGCGATGAACTTACACAATTTCGTAAGTTCATTATTCATGTTGAGGCGGCTACAATATCTATCAATAAAATCACATGGGTTAGTTGTTCCTAAATTAGTCTTGTTTTCGTTGATAACATCTACTTCCATAGAATTAATAATTGATGTGGCATTTTTACATCCTTTTGTCGCAGACGTTGTGTCTAGGTGAAACATTGTAGCAATTTCCTTCGCTGTTCTAGGATTATCATTTATTCGACATGAAATATAAATGGATGCAGCAATGATTCCATCTCGGTTCAATCCCCTAAATGTCTTTTGTTCGGATATCATTTTATGATAACGTACTGCATCATCAATAACAAATTTAGAAATACCCGAATTATGTGCCATAGTGGTAATGCGCTGAAATTCATCATATTGTGACTTCTCTTTGTATGGCATTGATTGCCACTCGGTATAACGTCTTATTTTTCGCATTTCATATGTTGAACGTCCATCACAAATAACTTTACAACCAAAGGAAGACTCTTTCAACAAAGGATTGATAGGCATTCCACATCGAGTTGGATCGGATGATTGGTTGTCATCTGCGCCATAATATCTCCACTCTGCGCTACTATCCAATACATCTTTATAAATAATAGAACATTTATCATTAGTACACTCTAGAAACCCCTGGTCTGAAAAGGCAAGTGATGCATTACACGTATCGCAAAAATCACGTTCACCCGTATTTCGATAGACACATTCGATAGGCTCTTTGGTTCCCACCTCATTTTCAAACATCCCCCATAACTTACTTTTGTTTATCGTTCTCTTTTTCTTTTTGGTTTGTTTATTGTCGCATTCCATATTTCTACAATTTATTAATATTATAGAATTTTAATTCAATTTTTATTTTATTTCGATAATATAATAATGGGTAATAGTCAAGCAAAAGAAAAAGTAGACAACAATAGTAGTCAAAAAGAAGTAAATAAATATTTATTGCAAATGGATATGATTGCTGGAAACTATGCTACAACACTAAATCTACACCAAATGAGTCATTTAACCAATCCCGATTTCTGTAGTAATTTAACGATTATTTCGTCGGATAATATTGCGAAGAATCTTTCATCAACCGAGATTAGTTTTTTGGAACAACGTTTAGAAAAAGGTATTCCTATTGATAAAATGTCTGGTGATAAAATCATTCATTTCCGTAATAAAAATTTGGATATTACAAATCCCACCAAAAAGAAGCGTATGTGTATTGGTATCGCAGAATTTTATATCAAGGTTTCTCATATTTATGCCGCTATTTTTAAAACAATACAGCCTGTTTATGTTTACAAAGATCATTCCGGTAACATGTTGTCTTTTACTTTGGAAGAAAAACACAAAATTCCTAAAAATGTATCCTATGAAACTACCTATGTAAATTTTTGTAACCAACGTTTACAGGCACTTGTGAATAAACATCATTATAATGAATCTGATGAAGTAATGGAAGTACAACCAGATTTTTGTAATATTAATTTAAATTCTAAGGATGGAAGTACCAAAAATATCTCGCAATTGGTTGGAATGACTGAATTCGAAAAACTATTTTTCGATGTATATGATTACGACAAAGGTGCTTTTCGCTCAATGAGTACTTCAATGCAAACAGAATATGATGATGCATTACAAATATTTTATACAACATTTACTGGTAGCAAAGATAAAATGCCTGAAAATATAAAACGTTTCAAGGATATTACAATGAAAGATTATCATAATGGAAAGGGATGTAAAGTAGATGGTACTTTAAAGCAAAAGGTGGTTGGCTCGCTAAAAAATAAGGCATTCCAAGAATATGGCGAGCAACTTAAAAAAATGTTGGATGAGTCCAATAAGAAACAGGACGCTATATTGGATATTATTAGTGAACTTTTCTCATTTATCAAAGATGATGTAACAGGTAAAGAAAGTGTTATTATTCAACCATCATTAACTAATGCAACTCTTGAAAAAATAGGTGAAAAAGCTAGACGCCTTATTAAGGAAATGTATATAGAATGCGAAACAAATTTCTTTACGTCATTAATGAAATACCAGATGATTATAGTTAGCCGCGGTAAAGAATTACAGGAAAAACAAATTCATAATTTGGAAGCTGAAATAGAAAATACAATTTTAGAGTAATCAAAATTTAGGGATTTATTTATTTCTCTAGATATAACATAATGTCTGGTTGTCAAGCAAATTTAAAGGGAGGAGGATCCAATATGTTATCACGAATATCTTCAAACGTAGGGTTATCTGGAGGTAGTTGCCAGGCAAAATTCAAAGGAGGTTCAGGTATGTTAGCCAGATTATCTTCCAATGTAGGTTTAACAGGAGGTGGAGGAGGCGTGAATTCGCGAGTTGCTAGTGCCGGTAATGCCGATAGTTTCATGGGAGGTAAGCGTCGCAGACGTGCTTCCAAAACCAGAAAGTCTAGACGTGCTTCCAAAACCAGAAAGTCTAGACGTGCTTCCAAAACCAAGAAATCTAGACGCGGTTCAAAATCCAAGACTTCAAGAAGAAATAAAACTTGCCGTTCAAAAAAAGGAGGTGGGTTGACCATGACTAACCCACCAAGCATTGGAGATTGTGTCAAAAAAGGAATGGCGGGTATTCATACATATAAGGTTGTAAAGGTAAAAGGTAGTGATGGTTTTGGCGCGCCTACTATTATAGTTGAAGGTTCAGACGGACAACATAAACTACATAAACTAAGCGATATGGTTAGATGTAACCTTAAGGGTGGAAATAAAATCTAGACGTGGAGGTAAAGCGAATTTATCAATGCGCAATGGTTAAGGATTGAAACAAAAGGCACCAACAGCAGAGTAAAAATTCTCAAATATAAATAATAAAAATGTTTTCAAATTTATTATTTATAAAATAACATAATATTTTAGCGCGCGTTTTTATCGCATATTTTTATTGGTGAAATTTTATTTATTGATGTAAAGTATAATATGTCAATTGGTTTAAAATTAGACGATGGTAAGTATATTTTAGTAGGGTCGTTCATGGATCGTGATAATCCAACAAATATTGTTGTTGTTACCGATGAAGATGATATTCACAAATTAACAATTCGATTTGAATCTGGTAATAATATAGATTTTGTTTATGACGAAAATGTAAAAAAATATGGCATGGGTTTAACAATTATAGAACAAAAAACAGATACAACATATATTGCTACTGATTTTATGGGAATTAAGGGAACATTAACTAGAATTGGCGATGAGATAAAAGAAGATACATATAATTTATCTGGTACAAATTATGATGTAGATAAACCAACCAAGGCAAATGTCACGAAAACCGATGATATAAGTCAAATTAACATAATTACAAAGGATGATATTCAAACAACATTAGATTATGACATAGATACAGGCAAATATGGTGGAATATTAGAAGCATTTAAGCAAAGCGACAATACATATATTATAAAAGGCGGAAATTACAATAATGGAAAACTAGAAATATATGTTTATGGTGAAAAAATAAATCCAGGACGATATTTATTAAATGGTACAAAATATACGTCGGGTACAAGTATTGAAGTCATAGTAACTGACGATAATTTATTTATTATTTTAGATTCAAGCGGAAATATACCTTTAGAATACGAAGAAAAATATGGTCGTTACAAAGATATATTTTCAAAAAAAGATGATAATAAATCTTACACTATTACTGATGATTTAGGTAACACGGGATCATTAGTTTTATTACAATCGCGTATTTCTGAAGGAGAATATACAATATCAAATGGATTATATGATAGTAATGAATTAACTATAGTAACTATTGTTAGCAATTTCGACATTATGATTATTAAAAATATCGAAAATCAAGTTATATTAAAATATAACCCAATTACTGCAAAATATGGTGATATTTATGCTTATAGTATTGAAGATAATAGTTATATGTTAAAGAAAGATTCAGGTGAAACATCCATTTTAAAATTAGTTAATTTGTTTGAAACACAAAAGGTAAAACGCGGCAATGTGTTAGTAGGTAAAGAGTTATTTCATTCTACAAAAATAGATGAAAATAATAATTTTATGCTTTATTTCAAAGCAAATGATGAAAATTCTATACTAGATGTTGGTGGTAATACAGATGGAACCAAAGGTTTTATTGTGATAATTGTTTACGATTATTATACAAATTACTGGCGTCAATTAGACCGAACTTCAATGCAAAATGGTATTGATTATCGCGGTAAATACGTAGAAATAAAAAACAATAATATTAGCGCGATAGGTGAATGGGATGGTAGTAATGCTTTGAAATTTGAAGTATTATATAGTAACTCGATTGACGATAATTATGTAGATACAATTTACTATATTAATAATGAATTTACACGATTTACAGATATTGGCGCGACTGATGAAAATAATAGTTCTACGAATATTAGTGATGTCAGTATTAGTTGTACAGATATGAACAAATTAATTAACATGGTTCAAAACACACAAGGTTATGTAGATAAAATAAGAACAATAAATAATATTACAAATCCATACGACTCACGAAAATTACGTTTTAGTAACTATGTCGAATATGGGTATGATGCTGCAAACAAAGCATACGACGAAATAAAGAAATATAAGTGCGACACAAAAATAGCACCTGTTTACCAGCGAAAAATGAAACAAAAGATACCAATGAGACTCGTTAATCTCAAGTAATTTATTAGATACGGAATATAGTATTGTACCAGGATGTCTTTTAGAGGAATAGCAAAACAAAACAAAAATATAACGATTATAATTAACTCGTTATATTTAGACATAGGTATTCATTTTCATGTATAATCTTCGACTATAATTTATCATGTAATATTTTCATTGCTTCTTTGTTATAAACGATATGCGTAGTTGGCTTGTAGGAAGATGTCGATTTAAAAGGAGATGCTTTTTCATCAGCTGACTTATTATCTTTTACTTTTGCGTTGGACAACATGAGCAATGGGTTACTTTCATTTTTATTATCCTCTTTATTTATTAAATTGCCATAACCATCAATAGCAACACCAGTGCGTTTTTTGATTTCATTTCGTACATATCCAGGGACCCAGTGTTTCCAACTAATAAATAACATATTTGGATGAGTATATGTTACTATAAACCCATTATCTTTTAATTGTTCCATTACATAAGCAATACATGAACCTTGGTCATATTTCGAAACGCCTAATATTACTTCTGGAACTACAAACCAACAAAATTGACTATCTTTTTTTTGTCGCGAACACGTCTTAATTCGCACATGTATGCGCGACAACATCTTTTTATATACAGACAATTTCGATAAATCATCTTGTTGCTTCTTTTCGTATAGATCATCCATGTTAATTTTATCATTATAATCACCATCATCATCATCCCCGTTAATATGAAATATAGTGGACATTATTAATATGTTAGATAAAAGTTTTTTTTTTCTTACTTGTTTGCATTATAAATGGTTATAAAACATATTGTCCTTTCCGGTGGGGCACATATTGGATTTAGTATTTATGGTTCGTTGTCACATTTAGTGGAAAACAAATTTGTAGAATTAAAAAACATACAAACCATATATGCTACATCAGTAGGTTCTTTTATTGCTCTTCTTATATGTTTACCTATAGAAAAACATGATATTCTTGACTATGTGATTAACAGACCATGGGATAATGTTTTTCCACTACATCCATCTATGTTTATAGATATCTACAACACAAAAGGTCTATACGATGATAAGTTTATCCGTGATATTTTAAAACCTATTTTCGCAACATGTGATATTTCCATGGATATTACTATGAGCGAATTGTATGATTATACCAAAATTGAACACCATTTTTTTAGTGTTGATCTTAATAACATGGAAATCATCAACATTTCATATAAGACACATCCTGAATTGTCTTTGATTAAAGCATTGCATATGAGTTCGGCGATACCATATGTAATAAAACCAGTGTTTTACGAAGACAAGTGTTGTATCGATGGGGGCATTATATCAAATTTCCCCCTTGATTTCTGTATGCAAGATACACAATGTAGCAATGACGAAATTATTGGTATTAAATCTGAAAATAGTATTTATAATAATAATAAACTAAATACTAGTAGTACGTTACTTGAAATGACATATATGTTTTTATATCATTCAATAAATTCCCTTAAAAGAAAAACTAGTACCGACATATCAAATATACTTCATATTCCTACAATAGGTATAGGTTTAGATATTATGAGGGAAACCATCACGTCGAAAGAGCAACGGCAATTATTGATCAATGATGGTATTAAAATTGCAGAGACTTTCCTAGCGTCTATGCCAAAACGGTAGAAAGAAATTGTTCCATGTTTTCCTTGTTTACTTTAGCATCAAATTCTATAACACGTCCATCTATCTTGAGTTTAATTGTAGGGTATCCTTCAATCTTATATGTATCAATCTTTTTGGTTGTTTCCTCTGTTTCCTCGGTACAATTATATTCTAAAAATAGGATACGATGCCCGTTAATTTTCTTGTTATTGTATTCTTTCTTAATCTTTTCCCATTCAGGAAGTGCCGTTTTACAATGAGGACACCAATCTACATGAAAGAACATTAATTCGGCATCACTACTATCGCTTACATCAGATCCATCGTCATATATGTCATCTGTCATAGTAGGAGAACTATCCGAACTTCCTACATATGATTTATACACAAAGAAGCCAATTACAATAAATAGTAATGATAATACCGCGATAATAACATATTTATTTGACATTAAATTCTGTGTGCTAAAGTCCATTATAGTATAACCAAATATATAGTTCTATTTAGATATTACGAATAACACATAAAGCAATAACTACACTTATAATTATTGTAATGTTATTTCGCACTAAAAATGGTAAACTCGTAGAAATAAACAAAAGTGATTTTAAAGATGATAAATTATATTTCACATTCATAAAAAATGTTTTTGTTTCTACCGACAATAAGGATTCGAATACAGATAATAGTAAACAATTAATGCAGCATATATTAAGTAAGCTCTAATTTAAAAATTTGATAAATTTTTTTTATGTGTTTTGTATATGACCATAAAAAAAACAAGAAAAAACAAAAAGAGTGTTGTTTTGAGCGACGATACAAATAATCGCTATTTTTCAGAAAGTGATTACATTAGTGGTGATGGAATGCTTACTAGTGTTTGGGGGCCAAGTTTATGGCATTACTTACATACAATGAGTTTCAACTATCCAGTTAAACCATCGTCTCATGATAAAAAATCTTACCGCGCGTTTATTTTGCAACTTGAACATGTGTTGCCATGTAAATATTGTCGTATTAATTTAAAAACAAATTTAAAAAATCATCCACTTACATCAAAACATTTGCAGTCACGAGCAACCTTTTCGAAGTACGTGTATGAGTTACATGAAGAGATTAACAAAATGCTTCACAAACAATCAAATCTTACATATGAAGATGTTCGCGAACGTTATGAACATTTTAGAGCGAGATGCGGTAAGAGAAAAAAGGCAATGGTTGTTAAAACACGTAAGAAAAAACACAAGGGATGTACTGAATCATTATACAAAATCAAAAGCAAAGGGGTTGTTCAAATTGTACCACAAACTGAAAAATGTGATTCCATAATAATTGACGATAAATGTATAATGAAAAAATAAATTTTCAACCATATACATATTTTTCTTTTTTTATTCATTTAGAATTGGTTCGAATTCATTTTTAAAATGCTCATTAACTATCATCAAATCATGACCGAAATGCATTTCTACAAAACATCGCAAGCAAACCAAATTATCATGATACGCATTGTGTAGTTTGTATGGCGTTTGCTTAAACAAATGTTCGTGTAATTCTGTCAAACGAGGCCATTTAAAATATTTTCTACCTGTTTTGGTTTCCCTCTCGATTTTACAAATCTGAATACTCTTCTTCATTGTACAATAGAATGTCTTGCTAGGATCAAACTTGTGAATAATTGGCGACATTATATTGCGCACACATTCGTAATTAATCATCTTTTCATCAAATGAAATGTTGTGCGCTACAACAAAGTCACATTGCTTATATTGGTGATTAAAGTTAAATAGTGCTTCGTGAATATCAATGCCTTCTTCATTCAGTTTCTCGCGCGCGATTCCGTGAATTTTTTGCGACTCGGCACTTACAACAACATTATCTGGAATTCGTATATAATCATTTTGAGACGCGAACTCGTGAGTTGTAGTATCATAAACCAAATAACATAGTTGAATAATATATGGTATTTGCTCAATTGATGTAACACTTCGCGGCAAAAGCCCTGTAGTCTCGGTATCAAAAATAAGAACCTTCATCTTAATAGTATAAATACCGGTTATTGTAACAATGCTAAATCAATTTTAGTGTAAACGGGTTTTTTCATAGAATCATACAACCTAATAAACAAATGCGATCATCTCGGAGATGATATTTACGCGGTTTCATATATTCACCATTGTTCCCGTGCCAAATTTTTGCCTGGCATAATGATACTGCCTCGCCATCCAAATCACGAACCTTATAATATGGTCCACGAGACATTATGTCCTCATCACGATTCGAAATAGTATGGAATGGAAAGACATTAATAACTGGCAACTCTGTATCCGCATGTACACTCATTTTGAATTTATATATATATATTGAATATGTAAAAAAATAGGTTTTTTAACAATATAGTTGTTTGTTTTACCATATTCGATCTAAATTATCTTTACAAATACCATATGATTTACGATGCCATTTACTGATACCATGTTCCTTGATTCCATCACGATGTTTTTTCGATCCATACCCTTTATTAGATGATATGCCATAATATGTATCTAACAAAGGATTCTCTTTACATAGATCGTCAATGTATTCGTCTCGTGCAACTTTAGCCAGAATGGATGCCGCAGCAATAGACGAAAATGTATTGTCACCACTTTTAATACACGTGTGTTGTATGCTCTTAAATTCATCATCGTCAATAATAATATATGGTTTGAAATTAGTACCATCCACAAGTAAATGACATAATGTTGTTTCCAATTGTAGCGTGATGTCATGGACGCATTTATGCATACATTTGTATGTTGCTTGTAAAATATTGATTTTATCTATTCCATTTTCATCTTCGTATTGAATCGAATATGCCAATGCGTGCTGTTTTATATATTGTTCTGTAGTTTTGAGCTTTTCCCATTTAGTGAATTTTTTACTATCTTGCATCCAATCATGACGAAAACATTCATCTTTAGGCAATACTACTGCTGCACTATAAACTCTGCCCATAAGTGGACCACGACCGGCTTCATCAATGCCTAATTCATATGTATCCGATTTTGTGTCAAAGGCAGCAAGAAGTAGAGTTTTTTTGGATCGAGTTTTTTTGTCAAGAATACTATAGTCATATGTATGTTCACTCATCCTAAATAATTATTTTAGGGTTATATTTGCCATTATAAAATCAATTTTTAAAGAATATATTTTCGTTATATAAAGTATATCATGAAGTTAACACATATACATTTATTTTTAATTTTGTTGGCATCTTTAGTATTATGTAGTTTCCTAGGAGGGGTTGGGTGTAGTACAACTGAAGGTATGGAAGATAATACAGCAGAAGATGAAGATGAAAATGACGAAGACGATGAAAATAATGATGATGATTCAGATGAGGTTAAAATCGTAATGGTTAATAAAAATGGACAGATATCTGGTAAGTTAATATCTAATAATGATTATGATGAAGACTATTACTCTAGTGAAGGAAATGTAACAAGCTATTATGGTCCCCAAGGAAATGAAGTTGTTTCAGTTAAAGGACCAAATGGTAATCAAATATTGGTAGAAGCAGATTATAATACAAAATCTTATTCGCAAACATCCTACAACAATGGTGTATCTACAACAAGTGGTTCAAATGGTGGTAATGCCGCGACTGGACCAAATGGTGGTTATGCCGCGACTGGACCAAATGGTAATACTGTTGTATCGGGACCAAATGGTAATACTGCTGCAGTGAATGGTAATACCGCTGTAGTGAATGGTGACCCAGTTTCTAAGTCGCAAATTGCGCCAGGTGACGAAGATCTATACATTTTAAAATCGCAAATTGTACCACCTGTCTGTCCTGTTTGTCCAGGAATTAAACCAGCCTACTTAAATGATGACGATGATGAGGATGATTTAAATGGTACGAATACTACGATTACTGGTCCAAAAGGAAATAGTGTATCGAAAACAACCAATTCTGGTGAAAAATGTCCTCCCTGCCCTGCGTGTGCTCGTTGTCCTGAACCATCATTTGATTGTAAAAAGGTACCTTCTTATAAACAAGGTTCAAGTAATGCATTTTTACCTCGTCCAGTTCTATCCGATTTTAGTACATTCGGTATGTAAATAATGACGAGGCTTATACAATATATTTGGGAATTTTTCTAACCAAATATGTTGTTTGAAAAACATATTAAATATTATATTTGAAATATAATACAATGAGTATGATCACACTCGAATACGTATGGATTGATGGAGAAAATAATTTAAGAAGTAAAGTACGTGTTATAGACAGGTTACATTTTGATATCGATAATATTCCAGACTGGAATTTCGATGGAAGTTCTACATGCCAAGCAAAGGGTAACGATTCAGAAATAATTTTGAAACCATGTGCCAATTTTAATACAAATTACCATTCAGGCATTAGCGATTTTGAATATATGAATCATATTCTCGTTATGTGTGAAACATATACACCGAACGGAATTCCGTGTCCAAACAATCATCGCGTATATGCGAATCGCGTATTTAATCAAGCACTAGACGAAGAACCCTGGTTTGGATTGGAACAAGAATATTTTATTATCGATACAAAAACTAACAAACCATTAGGGTTTCCATTAGATGATGGTGATGCGAAACAAGGACAATATTATTGTAGTGTGGGGTCGAATAATGCATATGGGCGAAAAATTGCGGAGGAACATTTACTTTCTTGCATACAGGCGGATATAAAAATTTCGGGGATAAATGCCGAAGTAGCCCCAGGACAATGGGAATTTCAGATTGGTCCATGTGTAGGTGTGAGTCAGGGTGATCATTTGTGGATGGCTCGTTTTTTACTTCATAAAATCGCCGAAAAATATAACGTGCTGATCGATTTTCATCCCAAACCTTTGGACGGAGATTGGAATGGTTCAGGGTGTCATGCGAATTATAGCACCAAAAATATGCGCCTTGGAACTAGCGACAAAACGGGTTTGGAATATATTGATAATGCGATTCGTAAATTAGAATCGAACCATCTTGAACATATGGAAGTGTATGGTAACGATAATCATCTTCGCATGTCAGGTGAACATGAAACATCGTCTTATCACGTATTTAGTGATGGTGTCGCTAACAGAGGTGCGTCAGTTAGACGTGGGCATGATACAATTAAGAACAAACGCGGTTATTTTGAAGATAGACGTCCATCATCAAATTGTGATCCATATTTGGTTACTGGTAAAATATTCGAAACCACTATTTTATCCTAATAATATTTTTATTTTATATGTATACGTTATATGGCAATAGATATGAATGATGTGATTAAAGGCATTTTTCTTCTTGTTCTAGCAGTTGCCGGTAATTTCGTCGCTGAGACACTCGGGTGCAAAACACAAAAACTATTAAGTGAAAATATGTATGCCAAACATTTGGTAATTCTTCTTATTTTATATTTTGCTATTGGATTTACAAACTCCGATGAACCTATGCACCCATTTGATACTTTAAAAATGGCTATGGGAATATACGTGCTCTTTGTATTATTCACAAAAATGGACCTTCGTTTTACATTAATTGTATTTACAATGCTTGCTTTTACTTATATCAATTCTACATTTATTAAGTATTATCAAGAAGTGACTCCCGATGAAACAGAAACAATTGATCTACTTAAGAAAATTCAAAAAATGATGTATGTTTCCATGACAGGACTCATTTTAGTTGGATTTGCATTGTATTATCGCAAACAATACAACGAATATTATAAAACATGGTCCGTCAACAAATTCATTTTCGGTGTAAATAAATGTAAATCTATGTTATAAAACACGATATATTCATTCCATAACTCCAAGTTGTTTCGATTATTTTAAAATCTTTATATAGATTTTTAATATAATCGCCATTGTTTCCATGTAACTATATTTAACTATTTTTAGTTAAAACATTATTCGTTATTTGCATCGATCAGAAAATAATTTCAAAATAATATAACAATATACTATATACATGAGTGATTCAAGTTATACAAAATGGCATATTTCTATCTTCTCTGCGTTCATATTTATATTAGTGATACATCCATATACTTATAAATTCACACAACAAATGTTAGGCGGATTTTTAGGTAAACTATCTAATGACAATGGTTGCCCAACAACTCGTGGGTTAGCTCTTCATACAATTGTGTATATCTTATTGGTTCGTGGTTCCATGGATTTGAAGTTATTTTCAAAATAATAGGTACTTGATACTTGATACTATCTGTAGTAGTCGTATTACTTATGGCATATGATATAAAAGGTATTTATGATTACTAGTATGGATCAAGATCACTTTGAATTGAAATATACGAAAAACGTAGAATGTTTATATGGAGTCAAAAGAAACGCAGATGCTGATGTATTATTAATGAATGATAATATTTTACCACATCAATATAATATTAATAACAGAGTCGATTTCACAGATATCGAAACTTTTTCAATCGACCCTGAAGGTTGTGAAGATGCGGATGACGCGTTTAGTATTTATTATAAAGAACAAAAATTATTTCTAGCTATTCATATTGCTGACCCAACAGAATTCATTAATATCGATTCGTCTATTTGGTCTGATATCGAAAAAACAATCATTACAAAATACCCATCTAATAGAAAGCCCATTCACATGATACCACAAGAAATAATGGAAAAATCAAGTTTAATGGATAATAAGTTCGGAGATATTAAAAAGGCAATTACAATATTGACAGAGATTGATGTTCAAACACATTTACCCACCGGTAAAGTTCAAATGTTATTTTCTAATGTTAAACTTAAAAAGGAGAATTCATTAAATTATCTAGGTGCGTCAACAAGTATCGATACTAATAAATGTTTGGAATTTGGTTTGAAAATAAGTGAGGCACTTCAATTGAAACGATCGTATTCCACAATAGGAACGAAATTAAATGGTGTTACTGCTTCTATCATTGCGTATAATAATAAAATCCCATATCTATATCAAAACACACCTAGTGAAATGAAAATGAAACATATGATTGCCGAATTTGCCATATTTGCGAATTCTTTCATTGGTGAATATTTGAAGATTCATTTTGATGGTATTGGCATATTTAGAACGTGTAATGCGAAGGATTTTATAAATGATGAAAATTATAAAAATTTAAGTGGTAATGAATTACTTCATGAAATTATTACAAATGGTATCCAAGCAGAATACATCAACGAGGTTGCATCTCATGATTTAGTCGGTAGCGCTGAATATACGCATTTTACGTCACCAATACGTCGCGCATCCGATTGTATTTGTCATTATTTGCTAAAATATATATATTTGAAAAATGCCAGCATAAATGAAACTATAAAATTACCATTTACTATTGATAAGTTAGCTGATTTGTCCGGAAAATGCGTTATACAATCTAAAAAAATTAAGAAGATCCAGTATACAGATAACAAATTCAGACTCATTCAAATTTTGCATTCCATGTTAAAAAAATCATCTACACCAATAAAGTTATCCTATTTTATTACAGGTTATAAATCGCGATTTTTGAATTTGATTATTAATAAAATTAACGACTTTAATGTATATATTTCATATACGCTAATGATAGATGATTATGATTATCATCATAATCCTAGTACAATATATGAAATCGATATCACTCGAGTGAAATGTCTTGGCAAATTCGACCAAGGAAGTATTCCTGAATTAGATTCTGTTTTTATAGTCAAGAGGTAAAAACATCATAATTATTAAATATATATCTTTTATATATACAATGGAACCAGTTGATTGTAAATTATACAAAAAAACAAAAAAACATATATATAATAAATATCCAAAGCATAGTGCATACCGAAGTGGTTTATTAGTACAAAAATATAAAAAGGATTTTACCAAAAAATATGGTAATAAAAAACAACCATACATTGGTAAACGAACCAGAAAACGTGGATTATCTAGATGGTTTTTAGAAAAATGGACAAATCAACGTGGTGAGATTGGATACAAGAATAAAAATGATGTATATAGACCCCAACGTAAAATAACCAATAAAACACCCACTACATTTAAAGAATTAACTAAAACACAAATAAACAACGCAAGAACAGAAAAATATAAAAGGGGACGTGTATCACGATTTAAAAAGACTATCAAAAATAGAAAGACTAGCAAAAATAGAAGGAATAGCAAAAATAGAAGGAATAGCAAAAATAGAAAGACTAGCAAAAATAGAAGGAATAGCAAAAATAGAAAGACTAGCAAAAATAGAAAGACTAGCAAAAATAGCAAAATATTATTTAAAGAATATCCTGATTTTAAACCCAATTTAACTCCAAGAGAAATATTTGAAATGGGAAGTTTTGGAGGAACGTATTGGCGACCGATCTATTCTAGTGTAATGAAAAAAAAATTTAAAAATGTTCATAAAAAATATCCGAAATCATGGTGGAAAAATATACCAGAAGAACATTTATCATCATCGGAATATGATAATTCTATCAATAAATATAATGTAAAGGTGGGTACTACCTTGAAATTTTGGGAAGATAAGAAATGGATAAACAAAAACCATCCTTATGGATGGGTTCATTGGTATTGTGATTTTTTTATGGGAAAACGTTCCAACGATGACGAACGACAAATATCTAGATGGAAAAAATTAGCAGGAAATAAAGGACGATTTATGAGATTTTTAGTAACTCAAATACAAAAACGCAATGGTACATGGAATGATGAAACTATTAGTCCTAAAATAAGACAGGTATTGCAGCACTGGGGATACAAATTAACAAAAAAAGATTTCGATTATGAAATTAATAGACGAAAATAAACGAAAATAGCTAAAAAATAATATAATAAGTTGTTATTATATTATGAAATCAAATGTTATTATCAACTTAATAATTACTACAATATTATTCATATCAATAGATAGTATTTATTTGAAATTAATATCTCCCTTATTTAATTCTTTAATATATAGTATTCAAGGCAAATCTATAAAACTACGTTTAGATGGAATAATTGTAGCGTATTTATGTATAATTGCCGTATTTAATTATTTCATTTTATATAAAGAAGGCACTATATTAGATGCCTTTATATTAGGATTTTTAACATATGGAATATACGAAGGAACAAATAGAGCAATTTTTACAAATTGGACTGCTGATGTAATGATAATTGATACGATATGGGGTGGTGTATTATTTTCAATAGTTTTTGTATTGTATAATCTTATACAACGAAAAATCTTTTAGAAAAATATGGTATTACGTTATTTAAAATTGATTTATTTTTTGATACCGATGGGCATTACATATACTAACACAATGCAAGTTCCTACAACATTACGTATCGACGCGGTAAAGACATGTCAGCGTCTAGGTGAGTGTGTTTTACGCACTGACAATAAAACCAAACAGCTATGGAAAATGAAATGGCAGGAGGATATGAAGGAACAAATTTCAAGCGATTTTGGGCGCATTTATTTGATCGTCAAAAGAAATGGCGATGAAAATGAAATCCTCAAGATAGGTAAGTCCGAGTGTAAAGGTGGGATGAAAACGACATTTTCATTTTACCAAGGAGGTCTAGGTGGTAGTCCTTCTATTCGAACATTTGGTATTCACCATCTTATTTACAATGAACTTTTACAAAACAATCAGATCGAAATCTATGGCATTTGGAGCAAGCCTGTCAAGGTCATGGTGCCAGGACTTTATGACGAAACGGAAGAGTTTGTTTGTCCTTCGATTCATTCCATGGAAAACAAATGCCGTACCGAATATAAGACAATTTATGGGACATATCCTCCCTGGAATTTTCAAGAGAATGCCACCCCGTGGCCAGTAACTATTCTCGATAAATATAAGATACAAGTACAAAATCGTGGTGCCGCCCCTCCACCGGTCCCGGCACCTGTCCCATCTCCAAATGAATCGGAACCTGTCGCAGAACAAATTATGTCTATACACACTTCTACTTATTGTTAAAAAATAACTACGTTTCATCACTATCCAATATCACATGTTTTGTCACGTTTTTTATTATTTTATTTATTTTTTTATCGTTCACAACAATAGTTTGGTTTAACATATCCATATACATTTTGTTGAGAGGACTATCCATATTTTCACATTCAGGATTTGCGATTACCCATTCTGCCAATTTTCGCACATTGTTCTGTTTAATATGAAGAATAGCCTCCTTTATTTTATCCTTGTCATCATCTTTACCCCATATCTCATTGTCTTTCACATACAATGTTTCCTTTTTCGAATTGGTACAATGAATCGGTCTCTTTGTTATATCCAAATTTTGCATTGCCTTTACAATGATGTTAGACATTCCTTCGACGAAACCATGAGATCCTGTGAGCTCCAGGTCTTTCATTTCTATACGAAGAGACTTTACAAAATCCATGATATTCAACGCATCCTTACAATGTTCATTTAAATACAGATTAATATTAAAATTATTATTCATTGTATTGTTTGTTGTAGACGTGTTCATCATAGGCACAATCGAATTAATCTTATCTGCAAGCGTTTTGTTATGTAATTCTTGTTGTTCTATGAAAGTTGAATTCTGATTTATAATGGTTCGTTGTAGCTCTTTATTTTCCTTGATCAACTGAATAATAAGATTGTTGTTGTCGTTATTGTCAAATAAATCAATACTCTGAATATCGGCGACAATTTCATTTTGTTCAGATCCAGATATGTCAACCATTTTCGATGAAATCGAACTATGTAAATATGAAACATATTCGCATACTTTCTTATGTTTTGATAATGATGAATAATGTTTGTATTCTTTTCCACATTCACACACAATTAGGTCTGCTTTTTCTGCGACTTTTTGGTTAGTCTGAAATGTTAGTCGTTTGTGCTTTGCTGTTAAAAGATGTTTGTTATAATCATACTCCTTGCTTGATTTATAATCACATTTTTCACAGACAAAAAATCCCAAGACTTTTGAAGACTTTTTGTTAGCCATATAGACTAACAAGAAAGTCTTCTTAAATGTTAATATTTGCAATAAATATTAGATGTTCAAAATATTTATCGTCACAGCTTTTTTTAAACTAAAAGTCGTTTCAAACCATATATCTAGCATTTTCACTTTTACGTGTTTTTGAGGATGTAACTTTACCCTGAAAATCAAAAAAAATAAGAATAAAAAAAGGTTTTCGTGAAAAAGTTTCCGAAAAACGTCCAATGTGTGAAAATAGGATTTCCAATAATTGGACAAACCATATTTTACATTTTGTCAAATTATGTTGAAAACCTCCCAATGCTCTTTGGAGCGGACAACTACGTGTTCGATATATGTGTGAGCATTGTAGATCAGATTTAGATGAAGGTGAGATTTCTACTTTAAATTCATTTAAGATAATGATCGTAATATGAATTCCAATCATCAAATGATAAATGCGTGCCGTTATCATGTATATATGTATATTTTTCAAATCTATTCATTATTTCTTTAGTATGTAATCTGTTAACAACTCCATTTGGTTCGTCTGAACCTTGTTTATTTTCATTTTCATTATAATATGAAGTACCTTCAAAACCTATAAAATGTATTTTGTTTTTTGTAGCATCTATAAATATGCTGTCCGGGTCATGTCCAGCAACAATTAAAGTATCAAAATTTATTATTGTATCCTTTATTTTTTCATAATGTTCAGGTATGGCGGTATTCGTATAATAATGAACGGTTTGGTCTCCGTCTGAATATATTCTAATATTATCAAATTTATTTATTAATTTCATATTAATACTAGTCATATTTTTATCTAATTCTGGTATAAATTTTGGTCTTGAAAAACCATCTGTAAATTTTCCTGTCCACCCTCCATCTTCCCATTCTTGAGCCTGTATTGTTCCAAATTCACTGAAAGGTTGACCATCAATATAATAAAAATTTTTTATGTATTTTAACAATTGAATAGGGCGAATATCAACTCCTGCACCTATGTAAATCGCTGTCATTATGTTTATGTATGTCATTATGTTTATGTTGTATAAAAAAACAATATACACATTTTGTTTCGTTCTTATTATATCACTAATCATATATGCTCGTGCTTCCTTCATATTTACAAAAATTATAATTTAAACTTTGGTTTACATTCAATAATATCTATTACCAACCTATTATCCGTTCCAATTCGCTCCATTCCTCGTCTGTATCATACCCATCCGCATAATCATCGTGTATGCGATTATGTTCGTTTATTTCCATTATGCGTGTTTTTTCGCCACTGAGCACAATTTTTTCATATTCATCATCTTCATCATCTTCATCCAATAAATTGTAGTAGTTATTTTTATTTTCATATTTAGTTTCATTTCCATTTTCATTAGGTGTATGGTCTTTATGATAATTTAATGTAGTACTATCAGCATAATCATATTCATTATAATCATTATATTCATCATTATATTCATCGTTATATTCATCATTATATTCATCGTTATATTCATCGTTATATTCATCTTCTTCTTCATCCCAAGAATAGCTATGATATGTAATTTTTATTTGATTTTCGGATGATATATTACAATCTTCATATATGCCTTTGATAGCACTTGCTCTGTCTATATTTTTTAAAACCCAATTACTAATATTTCCGTCGAATTTTTTTGCACCAGCAAACATAAACCGCATAGATACTACATTTTTTACATCCCATCGACTTAAATCGCAGTTAAAATTTACTGCGTTATAAAACATTAATTGCAAGTCTTCAACATTACTTACATCCCATCCACTAATATCTTGATTGAATATAGATGGGTCCCATTTATATGCGTGAAACATTTGGCTCATATCTTGTACATTACTTACGTCCCATTTACTTATATCGTCGTTGAACCTATATTTTCTGTAGAATAATTGAGACATATCCTTTACTTGTGTTGTATTCCAATCACTTATATGTCCATATTTAATGATAGCTTCTTTTTTATTTTTATACCATAAATTAACAGCGTCTTTAATATCAATGTCCGTGCGTATTAATTTATTTTCGTTCCATTTTTTAATTGCTTCGTCTCCTAATTGCTGTTGGGCGTCGTGGAGTTCTTTTTTAAAATTGTTGTGTTTTTGTGTAAGCTGATTGTGAGCTTCTTGTGATTTTTTCCATTCATTATCCAAGTCTTTAAATGCAATATCTTTATCTAAGAGGGAAAACATCTTATATTGTGTGAGCGCTATATCGTAGGCATTTGTATTTGAAGTAGAATCTGTCATTATTGTGGTCATTATTATTGTTGTTATTTTGTTATATTAATAACAACAATATTTTATTTCAATTTTTTTTTATAGGTAACTTCATTTTTGGTCAGTATTCTATTTTTATATTACATCCCATGTTCAAACATATCTTCGATCAAACTATCAAGATCATGTTTAATAGTCCATCCTAATTTTTCTTGTGCCTTGGCTGGGTTACCTAGTAAAAATTCAACTTCACTTGGTCGGAAATATTTTGGATCTATTTCCACGACCACCTCACCATTTGCAATATTCGTTGCCTTTTCGTTCAATCCTTCGCCTTCCCAACTAAGTTCGATTCCCTTGTATCTGAAACACTGAATGATAAAATCCTTGACACTTGTGGTTTTGTTGGTTGCCAAAACATAATCGTCTGGGCTATCTTGCTGTAACATCAACCACATTCCCTCCACGTAATCTTTCGCGTGTCCCCAGTCACGTTTGCTATATATGTTTCCAAGTTTAATACTTTTCCAATTCCCCGAAACAATCGATTTGATACCATTCACAATTTTCATAGTGACAAAGTTTGCACCTCTACGAGGACTTTCGTGATTGAATAGAATGCCATTACATGCGAACATGCCGTATGATTCTCGATAGTTACGAACCAGGAAATGAGCATATACCTTTGCACATGCATATGGTGATTGTGGTCGGAATGGAGTGGTTTCGGTCTGAGGTTTTTCTATAACATCGCCAAACATTTCGCTGGTTCCCGCTTGATAAAAACGCGTTTTATTTCGAATCTCGGGAGGGAAAGCCCGAATTGCTTCTAGAACTTTCAATACACCAATTCCATCGACCATGGAAGTATACTCTGGGATTTCAAATGAAATCTGGACGTGACTTTGTGCCCCCAGGTTGTATATCTCAAATACTTCGAATTCACGATCGTGCGTAATTTCAAAGAAAAGTTGGTTTAATGACGACCCATCTGATAAGTCACCATAATGTAGATGAAGATACTTGCGAATAGGATCGAGACGATCACTTGAAAACATTAGCGACGTCCGCCTAACAATACCATGAACCTCATACCCCTTTGAAATAAGTAACTCACTCAAATACGACCCGTCTTGACCTGTAATACCGGTAACAAATGCGATTTTTACCATACTATCTAATTAAACGAATAAAGCTTTATGTTTATTTCTTTCTTCTATTATTTCTTCTTATTTTCCACCCAATTTTGAATTTTGTGATGTGTTAGTGGAAACACGTGCTATTCTGTCATATATTCGATCCCATTTTGGATTTTCACTTTTCAACCATTTTGAACTTCCTATGATATCAGAATACATATCTTCATATTTTTTTGTCATATTTTTATCATTTCTGACGGCATCCGTATATTTTTTGACATCATTTCTAACCAATGATGTATCGTGTGCTAATTCATGAAATATTCTTGAACTCATGTCTTCAGGTTTTACTGACTCAGGATCAAATCTGACATTTTTTTTTGTTCCTCCGCATTTATTTCTGTTGCGCGTTTTACGTTTCTTTCCGATACTCTTTCTGATACTCTTTCTGCGTGTTTTACGTTTTCTTTTAACGGATTTTCGTCTTTTACCAGCAGTTTTATTTCGTCCGAACCATTTTTTAAATCTATTTGTTTTCACAGGTTTTTCACGAACGATATCTGAAATCAAATCACTTATACTTCGTCTATTATTATCCTTGCTATGGGCATCAATTGTGGCAAAACGATCCTCTTTCTTATAGGCATCAATAGTATTACCCGATATATGTTGTCCTCTATTTTCGGGTGCAATTATTTCATATAATATTCGAACAATATCCATGTATTTATCTTTAACATAATCACTTTCTGTTGATTCCATATTAATTTTCACATTCTCTGTATATTCATGTTCAATATTCAATAACTTTAAATATTTAAATGCTGCCGCTCCCTGTATAAAATTTTTCCCAAACTTGTTTTTTTGGTAAGCAAGATCGGTTGTTACAATAATGAGAAATATGGTTTTCAATGTCTCAACGAGTCTGTTTTTAATTGTCTCATCTGTTGTCGATATAAACAATTTATAATCTTGTAATAGTAATTTTTCGATAATCATATCACTTGGTGCCTGACTAAATATCGTTTTTTTTAATTCATTTTGCATATCAACCGAAAATTTTGCAGTGATTAACGGACGCTTCATATCATCGTATAAATTGATAAAACTTCCGAAATCAATAATTTTCGCATCCATCGAACTCAATGTGTTGTTACCTGCCTGTCTTCCACTTAAATTTTGTTTGACTAAAATGTTTCCGTCATGTGCATCACAATGAACTACACCAAATTGTAAAAAAAGACGTGTCATCTGGGCAATTGTTGCCATACATGCGTGTTTACGTTCTTCTAAAATGTATTTACCTACTAGAACATTTTGTAACTGGACATACGATATAGCATTTTCCATGCTAATAAGAGATAATTTAAACCCATCTGTTTCTTTAGGGAATGCAGGATTCTCTGCTAGACGAGTTTTGATGTATGTAAAAACTTGTTTGGATTCGGCATTTTTGCAATGGTCAACCAATAAATCTAACAACGCAAATGACTGGTCTGTTTCAAAGTATGAAAAATCCGCAACACCTGGTACAATAGGCGAACCGGTATTTTTGATACTTTCTAAATAAATATGTTGTTGAATCGCAACTTCATTAATCACACTATTCATTACATCACTTTCTTTATGAATATGAAACCCGTCATATGGTAGATCGGGTTCTACTTGTCTTGGAACATCACTAACAAATGCGAATTTAAAGATGATAGACTCTACTTTTACATCTATCTTGCTTCTATCTGGATTTAATGTATAAAACAGACTTTTGTCAGCATCTATATTTAAAATAAATACAAATCCTTTTAGTGAATCCATATAGAATGGTTTTATTTCACGTGCGTTTTTTATCATTTCGTAAATAGCATGAAATGTAGATGGCATTTTTGTTGTTAATAATAATCCACCATTTTGTATGCGTGGCATGATTGGTATATATGTAATATTATGATATTATATTTGAATAATATACTTCTCAAATAAGAAGAGTATATTATACAGGTATTGGTTTCACATATGATGGCAAATTGGATTTAACAATTTTCACCATTCTCATCACAAGGTATGTTATGTTCAGTCCACGAAGCGGGAATGGCGAATGCACAGGATTTTTCAATACCTAATTGATTTTCTCCCATGGATAAACGCATAAATCCCATTTCGCCCCAGTAAGAGCCCCAAGAATTGCGTATAATCCAATATTGGTTATCCGTATTGGCATCAATGCCCCACCCGACAATACTGATTATATGGTTTATCATTTTTCTAGCATTCGGGACGTCTAGTATACCACCATGGTAATCATCAATTTCGTTGGCATTTATTCCACACGCAATGGGACCATTGTTGAAAATCTCATTTTTCATATTATCAACACCTTTAACTGAACCGAAACTTGCGATGGTTGCGTTGGGATAATAATGGATGGGTACACATTTTCCTCCGTGGCTGCTAAAGGTATCGCATGTTCGGCAAACATTAATTGGATCACATGTGAAGTCGGGTTTATTGGCACACGCGATTTCATTAGAATCACTGCTACATGCTTGATATACCATACAATCTTCGAATGGAATATTTCCGTATTCCTTAATCGATTTATATGCTGCCAAATGATCCCCACCCATACAAGATCCACCAAATTGACAATTGAGTAAGAATTGGATAGATAATTGTATATCAGGGAATTGTGCCTTGCGTATAATTTTGATTCTATCAGACAATGCAGAAATACTTCCATGTGCCCAACAAGATCCACAATAGGATGGTATATGCTGATTAAGATTTTTAGTTAGATAATTTACGCCATCTACATTACTCCATGAAAAAGCCTCGGGTAATGTATCGGACGAAGTTTGTTGTGTTTGAAAAAGATCCACATCTAATATGGGTACATATTCATTCATACGCGCAGAGATTCCTACTAGGCAGGTAGATATTAATAGGTTAATCAACATCATTTATATTATGTAATATTACAATTATCTGTTTAAACATATTTCCGTAACCATTTATCAATCGTTGTATCGACGCAAAAAAGACGATGTAAAAGAATACCAGCCGTAAAAGACATCACAAGTGTAAGTATAAATGATATTTTTAGGACGATTGATAAAATATATGCTAATAATATGGTTAATAATACGTCTACTATTGCGATATTAAATAGACGATATGCGTGTACACCTTTATTGGGTGCACCTAAAGCATTTTTATATTTGCAAAATGTCATTCTATATTATATATAACCCTAAAATATTTATTATGGGCATCATGACACATCATATTCGGTTTACAATAAAAATTGAAATTACATTATGTATTATATTTATTAATTATCTATCATCATGAAGCTAAAGATATATATTGAAAACCCGAATGTGAGAATGTTTTATATGAATACAATTGATAAACATAACAAGGAAACAAAAAGTCGTTTTCCAGACTCTGGTTTTGACCTATTTTGTCACGAACCCATTACCATTAGAGGTCACGGAACTTACAAAATCGATATAGGAATACAATGTGCCGCATATAATGGCGATGCTCCTTCACCATTCTATTTGTATCCAAGAAGCAGTATTTCAAAGACGCCATTACGTCTATCTAATAACGTAGGAATCATCGATTCAGGATATCGCGGGAAGTTGGGAGCATTTGTCGATAATATTTCAGATTGTTCATACAATGTAGAGCCTGGTACTCGCTTGTTCCAAATATGCGCACCGAATCTAGAACCAATCGAGGTTGAGTTAGTGAAATGTGAAGAGGATCTCGGCAAAACATTGCGTGGTTCAGGGGGATTTGGTTCGACGGGAATATAATTACTGGATACATACCTAAACTTTGAATAATTTAATTCGTATTTTTGTGCGAACTTAAATGTCCAAATGTGTATATCATGAGTAATCCTGTGAATGAAAGTCGTTTATGCGACAATAGTGAAGTTGAAATTTCGGAAGAAGAATTAAAATATTATAAAAGCATATGTGATAAGAATGCTATTAATGACTCTAATGTGAACATCTATTTAGACCGAATAGAAAACATTATAAAACAAATTAAAAACATTAGTCAGAAGGATATAGATAATAGTGATAATCCAGCCGAAATCGAATTTTATTTGGAATTAATTAAAAATAGCAATAATCCAGCCGAAATCGAATTTTATTTAGAATTTATTAAAAATAGTGTAAAGTCGGTAAAAAATACCATGAAAGACCCCAATTGAGTCCCGTTTTTTTATTCGGTGCACATATTTGGAACAAACGAGGTTGAGTTAGTGAAATGTGAAGAGGATCTCGGCAAAACATTGCGTGGTTCAGGGGGATTTGGTTCAACGGGTATATAATTACTGAATACATACATCGGCATTTTTGAAATATATACTGCATAATTCTTTTAAATGTTTTTCTTTCCTAATACGGGACAGAGTTACATTGAATTTTTGAGAAAGTAATATGAATTTTTTATTAAAAACAACGGATGTTACACCTCGTTCAAGAACGAGTGAACCTTTTTCGTACATATTTGATTTATCGTAATAATAAAACTCTTCACTACTCATAAAGAAGGCATCAATTGTTTTATCTTGTAAAAACTTACGTGTTAATAATGTATAACGATCAACTACATCAGACTCACCTGTAGAAATTTTCAAATTATATGTGTCTTCATACATACGAAGCAACTCCTCGTCATAACCATCAGCATATACAACAATATGTTTATTTAATAAATCATTAATTTTAGAAAATGGTTTATTTTTTATTGCGTCCGCTAAACGTTCACTTGTTACCAGCGATGTCAGATAAATACCAAATAGTGCCGATAAAAATATTATAAATCCACGAATGGTTAAATTAGATGTAGATGCTTTTGATACATTGTCGTTAAATTTAGTTGGATTTACACCTAGACCAGGTTCTCCAAGTAGTGCACTCCACACTCTCCACAATGATTCTTTGTATGTGATTTTGAAATTACTGGTTTTGAAATGTATAAATGAAATTAAAAACCCAATAAGTAAGATTACGACAAGAACTTCCAAGATAGTTATGATGATATTATAATAATATGCATAACTTATTTCACGTTTTTTTTCAAAGTAAAATGACACATGTTCAAGACTTGTCGGTTGACTATAAATTATCCTTTTGCTTCTTTCGTGAGATCTAGAAATATTCCCACATAATATGTCATATTTTCCTTTTGTTACGAGATCGATGAAATCATTGTACGTTTGGGTTCGTCCTTTAATCGAAATATATTGGTAATTTACATTTAGTTTATTTTCTTTAACAAATTCTTTAATTATTTCATATTCATAACCTGTATAATTGCCTAGTTTATCCTTATAAATATAGGGAGGGGATTCAATCATACCAATTACAATCTGTTTATTCTTAATAATTGGTTCATCATTTGTTTTATCATCGTTTGTTTTTTTATGAACCCTTTTCCTTTTATGCAATATATCATCGTCTTCTGAATACAATTCTGCGTACATATTATATTATATATATAAAAAAGGTTCTTTCATAGAGTCATTGCATTAATATTACTAAATATCTATGTAAACGTTTTCAAAAACGAGTATATCGTTTTATCAAAAATATAATATTTGTCCGTTCCGTGTATGCCGATTGCGTTATCTACATTTCCGATTGTTTCGATCGCAAAATTATTACATGTTTGGATAGTTGGTAATGAAAAAATATCCGGGTGTTTTCGCATTAATGTTGTAAATACAATATCTTCTGTTTTATTCAAATCATCTGGTTCTATCATATCGCATGCTTTAATCATTGCTCGTTTGGAACGATATGACAACCCCCCATTAATAATAAAGGTGTTCTCGTTTTGTAAATCACCACAAACTGCTCCAATATAATCGTATTTATAATGGTTATCAGTTGGTGAACGAAGAAACAATGTGTCCAATTGAAATATAATAATATGTTCCTCCTCTATTCTTTCCCAGAAAGATGTATTGGTAAGTAACATGTTATAGTCCTGAATATTTCGCATATAACAATCAATTCGTGTTTTTTTATAATCACCTTTTACATGTATATCCAAAAATTGTATGACATTCGGTGTTCCAAATACATGTAAATTGTATTCGGGACATTTATCAATTGCGTTTTTAATCACAAGAGGTAACCAAAATGATGTACGTGTTTCAATAATAACAAGGCATTTATTTTCATTTTTACGTGTTGGCCGAATGTCCTTATCTAAATATTGTACTAAAAAATGACCACATGTATGTTCCATAAACAATAATAATATATGAAATTATTGTTTATTATCTATTTTATGATATAACACAAAAAGAATGGTATTTAAGTTCGAGTTTTTTTAATGCACCATTACATTTACTTTTATTATCATTATCCTTATCATTATCCGCCATAAGTTGATTAATACTTTCAAATTGAGGATTGGTATTTTTAATACTATCCAATGAAATGTCATAAAGTCTATTGTCTGTCATAATATGGTTATTATCTAGTAAATTTTCACAAAGTACATCATTTGTATTTGTATTTTTTACATTTTCGGGTTCTGTTTTTTGACGTTTTTGTGCGCGTGTTTCTATCATTACTACTACGTGTGCGTTTATTTTTAAATGTTTTTGAATGTAACTTATATTTTAGTTGTTTTTTGAAATCCTTAAAATCTAAACGTGGGAGATTAATAAAATGTTTCTTAACTATACCATATTTATTTGTATATAATTCGTGAACTCCATCATAGCATATATTATCCTTATCGAAACCGAATATATCTAACACTTTTTTTAAATTTTTTTCACTTTCGCAATCAACTTCCATATAAGGGTCAATACCTGGCCAGTGATCAATGACTATCTCTTTTGCAAGCGGGTGTCTCCACTTTTCACGCCGTGTTTCGATATAAGACTTTTCTTTCAGTCCACAATTTAATAAAAATGAATAGGCTTGCTCGAATGTAGACGACAATACGATTTCATCCTCCTTAGGATATTTGGACGCCGATGTAAATATTTTACATGTAAGTGTAACGCGGTCTTTTCCTTCACTTCGTAAACGTATGAAGCCATTTTGACGTTTTCCGGGCAAAAAAAAAAGATATCTGCGGAATAATATACTATTGTGAATTTTCGTACCACCATTTGTTTGTATTATTCGACGCATTTTTGGTATGGGTATTTTGATAATCTTACATTCATATTCGTAAAGCATTGTATATTATAACAATAGACAAAGTTTTACTCAGCTTTATTCTTTAATTGTAAGTTTGGGCATAGGATCTTGTGTGTTAAACTCCTTTGGAACAATAATCTCGGCAATAACCGAAATGAACCGATCATTTAATTCATAACGTTGTCCAATAACACGAATATGAATAATATCGTTTTCGTTAATACTATTATAGTAGGCATTTTGGAAATGGTGATCCCTTGCAATGAAAATCACTAGAGGTGTTGGATCGTACTTGAGGACTTCGGCACGAATTCCTGCCTTGGTAATGTTTTTTGCTTGGCATTCGACAATCATTCCTTCGACAGGAAGGCAAGCAAACATTTCGATTGTACACGTGAACTGAATATGATCGTTGTTAATAACACCCGCAGAATAATTAATAATGGTTATCGACTCTGGTTTTACATATCCGTGACCCGAACAAAAACCTTCCATTCTGTAAGCGAGCTTCTTACGCAATGTTTCCTTAATTGATTTATTTACGAATTGTATATCGATCTCTACTTTTTCTGTCGTTACGACAGGAGTGAAAATATCGATGATTTTTAAGCGACGTTTATTAGACATCATTTCATTTGCTTGTATTTGTTCGTCTGGTTTACCAACATTCATAATTTCCATCTGTTACTATTATATCCATATAAAATCTTTAATTCAATTTTAAATATTAAAATTTGAGGCTCTTATGATTCTTTTTATTGAACATACTCTGTTCCAAATTTAAAAACCAAACCTTTTCTTCATCTCGTTTAAAATGTTTATATCGCATAAACATTTGTATAAATAAACACATTCTATTTGAATTATATGTAGTATAAAATAATTCTACAACATCGGTTGATGAAACGAGATATTTTATTAAATCTTTTCGAAAAATAGAGTTGAATGTTTTGCATACAGCACTCATATTTGTGAGTTTTTTGGCATCTTTAATTTTAAAATCAAACGATTTTTCCTTGGTATTTTTATTGACCTTTGTAAATATTAAACCTAGGTATTCTGACATTTCATCAGATTTGACATACCATTTTTCCACGATTAAAGGTTCGAATTCTTTATAGTAGATTAAATTACCTTCTTCCCATTTACCATCTTTAAAAACGTATCCATTATTTCCATTGCTGTCGGCAAACATTGTATACTTTAAACTACCTTTTGTAAAAATACGTTGTTCCAATATTTCTTTCATTTGTGAATCCAACGATAAAGGTTTTAAATCAGTATTATTCATAATTTGTAAAAATAAACGAACCTTGTTTTCGTAGTGAAGCGTATCATAAAAATACATTAAAAATATTTTATCTACTATCTGTTTTTCAATGTTAAATATATTTAATAGATTATCTTCGATAATTCCTATGTCTAAATCACCCATCATAATACTAAACATATCCCCGTACTGAAATTCATCCTCGTCGCTTTTACCCATGGAACCATTCGGTGATTCCTTTGCCATTTGATTTTTCACCTCTACACGGATTGTGTTTACCTTGAAATCAATAGGTTTTGTACGTTCATGCATTGTAATATTGGTGTTTTTTACTGAAGATGGTTGAAACAAAAACACATTGTTTATTTCGATTAAGTTACCTCGTTGCCCATATTTATCGTATAAAAAATCAATTGTATCTTCAGATGTCATGTCATCAATAGCTTTTAATAATTGTAATTTGGGATATTTTTTTATACTAATCAAATGATGGAAAAGGTCTTCACGTGTGTACATGTATTTCGCTGCAAATAAATTACGAATTCGTTGTTTTAAATTGTCTAAATTCGCCTCCAAAAATTTATCCGAATTGGTATCGTTATTTGGCTCGATTGTTTCTATAACATTTTTGTCATATTCAACGATATCATCATTTTTAACGGCACTACATTTATACGCACATGTTTTCATATAGTCGCAATTGGATGTATACGATTGATTATCTAGACTATATTCGATTGTTTCTCCATTTGCCAATAATAATGGAAATGTCTTTGGTATATCCAAATAGGAACGTCCAGGACTTTGTAAGATACAATCGATTGCGTTGTTTTTTAACACACGAGATACCTTACCAATTGTAATAGCCTTCCTTTCTGCCAAACGATAAACATATAAATCAGCACATTCCTTCTCGTCGTATGATGTGCCGTATAGATATATCATGACACTTCGATGTTTAAGTTCAAGTTGTTTATGACTACAATTACGTACAGCTCGACCAATAATTTGTTCAATGCGATTCATATTATACCATGGTTCCAATATATGTACAGCTCGTATATTTTTTAAATCGATGCCTTCTGATCCCGCTTTCGTAATTAATACTACTTTGATAACACTTCCGTCTTTATTGTCTTCGCTTGTTGACGCGTTAATTTCGGTAGCATTTGAACCTGAAAAAGTAGAATTAGATGTAATCATCGAGTATGTTGCCTGTTTCCCATTGATCATTAGTGGGGCGATATTATTCGTTCGTTTGTATGATTCAGATAAGAATGATTTATGAGTTCCATATCTAACAAATCCCATTTCTTCAAGCATTATCGCAATCGGAACTATACCTCCATAAATATATTGACTGAAAACAAGTGCTATTCCTTCATTTTTCATTATAGCCCGTCCTATATTGCTCATTTTCGCACTATACTTTGCAATAACATCTATTTGAAACATGGATCGTGTACCATTCAAGTATTCGCTGTTAAATTCATATGGTAGACTATCAATATTTGCAACTATACGTATTAGACCCTTTTTACCCAAAAATTCAGATGTATCATCGTCTACATTTTTATTCGGAAATACGATGTTTAGCGCTTCCAATGGTTCTTTGAGTGTATTATAACCAAAACTTGTTTCTTGTTGAGGTCGCGTATCTGTTTCGAGATTATCATCAACTTCCACAACCGATTCAACATCAACATCGGCATCAACATCAACATCAACATCAACATCAACATCGACATCTTTCTCTTCTTCCACAACCGATTCAACATCAACATCAACATCGGCATCTTTCTCTTCTTCTACCTTTTCTGCAATAATGGGTTTTGATAATTTTGCATGCACTATTTTGTCATATATCTCGCGTTGGTATCCTTCAATAGATAAAGCGAAAATGTCAATATGCTCAATAGGATTTAATATGAGAGCGTCGTTTAATTGATATTTGGGATACTCTGTTGTTCCTTTGAATGAATCATCAGGTGAAAATAGCTTTGGGAAGATACGAAACGGAAAACTGAATGGGTTTTCACCCTGTACGAATGATACAAGACCATTTATTTTACGCGCGAAATCGACTTTACCAATTTCTTTACCATCTTCGTCCGTTGTAAAATTGCCTGTCGAATCAAAAATTTCACTTTCAACCATAATATCCCGCTTTTCATTCTTAAGCAAAATATTAATGATCTGGATGATTTCGCGATAATTATCAAACATTGGTGTGGCGGAAAGAAGTAACAAACGTACATTATGTACTTCTTCTACCAATGTATTCAATGCTGCGGCAACCTTTTTAAGATTTTTGTCGTTTCCGGCACGGATGTTATGCGCTTCGTCAATAATAATAAGACGTCCCTCAAAAGTGTCTTCTAGCACATTTTTACGCTTTTTGCTCATAATTAATGTAGCGAATTTGGTATATCCAATAAATTCGTAATATTTATTAATCAATATGTTTATTTTTTCTATAATATATTCCTTCTCTAAATTGTCGGTTTGCAATATATTTATTTCGTTAAACAATGATTGTCCAACACAAGATGAAATATTCCATGCTCCATTTATTTGTTTCAACTTGCGTTCGTCGAATAATTGTAGACGGAAATTCTCCTGTACATTTGGTGAAGCAACAATTAAAATTTTCTTTCGAATATTCATCTGTTTCATATATATTCTCATCTCTTCTGCTACACCAATTGCGGAACATGTTTTACCGGTTCCTAATCCGTGATAAAGTAACAGGCTATTGTAGGGTGTTATTCTTGACATAAAGTTGCGTATAAACGTTTGATGAGGCGCCAACTGAAAATCCTGATTACATATTTCATCTGATATTTTTTCTAATTCGCTAATATTTTTTGAATGCTCTTGAGTGTCGTAAAATTCTTGTTTTGAACTTATTCGCATCATCATGTTTTCATCCACAAGTGTAGGAAATGTGAACATCGAATTAGTTGTGTTTTTTTGTGTACTGCTACTTGTTGTAGTAGGGATAGAATTTTCATCATTGTCGTCATTGCTATTTGTATAATAATCTCTTAATCTATCCTGCGATGTTTTCATATATATATTTTAATATATTATCTTATAATCCTGTAAACTTTTATGTATTTTATCAATCACATGTTTTTTTTCTAAATTGTATGGACGTATCACTTTAACACATTCGTCGTATGTTTTCCATTCCATTTTTGATACTTCAGATTTTTGATAATTACCCATGTTCATAATATTCTTTGGTAGAAAAGCCAAATAATATTTATGTTTATACGATTTTAAATTTGAACCAGTAAATACTTCTTCATATGGCATAACGTTTTCAAAAAGGCAAATGTTTTTTTTAGATAATCCTGTTTCTTCTTCAAATTCGCGAATTCCGCATTCAATATCCTTTTCCATAAAATTTCTGCGTCCTTTCGGAAACCCCCATTCCGACTCTTCCCATGATGTAGAACTTTGTTTAACCAATGATTCTAAAGTAATGCGTTTACCATCTAAATCAAATCCGCTTCGCAAATTTTCCCATTTTTGAATTACGGACTCTTCAATTTTTTTATTTTTAGCAATTGTTTCTATTTCTTTCTTAAAATCATCTTTTAGTATACGTTCCTTTTCATCTAAAGTTAGTTCATCTATAATTGTCTGCAGAGCAAATAAATTGCTAGTGTGAAATTTTCCACGGACAAAATCTACATATCCAAAACTATCCTTGCGTCGTATCATTAAATATTCTAAATTATTCTTACTTTTTTCATGGATTAAAATAATCCCGATGCTAGTTATAGGCATTTGACAATTTTGAAATAGATGCCCGTTATGACCACAATTATTACATACGCTTGTTATCTTCATTATGAGATATAGCTGTTATATTTTTATATGGCTTTCATATAATGAAATATAACCCAGACGTATGGGGACCTCATTATTGGTTCTTTTTATTAACTACTGCTTTATCTTATCCACATAGTCCAACCAACATAACAAAGAAAAAATATTATAATCTCATTCGAGATTTCCATTTATTTATCCCCGATACAAAAATAGGGAAAGAGTTCGATGAATTAATTACGCTGTATCCAGTATCTCCTTATTTGGATAATAGAAATTCGTTTGTTAGATGGGTTAATTTCATCCATAATCAAATCAATAAAAAACTAAAGAAGAATGAAATGTCGCTTAAAGATGCGTTGCATAAATACTACTCGCAATATATTCCAGATAAAGAACCTTTTATGTCGCGCGATAAAATAGTATTTTGTACGTTCATATCTCTTTTTATAGTAATTGTGATATATTTGTATCAAAAATAAAATGTGGTCAATTAGTAAGCATGAAAAATAAAACCTATGGTGGAAAGGCGATAGCAGCCGGTGGTTTTGGTTGTGTTTTTCGCCCCCCATTAAAATGTTCATCGCGTCAAAGTTCGCATGGCAGTTCAACTAGAAAACGATTGGTATCTAAACTTATGACATCAACAAATGCATCAGAGGAGTACAATGAACTCGTTCGTTTTCTACCTATTTTAGAACAAATACCTAAATATGAACATTATTTTCTGTTACCAGAAACATTGTGTGATCCAATAAAACTGACATCGTCTGATTTAGTAAATTTCGACTCCAAGTGTAAAAATTTGACTCGACGAAATATTACTAAGTCCAATATTAATACACAGCTGGATAAACTAAAAATGATACAACTTCGTGATGGAGGTTTAGATTTAGAAAAATTTATTTATGATGGAGTTCTTAATATGGATAAGGTAGAAATAATAAACGAGGAAATAATACGTTTATTAACAAAGGCTGTTAAACCAATGAATGATAATGGACTATTCCATATGGATTTAAAGGCGGCTAACATCATGATCAATGATAAAGATAAGGCAAAAATTATAGATTTTGGATTATCATGTGAGATAAAAGATAGAAAGGTCATCCCTGAATTTATTTGTTATCGCCCATTTCAGTATAATCTCCCCTTTATGAATATCATATTCAACGATGAGTGTATACTCGGTTATAAGAGGTTTTTAAAAAGATATCCGGTACCCACGAGGGATATGATATATGATTTTTTTTATGACGCATATAATAATGAAATCGAACCTCAAACGGGTTCAGGTCATCACGATTTCGCTGTTACAATATTAAAAAATTATTTGCTGCGTCTATCACCCAGTTATAAAAGAGATCCTGTATTCGAATATGTAGCCGATTCTCTCTATCATTTTACAACAAATGGAAAATTTAAATTAGATAAATTATTTAGTCACTTTTTAAACATAGCTGATACTTTTGGAATATTAACAAGTTACATCGATTTGGCTCATAATTCGGGAGTACGATGGGAATCTGCCGCTTTGCGTGACAATGTCACGAATGAGATACGATCCATGTTGCAAGATATATTGGTACCAAGTTCACACCAAGATATAGTGGTATCGGATGTCGTCTCGCGTATAAGGCGTATAAATAGTATTTTAGGTATAATAGAGAAAGGACGTAACAAATCTACCTCGATTGTTAGTAGCAACGTAAGTGAGTCATCTGGTGTGAAATACATGCCAAAAACTCCAAATAGTGCGCGATACAAGTCAAATCCTCCAACTAAGTTAGTGACTATCCATGTTTCCAATGCATCCTCAAAAAAAAGCGTCCGTAGAAGATCGCGATCTACAGGCAGAACAATCACCGAACGCAGATCATCACCTGCAAAAACACGACGCCGTAAAAGATGTCCTAATGGCACAAGACGAAATAAAAAGACTGGAAATTGTGAGACATATGTGAGATAATAATACAAACTATATATATGGGAAAGCTCGAGATAATAGTATTGGGTGTAACAGGGTTTTTAGCATTTAATACCTATTATGATAATTATTACTTAACAAAAATTAAAGGTTATAAAAAACATCTGGAAATAGGAATGTATGTATTTCTTGGATTTTCCTTTTATTTAATGTTAAAGAGAAATCCATACCAGTCTAAAGAATTACTTTCACAGGCATCGAATATGGTTAAATTTCTTCCAATTAATAAAGACGCATTAAGTATGGTTTCTCCGTTTCTAAACCTAACCGGTGGAGGTGGTAGTGGTGAAGATTCTCAATCAGCTCAAAGGATATTGCAATCTGGCGGCACAACACAAATACCGAGTATAAATGGTTCGCACCAAGTTGCTACAAAACGAAGTGTCAGTGAAACAAAGAAGAAGTGGGTAGCATCACAACAAGATTGGAAATGTAATCATTGCTCAAACCAACTTCCTGCGTGGTTTGAAGTGGATCATAAAGTGAGATTGGAATATGGTGGTTCAAATCATGTTGACAATTTAGAAGCATTGTGTCGCGATTGTCATGGTAAAAAAACGGCAATGGAGAAATTTTAAAATAATGCCTTTGTATATGAGTACAAATGCATTATCTTTTACGGAAAAAGTAGGTGCTTTTTTTACGACATACGCGAACCCTTTGAGGTATATTTATGTATTGGTTGTTTTTTTAACAACAATGTTCATTCTCGACGTTAATAAAACTGTTCCGTTTTTTGAAGAGTATCATCCTCAAGTATTCATGGGTACAATGGCGATAGCATCTGCTATATTCTTAGGTAGTTTATTATCACTTCATGAATTATCCAAACCAGTAACAGGAGAACCGATTTCCATATTAACACAAATGAATAGCTTTGGAAAGATGTTAGGTATATTTGTATTGTTTGCCGCAATGGTTTATGGGATATTATTCTTATGTATAGAAAATTACGAGTTTAGCTCTCATTTATTGTTGATTTTGATTATTTCAGGTGTTGTTATATCATCGTTGACATTTTATAAATATAAAGACAAAATTTTACCAGACGAGGATAGTAAAACAAATAAGGTTTTAAGATTAATCAAAAACATATTTATTTATATACCATGTTATTTATCGCATGTTGGCACAGCCATTGTGAAAGAATTAAAAACGGCACCTAAAGAAGCGTATATACTTTTATTTTTAGAAGGTATTGCTATTGTAACTTATGTATTTTACGGAGCAATCAAAAATTACATGTATAAAACCGCGGTTCGAAATGGTAAACAACTATTGCGTGAACCAATACGCCTGAACAAAACCGAGACGATTGGATCTTTTAACGAATTGCATAAAGTTTCTGATAAAAATGATACCTTCCAATATGATTATAGCATAAGTAGTTGGGTGTATTTGAATCCAGACAGCAGCACAAATGTATATTATCCCATTTTAAATTATGGTAGTAAACCAATGATCGAATACAATCAGTATGCACATAAATTACGTATTCAAATGTTGGATGGAAAGACAACACTGAAGACAATTTACTTGACTGATGATATCCCATTACAACGATGGAACCATATCGTTGTTAATTATTCTGGAAGTACAATTGATATTTTTATTAACAATGTATTGGTTGCTACAAAACCAAATATTGTACCCTACATGTATTATGATACAATTGTAACAGGTTCGAATGAAAATATGGGAGGAAGTATATGTAATGTAATATATTTCACGCAGACATTAAGCAAAAAATCAATTAATTACATGTATATGATGTATAATAGCTTAAATCCACCTATATTATAGAAAATATTCTTTGGTTATATTATATAAATGGACGCCAAAACAATTGTTATTGTAGTGATTGTTATTTTGCTTGTATTTTTTATTATTCAAGCATTAGCAACTGATTCAGGGTTTTCATCGTTATCTGATGCTTCTGTAAAACAGGTTATTAAGGGTTCAGATTTAGGTACGGGAGATATTCCCACAATGAATTTTACATATAGTATTTGGTTTTATGTTAAGGATTGGAATTATAAGTATGGACAACCTAAAATTATTTTTGGTCGTTTAGATAAGAATAATAAGCCAGCCCCATCTGTTGTATTAGACCCCATGCAAAATAATATCAAGGTTTCAATGTCTGTATACCCTGGAAATAATTCAGGTAGTGAAGTCATCCATAATTGTAATGTAGCAAATGTCCCTATTCAAAAATGGGTCAATCTTATGATTAGTGTCTTTAATAAGACAATGGATGTATACATGGATGGAAAACTGGTTCGCACATGTATGTTACCCGGTTTACCCAGATTAGACAATACAAGTGATTTAGCAATAACACCCGCTGGTGGATTTTCTGGTTTCACTTCTAAATTGCAATATTGGGAAGATTCGGCTGACCCTCAACGGGCATGGAATACATATAGATCAGGGTGGAGCGGTAATTGGTTGTCATCATTGTTTAGAAAATACGAGATTAAGGTAACTTTGATGGACAATGGCGTTGAAGAAAAAAGCATTACTATCTAAGCATTTTTCTAACCATATAATATAAACATGAATGCTATGTATGGAAATGATAACAATGCTATGGGTAGCACTAGTGAATTCTTTAAATCAAATAGTATGGTAATGAATTTCGCATTTCTTATTTTAGTGTTAGTTGTCTTTATTATATTGTTGCAATTAGGTATTGGATTTATTAAGTGGATCATGTCTCCACCTAGTTCTCCTCACCTTTTAGATGGAATGATTGATGCGAAACAAATGATGATTTTTGAACAAGACCCCAAAATGGATAAATCAAAGACCATAATGAGGTCATCTAATGAAAACGAAGGTGTTGAATTTACATGGTCTGTATGGATATTGGTTGATGATATGGAATATAATCGGGGTAAATTTAGACATATTTTTCATAAAGGCGAAGAGAAAGGAGCAGTGAGTGAGAATGGAAATACTAACACAGGTCTGAACCATCCCAATAATGCACCAGGCGTTTATTTGACACCTGTTAAAAATAACTTACTTGTGGTGATGAATACCTTTCATAATGTAACAGAACAAGTAGAAATAGATGAGATACCATTAAATAAATGGATTAATCTTATGATACGTTGCGAAAATAGAACTCTAGATGTCTATATAAATGGAACAATTGTAAAACGTCATATGTTAAGTGGTGTCCCTAAACAAAATTACGGAAATGTTTATACAGGTTTAAATGGCGGATTTTCAGGATATATTAGCAATCTTTGGTATTTTGATTATGGTTTAGGAACAACCGAAATAGATAAGATCATTAAAAAGGGTGCTGATACAACAATGAGTGGTAATAATAGATCATTGTCTTTATCACGCCCCAACTACTTATCATTTAAGTGGTTTTTAAGAAACAATTAGCTAATCTGAAAAAAAATAATATCCAACTATATTAAAATGAGCGCTCGTCAAGGTATTAATAGCAATCGTCTAACAAACAACATGTCGAAGAATTGCGGTGGTGTTAAAAAGGCCGGTGTTCCCAATTTGGCAAACTATCCTCGTATTGTACGAAGTGCCGTTGCACCCCGTGTTCCTACAAGTGTTCCAGAAGAATGCGATGTCATTAAATCACTACAGAAGATGTCGATTCGTTATAGCTATTAAATTTTGAATTTTATTATATGATACATATTATTTTATGTATCATATGATATTATATGACAACCATATGCCAACTTAATAGTGTGCCACCGAATCCCCCGCGAACATGGTTTCGTTTCACACAACAATTCAACCCACATAGTCTTTATACTGAACACGAGTTAGCTGAACGACGCAAATACGAGGTTTTACAGCATGGATCCAAACAACATAATAAAACGCAGAAGCAACATTTGGTTGAAATATTACGTGGTTCAAGTAAATGTAATAAACCTTCTTGGACAATACAAAAAGAGGGTGTACAAACAAATCCTAATGTTTTAGGTTTGCCAAGAATAGGCAATACGCTTATTTATAATAATAATAATTATAAACAAACTAAATGTACGAGTAGTAATCGATCCAATGTTCCTGGAAAAGAGATTTTATTATGTAAACGCAAGGTACCAGTTACCATGTTATATACACGTCGTACTTATTTGTAACCAACTTATTCTTTTGGTTGGGCGTAATCACCACCTGTTGATTCCTTGGTTTGAGAGTATTCCACTCGTTGGTTTTTGATAGTGTTGCGTGTTTCACACATGAGAGGACCATCACATACACCTGTCACATGCGTTGCTTGCCATTTGTAATTGGTCGCATCACTGGGTTGAACCATTACACTTACATATTCGCCCTGGATAAGATATTTATATTGTTCATTCTTAACACTAATTACACTATGATGAGCAAAAATATCTGTTGCTGCTAGTTCTCCATCAAGTAGTGTAATAAAACCATATCCGGACTTTGTGTTAAACCATTTAACAGAACCAAGACATCTTAGACCTTCGGAAGGAATCTGACTAGTGGAAGTATTTTTTTCGACTTCAGTAGAGGTACTCATTATAAATATACATAGTCACATTTCTTTATACGTTTTATCTAATATACAATTAAAGTAACCGTAATCAATGCCTGTATCATAGTAAAAAATTTAGCTATGTTTGATATAGGATATACATCTCCGTATCCTAAAAGACATCCGCTAGAAACAGCGAAATAAAGTCGATTGAAATATTTCTGCCATAAAGGTGGCTTAATTTTATCCAAAGTTAATTCTTCGTTGGTAACTTCCTTTTCCGCGTGTTTCGCAACCTTATCAATAGCCTTATTTTTTTTGTCTTCTTTTCCGTAAAATTGCATTGCTTCTTTAGATGTAAATGTTTCAATGTTTGCAAAGGAATTGATTGTACCTACTTGTTGCGAGTCTGTTATATTCGCGTTTGATTTTATGTGTTCTTGTTTACTTATCCGTGTTTCTATTTTTGCTTTAATTACCTCGTTTTTTATTAATTCATGTATCGTATTTAATCCACTAAAGTGTGTGTCGTCGAGTAGGAGATACAAAAATGAAAATAATATAATTATTGCCAATAACATATATATCTTATAATGGACATAATTCCTAATATTAAGGGATAATAATTTTTTTTGTATACCCATTCTTAATATTGAAGGAGAAAACATTTTTTTTTAACGTATGAAATATAATTTTTCACGTACAATTAAACAAATTATAATATGGATTAAAATTAATGAGTAGCAGAGCGAATTCTTCCGCAAGAAGTCGACGCGCAGGACCTAGTTCCAATATTCAAGATACACTTACTCCCAATCCTCAACCTTCTTCACAAAATCAGCAACATTCTACATCGAATCCTTATAATCCCAACACATTTAGTGAAAAGCAAGAACCTAAACTTTTATCTATTACACAGGCATTTATGCTTATTAATGGTAAGATCAGGTCATTGGAAAGTCAAGTTGAATCAATGAATAAGATTATTGATACTAGTTCACAAGTACCTGCTATACAAAATAATTACGAGGAAATGAGTGATGTTTCCGAGTTTAGACAATCTGCTATTGACGAAGATTTTTTTGATGTTGCTTCAAAACCATTAGCAGCAAAAAATAATGTGCAAACAAATACTAATACAGAGGTAACTATTGAACCTAGTGTAGTATTCAATGAAGATAAAGCGCTAGAAATTGTCACAGGCGTAACAAGTGAAACATTTAAACAATATGATAGCAAAATTAATGATCTAGTTACTGAAAACACAAACATAAACAATAAATATTCACAACTCAATGAACGAACTGATAGTATTAACACTCAATTAATAACCATTGAGGATCTTGTTAAAAATATCCAGGAACTAAACTCCAAATTGCCTGATTTCATGACATCCGTTAATAATCGTTTCGAAACATTGCATAAGGGTCACGGAACTAATGCTGAACTAGTGCGTAATACAATGATTAAGGTAGACAAAATGCTTACCACACACAACGAAAAAATTGAGGGTGTACGAAACAGCCTTCACAATCTATTCACTACACGTTTTGATTCATTTGAGAAACAAAATGATGAAAAAAAAGTTATTTTTGATATGAAACAAAATAATGTAGCCACAATAGAAAATTGTCTCGATACAGAGGAAGTCGAAGAAGAGGAAGAGGAAGAGGAAGAGGAAGAAGAAGAGGAAGTCGAAGAAGAAGAAGAGGAGTGTTAATAAAAGTAAAATTGATTTTATTCTCATATAGATAGTAATTAGTATCATAATAAAATGAATCTTGTCATCGAAGACGTAAAGAGGAGCGAATGTTTTCAAATAATATTTCAAAACATTCGGCAATTTAGCGATAAATTCTGTATTAATTTCCGAGAGAATGACGTGTATATTCAAGGAATGGATGACTCGCATGTAGCCATTTTCGAAGTGTCGCTTTGCAAGGACTGGTTCAGTGTTTATGAATGCCAAGAACCATTTACTATTGGGATTCATGGTGGTATTTTTAGTAAAATTTTGAATACCCGTGACCCAATACAGCATATTAGTATGAAAACATCCAGTGATACATTGGACAAATTAGATGTTTCATTTACTCATCCAACAGGTAGTTTTAATAAATTCTTTGAAATGCCACTCATCGACTACGAATCAGAAATGATGGTAATACCTCCTTGTGATTATAATGTTAGCATGGAAATCGAATCCAAGGAATGGAAGAAAATACTCGACCAACTTTCAAATTTTGGAGATAATGTCCAATTCAAATGTAAAGAAGATAGTGTACATTTAATTACTGGTTCAATTGAAGGTAACATGGATGTGAATATATTATCTGATAACATTGAAACTTACATTGTCGATGAGGGGTGTGACATTAGTACCCAATTTCAGCTGAGATATCTACAGGTAATGTCGAACTTTCAAAAATTAAACAAGAACCTAACCATTATGATGTCTCCTGATATCCCGTGCTGTTGTAATTTTAATTTGCATGGTGATAGTTATATTAAATTCTTCTTAGCACCACAAATAGAAGATTAGACACTTCACGCATTCATATTCATATTCATATATATATTATTAAGCAGAATACCATAAATTAACAATGATATATTATCTTACGTTAAATCTATATAAAATTAGTGTCGCTATTTTTTAGTATGAACCAACTATTATATATATGCGTCGTTTTTCTATTTGTCGCATTTGTCTATATACACGTATTATTCCATTTAAAGGTGAATAATTTACTGGATGTCCGCACAATTCAAATAACCGGCAAAGAAGATTTCGAGGAACAATGTGATAAACGATTACCATTCATTAGCTATTACAATAATTTAATTATGAATAATACATTTTCACCTAGTCATTTATTGAATAATTATAAATCGTTTCAATTAAATAGTGATGTGCCAGAAAAGATTGGTGATGTCTTTGGAAAGGATAATTTTTTAACGTCTAATAACGAGGCATTTTTAAGTGATAGTGATACATTAATGAAAATAAATACAGAAGATAATTTTTTGCGACCATCATTTACATGTTATAAAAATTATGATTTAACAATGGGTAAAAATACTACTACCAATTTTGTATCACCCTTATGTTTTCGTACGTTTCTTTATATATGTCATGGAAATGTCGAAATATATTTGTGTCCACCAAAGAGTATTAAATTTCTGAATTATACATACAATTATGAAACATTTGTGAATGAAAGTACAATGGATCCATTTGACGAAGCAACACAATCGAGTGATGCTTTTGATAGAATTAAACCATTACGTCTTACAATAAAACAAGGCGAATTGCTATTTATCCCATCCTCTTGGTATTATAGTTATAAAATTGTCGACACTTCTGCTATAATCACTATGCAGTACAGATCATTAATGAATCTTGTTGCTCTAACACCTAATTATATTAATTATATTTATAACAAGGTTGTCGTCGACAAGAATCGTTTTGATGGTATAAGTGAAACAATACCTGAAAATAGTTAATTTTGGGTAAAATTGAATTAAAAAAATAACAAAAACAATCATTATATTCTAGATTCAATATAATGATTCAATATAAGGTGATGTTTGATGACAGGAGTATGACGTCATGGAAAATTAATAATTATAGTACCATGGAATATGTTTCGCTGGTTGGTTTTTCACCGGTTCACCATAGACTATTCAACGGAGACATTTTTACATTTGCAGAAAATGATGTTTGTACTATCATACACTCTCCGGTTCGAGAAACTCAAGGAATGCCAGGAGTATTGGTGTTGGAAGGTGGTAAAATGTACGGCAAGGAAAAGAATAAATGCCTATACAAATGTTTACCTGATGATAAACGTATTCCCCCATTTACGATTCCTTATGAAATAAGGAGTTTGGGGTTTTCCAAAAAAGCTGTTAATAAATATGTAAATTTCAAGTTCATATCATGGAATTCCAACCATCCACTAGGCATGTTAACACAAACCATTGGTGATGTGGATATTATTGAGAACTTTTACGAATATCAATTGTATTGTAAAAGTTTGAACGCATCTATCCAAAATTTTACAAAAAGTACAGCACGTAATTTCAAGGCACTTACAAATGATCCTAGTAAAGTACTTGATTCTATCGTTGAGTCAAATCCTCAAATTGTCGACAGAACACATGAAAATATATTTACTATCGATGGCAAAGGAACACAGGATTTTGATGATGCTGTCAGTTTTACGTCGATCAATGAAACGAAATGTAAAGTGAGTATTTATATAACAAATGTCTGTGTATGGATCGATACATTGAATCTTTGGGAGTCGTTTGCAAATCGCATTTCTACTATTTATTTACCGGATAGGAAACGACCTATGTTACCGACCATTCTTTCAGATATACTTTGTAGTCTTCAACAAGGAGAACGTCGCATTGCGCTCGCAATGGATCTCATCGTCGAAAATGGAAAAATTATGGATATCGAATTCGTAAATTGTCTAATATCTGTACGCAAGAATTATATATACGAAGAGAAGGCTCTAGTTAACATGACAGATTACCAGAGTTTATTGTCTACGACCAGAAATATGATAAAAACACATAAATTTGTACGGGTCATCAAAAACAGCTATGATGTGATTGCCTATTTAATGATTTGTATGAATTATTATTGCGCTAAACATTTTTGCGATCATGATAATGGCATATATAGAAGCTCTTCATTTCATAATACCACCGCGCCAGTACCTTCTACATTACCTGATGATGTATATAATTTTATGAAAATATGGGGAGCGGCTGCAGGACAATATGTGGTTGGAAAAACACCGCATGAAATTCTAGAACTAGATACATACACACATATAACGTCTCCTATCCGTAGATTGGTTGATCTGATAAATTTGGCAAACATACAACGAAATTTAGGGATGTATGTTTTCAAGGGGGATATTGATCGGTTTTATACCTATTGGCTCGGTAAACTGGACTATATCAATACGACCATGCGTTCTATTCGGAAGGTACAAACTGAATGTTCGCTCTTGGAATTATGTACAAAGACACCGAATATGTCTGAAACCGAATATACAGGATATGTTTTTGATCGAATAGAACGAAATGACGGATTATATCAATACATGTCCTATTTACCCGAACTCAAAATGGTATCAAAAGTAAACTCAAGATTAAATAAAAACAACTTCGATTCTGTATTATTTCGCATTTACCTATTTCGTGATGAAGACAGACTGAAACAAAAAATTCGTGTCCATATGTTGGAATAATTATACTCCATGTTGTGTAATGAATACCTTCAGCTGTGCCTTTAATAGTATTTTAATTGGTGGGAAGTATTTACATAGATAAAGCATTGAATCTATTTGTTCGCGTGTTTGTAGGGAAATATAAATAGATTTCATGTTGATTTCGTCTTCGGTCCATTGTGAATATTCTTTCTGTGGTTCAATATAGGTAATCGTTCTTGCCTGAGTTAATAATTGTTCCAATGTTCTACCATTACTTCCAAATACCATTATTACAATAGTAGGTCATATTTTTTTATTCGATATTAACTCATCTAATTCGTTAAATATTGGGGGCTATGTTTTTTTGTATGCGTAATATATAATGAAAATCGCTAAAACTATTAAAAGTTTATGCACACCGGCGCTAATATATTTCTCTATTTCAATTGTAGCCCTTTTAATGATGGTTATACAAAATTATGGTAGTCATGATAGATATTGTTTAGGTAGCTTTAGTTGTCCTTCGAACAACATTTCATTAATATTTGTTGCTAAAGTTGTATATATTATTTTTTGGACATTCATTTTAAATTTGATATGTACCTCTGGATTTTCTAGCATCTCGTGGTTTCTCGTGCTATTCCCGTTTTTATTTATGTTTGTTGCCCTAGGTATAATGATTTTACAAGGTCAACACATTGAGTCTATGTGTGGAATAAAGAAACAAGAAGATCAGGTCGAATCTATGAGTGGAATGAGGAAACAAACGGAATCTATGGGTGGAATACGGAATCTAATGGATTAGGTTATATATCTATAATTTGTAGGCAGACTAATAAAAACGAATTGAATATTTAGAAATATAATCGCGGACTATTACATCTAATTGCGATTTTTCTAAAGAACGTATAAAACAATACACGTCGTATTTGCTACGTAGACCAGGTTTCGGTATTTTTTCAACGCGTGTCCATGATATCGATTTATTAGGAAAACAATTTGCACACATACGTTCAGGGAGTGAATTCCAGTCTTCTCTCAATGTATATGTTTTCATGAACATTTTTAGCATAATTGTCAGAGGTATGGTTTTTGTTTCAATAAATATATGTCTAACGTACTTTTTTAAATCGTGTGAAGAGAAATATATCAACCCACGTGATCGTTTAATTGTATCAATCGATTTTACACGAGCTATATTTGATATTTGTAGTGTATCGCTATTGAAAGGAGGAATGTAGCTTAAATATGACGATATATGTAACCACATAAAAAAATGGAGTCTTAACATATTATTATTACTACCTAATAATATGTAATTGATTTTATATCAAACTAATTAACTAAATATATAATGATTGATTTGTTGCAACATATTTCAACGTTTTGGAAGAAATTTCACTAAACAGATGTGATAAATGTACATCTCCCAATATATTACTTGCTGTCTCGAGTTCCAATGCAATGTGATTAATTTTAAGCAGCGCCTTGACAAATTCACCTAAGAATATACCCTTCTCTTCTTGAACACGGAATAATATCTGTTTGCATGTTTGTTCGTCCTCCGCGTCCACCCAATCCATAACATATTGAATAATATCAAATTGAAATTCTGTATTGTATATTTCGAGATAATTTGACGTATATGTCGAATCCATCGCAATAATGAAATCATTCAAACGTTTATTCTCCAAACTTGGTCTCATTTGTTTCAAATCACTATGAACCTTGATCGGTGTAAGAATACTTAGGATTCCAACCATCTCCACCAAACTAAATGTAGATATTTCATGACCCCAAAACAATTGTTCACCGAGTAAAAGACCGGGACCTTCCTTAATCAATGCACAGACCTCGCCTTTTAGTGTTATCATATAATCGCCATCCTCGCTTAAGCTAACACACTCATGTGTAATTAATGTATTCATATGATGCGACAATGTCCCTTCTATGAATTGTTTGCGTTGGTCAAGTAAAGTTACATATTGGGTATAATTTTTCATTTCCAATAAATACCCATCATATCGTATTAGATAAGATTTCCAATGTTTTCCATATTTCATCTCGATTTGCTCCATGTCTCGCATAGCAGCCTTTTTCTTTTTATTTTGTAGTCCATTCAAAGTATTCTGTATGTTCTTGTAACTCACCAAATCATCAATACACATACCGGTTTGAACCATTATATCATACCGCTTTTCAATACTTTCCTTCATTGTGATACCTATTTTATCTTCCGCCACAATTTGCTTTTCGATCTCCCCATGCAACATACTCTTACTAATATATTGCGTTATCTCGGAACTTGCGCCTTTGTGAATGTTTTGTAACAAATTTAACAAAAGAGTACAATGGATAGAGAATTTAGAAACCAATGTTTGCGGAATCCCAGATAACATATTTTTCATTTCTAGAGTAGTCGGCATCATATGTCTATACATATTTGCGCAATGAATCACATGACCGATTTTGTCCAAGCCTCGTCGCCCAGCCCGCCCAGCCATTTGTGTATATTCATGACTATACAAATAGCGACTACCTTCGGAAGTATATTTCGAAACGTTTGTGAAAATAACCGATTTAGTAGGCATATTAAGACCGACAGCAAAGGTCTCTGTTGCAAAGAGGAGTTTAATATATCCCTTGGCAAATAACAATTCAACCATCTCGCGCAATATGGGCATTATACCACTATGATGTATCGCAATTCCTTTCGAAATCAATCGTACCATATTCTTATATTCAGGTAACTCCAAATATTCGCGATAATTTGGCAACTTGCGAATGATATGCTCACATTCGCGTTCAATTACTTGAGGCACAGGGAACATATCATCAATAACAATCTCACCAACTCCTTCAGCATATTTTTCTACATTTTTTCTCGAGAATACAAAAGCAATGGCAGGCAACATCTCGTTTTGTTTACAATATTTAACGACTTGATTAAGAACAAAATTAGGACTGATGAACGTTTTGTGCTTTTCTATTTTATCAATCAATCTGCGCGTTTTTAAATAAGATTCTTCGCAATAATTTGTACTCGGACTTCGTAGAGGAAGAAGTTGATCCATTTGTTGCCGAACTTCTTCCTTTTCAGACTTACTAGTAATTTGTTTATATAGATGTTCGGGTGCAGTGACAAACAAATGATGATGTAGAGGAACAACGCGATGCTCGGTAGAAGCCAAATAGACCTCCTTTGTTTTTTTCTGACCCTCGCACCAAGAGGCGAATTTTTCTGGTTTATCAATTGTCGCGGAAAGCATTAACATTTGAATGTGATCTGGGAGCATCATAATTGTCTCTTCCCATACCTTACCCCGATCTTGGTCATTAATATAATGGATTTCGTCAAAAATGACACACCCCAAGTCATTAGCGATATCCATTTCAAACATTAACAATTTATTTTTTGTTTTTTCATCCTTATCCTGTAGATATAATGTATTCTGTAAAATTTCTGTTGTCATAATTAGAACATCTGCTTCAGGATTAAACTTAATATCACCGGTAAGAATACCAAAACTAATATCGGGAAATGCCTTACTGAACTCGTAATATTTTTGATTGGATAATGCCTTGATAGGACTTGTATAAATCACTTTTTTTCCCATTGATGTGAAATGTTTAATCGCAAACTCTGCTGGAAGTGTTTTACCTGAACCCGTATGCGCTGTTACCAAAACATGTTGTGATTCGACCAAACCATGTATAGCATACTTTTGGAAATCGCTCAAAGGGAAGGGAAAGTAATCGAAATATTCGGTATACTTTTCAATATTCTCCTGTTCATCATAAGGTTTATCGCAAATTCGAACCATTTTAACTTATATATAAATAGCAATTAGTTATTATATTCTTTTCAATTTTCATTTTTTTTATTTCTAATGTTACTTCATATGGACGACATTACCGGTGGGACAATAAAAAAAAATAGCTTTTTCGAACATGTATTTGATTTCAAAGACGATACTAAGAACGATTTATTAAATTTATCTCAATATTCGGTACTTTCCATCATTCCTGTGATTGGATTAAATAAACTAATGAAGCATTATATTCCGGATGCAGATGACACGAAAGGAAGTTTAGAAATAGTGATCGAATTGATTGCTCAAGTTTTAGTAATATTAATTGGACTTTTTTATATCCATCGCATTGTCACTTTCGTACCTACATATAGTAACGATAGTTACCCACCTTTTCAACTGATTAATATTGTTTTAGTAATATTATTCATCACTCTTAGTCTCCAGACAAAATTGGGTGAAAAGGGCAATATACTTTACGAACGTATGATGGGTTTAATAAACGGCGAGGAAAGTTTACGGGAGAAGGAACCAGTATTACAACAAAATCAAAATGTATCCCATGTATTACCACCTCCAACAATTGCGCGTGAACCAATGCAAAATCAACAAAGTTTAGGATCCACACCCATCCAAGGTGGACAAAATTTCGATCAAATGTACCAATCTAACCCTACACATATGGTGAATGCTAACGCACCCGGACAACAACAACAACAACAAATGGGACCTCCTCCGTTAATGGCTGCTAACGAAGCATTGGGAGGTGGAGGATTTGGATCAATGTTTTAAACATTTTACCATCAATAAAATATAGTTATTTATAATAGAAATGAATTTACAGAATAATAATAAAATTCCATCAACTAAGAAAATAAAACACACAAATAAGAGTGAAACATATATAACCGATCGTTTATATATTATATACACAGGAGTAATATTATTAGTGTTAGGTATAACGTATATTAATTATATATTATATAAGAAGTACGGCAAGAGTGAAGCCGATCTATTTATACAATTTCCATTTAAATTCTTAGCATCTTTATTCGTATTTTTTGCTATTGGAAAAATTGGATACGATACATTAAAGGCATCTGAAACTACGGAAGAAGAAATACAACAAGGATTATCACATTTTACACAAGAAATTGTTGTAGATAGATGGGAGGCAGATGCTATGAATTATCCGGTATTAAATACTTTATATAAGGAAATTTTTAGTATGGGTACTGGTAATTCTTTTTATACACGTGCAGAATGGAATGCTAAAGGGTTATCACACATCAAATATGTACCATACGACGGAAATGAAGAAAAATGGCATTACTCTGCTAAATTTATTCAAGAAATGGTAAATATTGTCAGAATGTTTAAACTAGAAGATAAATTTAAAATTAATAATAAGTTAGATTTAATTAAATCCAATCAAAATGCATTCGCAGGATGGATTACGTGCTTTAGAATGTATCTAAACAATCCAATTGTTCGAAATGTATGGGAGCAGTATAAATACCGACACGTCAATCCTAAATTCACTGCATGGGTGCATTATTTTGTTATTGACGTAGTTGAAAAGAATCCCGATTTTTTCTTACAACATCGTAATAAGTGGGATTCAGAATTGAAACAATGGTTAAAATGAAGGGAGGTGGAGGATTTGGATCAATGTTTTAATTATTTAGTGGGAATCATTTAAAAAATACATGTGGGTACTATATATAATGCAGATCTTTATTAAGACTCTCACTGGAAAGACTATTACTTTGGATGTAGAACCTTCCGATACTATTGACAATATTAAACAAAAAATTCAAGATAAGGAGGGTATCCCACCCGATCAGCAGCGGCTAATTTTTGCTGGTAAACAGCTTGAAGATGGTCGCACATTAGCAGACTATAACGTCCAAAAAGAGAGTACACTTCATTTGGTCCTCCGATTGAGGGGTGGTGATATTTAGGAGAAATACCAACAAATCATTAATAAAATAATATAAACATATATCAATATATATATTTATATAATGGAGTGTTCTAAATGTGAAGAAGAAAAAGAATTAATGCCTAGAAGAAAGGTGTGTAGAACTTGTTTTAATAAAGAAAAGGTTATACAACGACAAAATCGTATTCCAAATGAACGAGAAGAAGAATGTCGGAAATGTTTTCAAATAAAAACTATTCCCAAAGGTAAAACATGGTGTAAAGAATGTAAAAATGATTATGAAAAATTAAGAAAATCAAAATTTACTGAAACGAAAAAAGATGAAGAAAAACAAAAAAGTCAAGAATATTATAAAAAAATTAAAGAGAATGTTACTGAAATTGTTATTGATGATACTGAAACCAAAATATGTTCTGTTTGTAATGAAAATAAAACATTAGATAAATATTTTATTGCAAAATGTAAAGGAACAATACGGGCTGCGTGTAAAGAATGTTTATCCAAAGATAGAAAGGAACATTACCAAAATAATAAGCAGCAAACTATTAAACAAAATACTATTTATCAAGTAGCACGATGTAAAGTAGATCCTGAATTTAAAATTCTAAAAACATTACGAAGTCGTTTATATCATGCTTTAAAAAATCAAAAAGCAGATAAAAAATACAGAACAAAACAACTAACAGGTTGTGAATTACCATTTTTAAAAGGATATTTAGAAGCCAAATTTGTTGAAGGAATGACGTGGGAAAATCACGGAGAATGGCACATAGATCATATAAAACCATGTTGTAGTTTTGATTTAAAGGAAGAGGAGCAGCAAAAAAAATGTTTTCACTATACAAATTTACAGCCACTTTTTGCCGCCGATAATTTATCAAAAGGAGGCAAATATGAAGCAAGTATTGAGAATTAGAAAATATATACACACATATATAATAACAATATGAATGAATATTATTATTATGTTATTTTATGCCGATTTCCTAAAAGTTTTTCTTACTCCTGAATTTTTTGGATTTTTTGGATTTTTTGGATTTTTTGGATCTTTTGGATCTTTTGGATTTTCAGGTTCTTCTTTTACCGCCAAGTTTTCCATAAGGTCTGTTTATAGTACCTGGATTTAGATTGATATAAGTATCTAAAGCAGACGGACCTCGATGATATGCCATAGTTTTAAGTGATGATATATTGGGTCGTTTATAATTTGATAATTCTTTTATATTTTTGTATTTGTGCTCTTTTATTTTATTTTTCGTGACTATGTAGTCTTCTATCAAATAAGGAATACCATTTTGTTCTTCACCATATGGTGTCATATCTTCTGCCAGACGAAGTTCTTTGTTTGTATCAAGATCAAGTTCAATACTAATATCCGGGTGTTCTAATAATAATTCAACCATGTATATATTTCCAGAAATAATTGCGTGTCTAAGTGGTGTATCACCATCTTTATTCTTAGCATTCGCATTAGCTCCATTCTTTAAAGCATTTTCAACTTTGTCTGCATCATCAATTTCAATTGCATCAAAAAGATAGTTATCCTTTTATTCTTGATTTCCTCCCCTCTGTCTTTTCTTGGTTTTTCTATGATATTTACGTCGACCATATTTACAACGTTGTTTTCGCGAAACACCAATTGACCCTTTTCGTTTTCGTTTTACGGATTGTCCCTTCCTTTTACTTCCTGGACGACGTTTTCGTCTAGTTTTACCACCTTTACCCCACCATTTTGAACTTTTTTGCGCCAAAGCCAATTGTTGTGCACTTTTGGCAAAAGCATTCGCACCTTCTTTAAGTTGATCACTTTTATCACTTAGATCATTTAATTTATTTAAGTTATTACTCATTTTATCACGGGTGGTTTGAGGCATATCATGTAACAATGAACTTAATTTCGCGCGTTTATTTCCGCGTCCCTCTTTACTAGTAATATATTCGATAGCCTCTTTAAACATGTCTGTATCGCGACATTGTTTACTCACTTCACTTCCGCGTTTTCTTCGTGTTCCAGAACCATAAAACTTACTATAAAAACTCCAGTCCAATCTAAGATCACCTATTGTATCACATGAATCTATTGTTTGTCTAGTTAATAATGTTTTCCCAGTCTTTCCTGGTTCACATGTGGATATATTTTCATTTGGTGTTATACCTTGATGACCATCGCAGTGAGAGTTCTTAGTATACGTTAATTCATGCGAACATGGAAGGATTACAATCGACTTGTCCATCAATTGGTTATTAAAACCCTTCAAAAAATGTCCCATTGTTTCACTTGTGCGATTTAAATCGGAAGCAAATAGATAATCAATTTCTTTACCTCTTACTATATCTTTTAGATGTTTACCTGATGAAAGTGCCTGTGCACGCCCGTCTTCTGTTAACTTAGTGTTTTTATTACTGAATGCCTTACTCATTCCCTTGAGTACATTATGTTCAGCTTGTCCATGACGTATCAAATAAAATTCGAATGTGTTAATTGGGTTTATGTGTTCGAAATTTACTTTGATAAAGATAGGATGTAACTCTTCAATCTGATATTTACCCTGTTTCGCTTTTTCGTCAATTGTACCTGGTTTGACATAATACGTATATGTTGGTTTTTCTTCATCAATTGATCCATTATACACTAATTCTAATGATAAGCTGGTTGAAGTAATGATTAATTTAATAACACATCCATTCTGAAACCGATGTAGCCCTCCTCCGCCCCCCTTGCTTTCACTACCACTGGACGAAACTGATTCGACATCAGTAACACCCGAGTCATACGAATCTGACGAATTTGAACGCGAATTACTTTGATCATTATTATTTATAAGATAGTCATGTAAAAAACAACGCAATCTTGCCTGATGCGATACAATAATGGATCGATATGTTTTTGAACTCATAATATATTACAATATAATATAATTAATTCTAAATATCCGAAGGTGTATAATAATATAGTGACATTCATTGTGTGAATTCGTAAGCGATTTGTCTAGCATTTTTTGAGGTTAGTAGTAGATATTTACGTCATATAATTAAAATTTGAATACTTTAGCATAGTAAGCCCAAAAAAATATACCAACAAAACATTTGGAAAACAAATCAAGAATATTAAAAGAAATATTTTTAGTTACTTCATCGAAAAAATATACAACACCATATAATGCCCATAAAACAAAGAATGCACTATATAAAATCATATTATCAAAGTTATATTTACCTTGAATATATGTTTTATAAATATATCCGTATAAGCCAGCAAAGAAACCAAAACCAATGAAATTACCTAATAATTTAGACAATGTACCAATTTCACCGAGATATCCTGCACCAAGCATACCATAATTCATGGCAAGAATTTTTAAATAAGAAGTAAATGACATTGCGCCATTTTTACTATTATACAAAAGTGCCAATACAAGCACAAGCAACATAATAGGTGTAGTAATTGCCCAATCTGTATAACGTGTTTTATTAATAGCTTCATAATCGACTTCCTCATCATTTTCAATGGACGTAATGAATTTACCATAAAAGAAAGCAGCAACAACCGATATACATGTTTCTAAATTAAGAATATTACGAATCTTCATATCTTTAGTGCGAATTGCCTCAATAAAAGTAATAGTAGCAGTAGTCATTAAAAATGCGTATGTAATATAAAAACTATCATTAACAAGATTTTTGCTGGCAAATAATGAATTCATTTTTTGTCTTGAATCTTCCATTTATATAAAGTGATTATTTTATATAAATATTTATGTGATTTATAACTCCTTAAAAACTCATATTACAATATAATTATTCTTAAATATTCTTAAATATTACTTTTTGTATTCATGGTTGGATTTTTTTTCCATATATGTTTTTTAAACAATATAGCAACATTATTTCTCGGATGAAGTGTTTCAGCCTTAATATTATTCGCCCGAACAACACTATAAGTTGGCATTACAATATTATACATGAGTGTTTCATCATAAGGTACTAGTCGAATTGTCGAATCATTAATCATACATTCAGCCTTTACGTATTTTCCTCTTACAATAATCTTGTGTTTTCTACTCATGATTGTATCGCGATTTGGAACATTATCTCCTAGCGCATTTTTTTCAAATAATACCAATTCATCTTCATTATGAATAGTTTTTGTAATTCCTACAACATGTGATCCGTGTATAGTATGTTTTTTTGATTTGATAAGTTGAATTGGTACATCACCTTGATCAGTGCGTATCATTGTATTCGCTACGAAACAAATGACACTCGGTACAACATACGATATAGTAATATTTCCCAACCCAATATGTATACTCTGTTTAAATTCTACATCATTAGCTAATTCATAAGCATATGATGACCCTCCACCCCCACCAGCTGCATCACCTGGCGATATATCAGTGGATGCCGCACCCCCACCCCCTCCATAATACCCACCTCCACCACCTCCACCACTATCAAATCCAGCGAATCCAGTGATTCCACCCATCCCACCCGTTCCCAAAACACCTTTTTTTCCCCACGATACTTCGTCGTTGGATAAATTTGAACCACCTAAACCTCCACCATTTTGTGTACCGCCTTTACCACCCTTTTGGTTTCCAGTTTTAGCACCATCCGCACCCGGTTGTCCATTACCATTGCCACCACCTCCTCCTTGGGGATCACTTCCGCCACCACCACCACCACCAGCAACTAAAATACGATGCGCCAATCCATTTCCATTAATTCTAATATCAGTTGCACCTGCGCCACTACCTCCTGGATCTCCAAAACTTCCACTATCTCCTCCGCCATTATAACCACCCGGAATATTGGCATTGGCTTGTGTATTGGATTGCGAAACACCATCCGTTCCAGTGCCTCCAATATACAAGTATAATACGCTACCCGGTGTAACATTTAAGTTTGCGTTTACATTTCCACCCATACCACCTGCTCCACCAAAGCTACCCTTACCACCAGATGAACCATTTAATTCAACATGTATCGTATATATCTCATCTGGTATAATGTAGGTTTGTTCTGAACCAGTATAACTAAATATTTTCGATTTCGACATTATATACATTATAGTGATAAAAGATTTACATATAAAATAATGTTAACATATGATTATAATATAAGTAGTAATTATGGGTGATATAGATGTTTTACTGAACGCATTAGAAAACGATAACAATAATTTCATTCTTCAATATACAAGCGACGAATTAGAAGATATAAAACGTCATGTATTGAGTGAATTAGAACTTGATGATGATGATATGGAAATCATGATGAATAAATTAAACGATTATGTCTATATCGATGAAATGAAACAATTTGTACCGGGTGTTTATATAAGATGGATATCGTTAAAAAACCCTGATCACATTGCTCTCACACGCGGCGCATTAGTATGTGATATTAACATTTGTGAAAAAGGTACAAGTGTTGTATGCAAAAATAGAATAAATAAATATATGCAGGTAAGGTTGGATGAAGCGCATATGTTTCGCAAGCTAACACCACAAGAAAAGGTATTATTAAGTGCTATGAACTATTTGAAAAAATAGTCGGACTACATAAATATTCAAGGGTGTAAATAACCGATATAAAGATTTTACACTCCATATAATAATGTCATCCAATATCTCGGCAAGTGATTTAAAATGGACTGCTGAGGAGGTGGAAGAAATGGATGCGAATGCGTGGGCAGCAGTTGAAACATCTGATATAGTGAATGCGATCCATGCTGCGCGGGCGGTATGGTCGGTTGCTATCGAGACAGCTAATGCGGAGAAGGCAGATGCGGATGTGGCGAGGAGAAGGGAACTGGAAGGGGTACAAAACGGGAACCGAATTAGGCAGGCGGCGGTGAGATCGGAGGTGAAGACAGCATGGGCGGCTGATGTTGCAAGAAGGGAACTGGAAGGGATACAACATGGAAATCGACTCAGGCAGACATTAAAGAAGGTAAATGTGGTTGTGAAGGAGAAGGAAAAAACAGATGCGGATGTGATAGTATGATTTCCATGACTCTAAGAAACTCGACAATGGTTCAGCAATAGGAAAGATTCATAAATCTACGTTTCAAATGTAAAAAAGTGTAAGCATAATATATATACTATGAGTCAGTATACATATTATTTGAATGAAATTTTATCAAAAAATCCATTATTCACCGAAGAAGTAAAAGAAAAACCCAAAAAAAAGAATACACCTTCCCTATTTACGAGTAACTATACGAAAATTCTAATTAATATGAACAAATTTTCGCCAAATACATATACATTTCTCTATCAATCAAATAATAGACACGCGTATATCCATTTTGTTATTCGTAAATGTAAGTTATTTTAGAAATGCGCTAACAAACTCATCTTTGGTCATGACAGGAATTTTCAACTCTTTTGCCTTTTTAATCTTACTAGAATCGTCATCATGCGATTTAACAAGTAATACAAAGGTTGTTTTAGATACCGATGACGAATTCTTTACTTGATAACTATCCTTCAATAATGTAGTCAGTTCATCGTCACGAAATCCAGTCATAACTATATGTTTTTGAAACAATATATGGTTAATTTCATAATCTTTTTCTAATGAAGGTGTCGTGTCCAATTTGTATGTTAGTTTACAATTTTCCAAAAATGCCTTGAACTCATCTATACGTTCCACAAAATTAGTAGCCGTCTTTATTGCAAGTGACTTAACATGTGATAGTTTATCTATTTTAGCCTCCTTTGTATCTTGTGAAACCAAAATATCAGGATATGCTTGTAAAATAGTTTCGAATTTTCTCGTACCAAAACCATGCTCGAATTTATTTGAAGCGGTCATCAACACGGACAATTCAGCCTTTGCTAGTTGTTCGTGAATGCCTATTGATAGGTTTGTAGCAGTTTTTTCTTGAATACCATCGATTTTCATAAAATCCGATTTGGTCATTTCTATTATTTGACACGTTGTACGATATCCTCCTTTAATGAGTTTCCTAATTGTTCCTTGACTAAGTTGTTTTACCTTGATTGTTTGAAAAAAACTGGTCATAACTTTTTCTAGAACCTCGTCACTATCGTCCTTATTGTCCATGATAATATCTACATGTGTACTATTCCAATGATAAGGGATGTCGGGCATTTTCGCTTCCTCAGCTGGTTCGATTACTTCTTGAATATAAGGAATGACGTCTCCACTTCTGATTAGTTTTACCATTGCTCCCAAATTAAGTTTATTTTCTAACACGTATGAAGCGTTAAATGCCGTAGCATATTCTATTGTCACGCCACCCAACTCTACTGGTTCAATGCGTATGCGTGGTTTCAAATACCCATCCTTACTTGGTGCCCATAAGACATCGACAATCTTTACCTCTGCTACTTGATCAGACAATACCATCTTAAATGCAAATGCGAATTCGGGATTCTTTTCTTGGCGCGGGTAAAGTTTGTTATGACAAACAATGACTCCATCCATGATATAACCATACGATCCGCGCCAATCTACAAGATGTTTGGAAAGCATTTCATTTGATATGTTGTCTGTGTGTTCATGATGTACTACGTTTACGTCCAACGATTCAAGTAAATGAAACTGGTCAAGTGGTTTCAAAACTGGTTCAACAACTTCGTAAGCTACAAAATCAATGTTTTTCATCACCTCTGGATCGACCGATTTAGAATTCATTAATCCAGCTACAAAATTACGTGCGTTTTTGAATGTTGTTGAATAATGTTTAGCAAATAATTCTTTAGAAATAATAAACTCACCACGAATAGTAATGTTTTCTTTTTTGGGAAGACGTAAATAAGGGATCAAATAACTAATATCTTGACCTATGTGTCCATCACCACGTGTGTATAATTTTGACTCTCCATTTTCGGTAGAATATAATCCACTAACACCATCCAACTTCACAGACAATACATAATCATTTGGATATTTTTCAATAAATTTTGTAATAGCATTTGTTGTAGGTTTAATCTTATCCATAGAACCCATGAAATAAGGAAGGGTTACCTTATTTTTTACATTCTTCACAATTGGAGCACCTATTTTTTCTAACAATTCGTTTTTAGGATACTTTTTATCAAAAAACTCCTTTACTATATCATATTGATTGTCTGTCATTAATGGCTTCTCGTTATAATATTGTTCGTTTGCGTATTCTATCATTTTTACTATCATTGATTCATCAAGTTTATCTAGGTAATCAATACTCTTTTTCAAAAATTGTTGTATATGTAATTTGACATCACGCTTGGGTACAACCTTTCGTTTTATAGTCATTTTTTTTGGTTTTCCATTACTTACTGGAGATGCCTTTTTAATTGTTTTTGGACTCGATTTTTTAGCACTCTTCGATTTTGAACTCTTTGATTTGGCACTCTTTGATTTGGAACTCTTTGATTTGGAACTCTTTGATTTGGAACTCTTTGATTTGGAACTCTTTGATTTGGAACTCTTTGATTTGGAACTCTTTGATTTGGAACTCGATTTTTTGACGTCTGATACTTTTTGAACACTTGGTGATTTGGTAATACTTGTACTCGCAATGACAGATGTCCCGTCTTTACGTTGCTCGGGTGTCTTAAATACCAAACCCAAATATCGGAAAACATCCTCTTCATTTTCAAACGACTCTTCAATACGAGCCCCCTTTTTCTTATCAACCATTGTATATAATCCATGCTCATTCAATGTTAATCCCTTTTTCAATGCATGTTGACGCATAATAGTATTGAATGCCTTGGAACCAGTAAAATATATAATAGCAAACGCGTACTCAGTTGGAGGCGCATATAAAAAATCCAGACGGCGTGATAATTTTCCTTCTAATTGACCAATAGTTAGACTTTTTACCTTTCCCCTACTCAATTCTTCAATCACAATATTTGTTTTATTTAAAGCATCTAAAAATGTAGCAAATACCTTTTTATTGTTTTCTTTAGACGTAATGATTATATCTATATCACCAGAACTCGAAACACCTCGTCTGTAACTACCTACAATTTCAAAAGATACGTCGGTTTGTGATTCACCAAATGTATCTCGAAAAACATCGTCTATGCGCTTGTTATATTCTACAATTTCATCACGAGGAATACGATGTGTTAAATCATCATAATATTTCAATCCTTTTTGCTGTACATTATTCAACAACTCACTTTGTTGTTTAAGTTGTTCAATAGTAGTTATTCCTTTTTCAATTAATTCTTTAGCATTTTTAATACCTATACCATGGACTTGTGTTAATACATTGATTGGATTTTTACGTTCCCGTTCCAAATAAGCCAAACTACCCGTTTCTTCATACTCTTGCAATTTTTTTATTATCGCGTCACCAATACCAGGCATTCCCTCCAATTGTTTATAGCTTGTAATGTCATAAGTAATTCCTAATATTGTTTCTTCCGCCTTTTTGTATGCACGAGCCTTAAATGGTTCCCCTTGACCCATCAAAATAGTTTCTAACTCACTAAGTAATGTCGAAAATCCTTCATTTAAACGTTGTTCACCTTCACCGGATGATTTATCGTTTTTCATAGTTCTATTTGACGTTTTTTTTTTATGTCTTTTGCGTGAACTATTTTGTTGAGGGCTCATATATATATATTGGATTATTATTTACACCTATTCGCTATTCCTTTTGTTTTTACGTGTTTTTTGAAAGGCTGCTCGTTTTTTGATTTTATACGATTTCCCTTTAAAATTTTTTAATGAAGGATTTTTATTACATTTAAAACGAAATATATCTAAATTTTTTCGATGTATAACAGATGTTCTGCAAATCCCAACAGGTTCACGTGTATTATCTGATTTCTGTTTTCTTTTTACACGTTTAATACACCTACAAAGTTTCTCTGCTAAAATTTGTTCCGCTGCTTTTTTCACTCGCATTCTCGTTTTCGGCATGGGAATATCATAATAATCGAGCACTTTTAAATAGTCGTCGTGTGTCAATGTTTCCTCCATACATATATACAACATTTATTTTTTGAACACGAGTATTATTTTTTGCTCGAAGAATAATATATAGCTAATATAAGTACCATGAAAAAACATGTGGTTGTATTCGATATGGATGAGACTCTTGGTTATTTCCAAAACATGGGTATATTTTATTATACTCTCCAGAATTATATACAACACCAAATAACATTTGAGATTTTCTGTAAATTAATAGATTTATATCCCCAGATTCTCCGTCCAAAAATATTTTCTATTTTGAAATATTTAATTGAAGTTAGACGAACCACTAAATTGGAAATTATGATTTATACGAATAATCAAGGACCAAAGGAATGGGTTCAACTTATAAAAAATTATTTTGAATACAAACTGAATACTGAAATATTCACAAAAATTATTCGCGCATTTATGGTGAATGGTAAAGTGATTGAACCAAAACGCACATCCCATAATAAAACGTACAAGGATCTGTTACGTACTACACGTATTCCCAAAGAAGCAAAAATATGTATGATTGATGATGTCTATTATGATGGCATGGAAAATAATAATGTTTATTATTTGCATATTGACCCCTATGTATCGTCATTGCATTATACAACGATGGTTGATCGATTAATCGATTCCAAAATATTAGGGACATTGAACAAAAAACATTTACTTAAAAATATGACAAACGCATTCGCAGGAGTCAAATTCTACGAAAAGTCTGATAAAACACACGAAATCGATATTATTGTTGGGAAAACAATTCAAATTGGTCTTCAGGAATTTTTTCATGAAATGTAAACAACGATGTCAGTTTTGTTAATGATGTTGAGGATAAAATAAATAGAGCAGCGCTAAATATTATTTTCTGATCAAAAGGTGTGAATTTATGATGGCGCCATGGGTGGAAACGCCAAATTAAGATACATGATATATATAAATTAAATGTTGCTTGAAGCGTTTCTAAATATTCCGGTGCAAACGATGCGAGACCAATAAAACCTGTTATATAAATAAAATAAGTAGAATAAAGTATAATATAAAAAACTCTTTCCAATGATTTCATTATATTATACATACAAAATTAAAATCCCATTATTGGGATATTACTTCAAAGGTGTATAGAATCGTAAATTGTCAATGTTCTCGCACTAGAATCCTGGGCGTCGACATACTTTGGCATCCAGAAGTATTTAATAATACTTGAACGCCCTTCGTAGTTTTTTTCAAATAAATGTCGATAGTACATTTGTTCCTTTGTTACTGGTATGTTATGATCAACATACATGGTATATGTCATATCATCATCAATCGTTTCTACATGTTCCTGAATAATCTCATACCATGAACGCGTATGCTTACTTACACCATCACTAAATGCCTCCTTCGTACGCCACAACACTTCATCGGGCAATAAAGGTTTCCCATCAAACAACATTCTAGAAAACGCACTACGTAATAAATGTTTTTCACATTTATTAGTAAGCACGTGGTTTCGAATATCCGGATGAATAGACATGTAGTATTCTACGAAGCTTCGGTCAAGAAATGGCGTGCGTGCCTCGAGTCCATTTGAAGCAATCGATTTGTCAGAACGCAACACATCATAACAATGTAAATCAGTCAAAAGACGCTTGCATTCTTTATCGAATTCAATGGAATCTGGACATTGATGGAAATATAGATAACCACCCATTAGTTCGTCTGCGCCATCACCATTAAATATTACCTTTGCTAGACTATTCTTTGAAATGTAATTTGCTACTAAATAATTACCCACACTCGCGCGAATAGTTGTCGTATCATAACTTTCGATCTTATAAATAACATCGGGTATAGCATCAAGCATTTCCTGTTCACTTACAACAACTTCACAATGCTTTGTCCCCAAATGCTTTGCGACAATGCGCGCGTATTTCAAGTCATCTGATCCAGGTAATCCAATACTATACGTTTCGATTTTCTTACCTGATTGTTTTGTGACTTCACGTTGTACCAATGCACAAATTAGCGAACTATCCAACCCTCCAGATAATAAACATGCAATTGGACGTTCTGTTGTTTCCACGCGTTTTTTTACAGCAGATTTTAACAAACGCATTATATCACATTCTATTTTATCTACAGAATTAACATTCACTTCGGATAAATTGGTACTAGAAATCATATTATATGGTACATGCGCTACAACTGGTTTCCAAAATTCATCAACCATGGTATAAACCGAATAGGATCCAGGTTTAAAATGAATTATATCTACATTATCACCAGATGTACATGAGAGATTATGTAACATTTTCATCTCAGAGGCAAACCCTAATATTGGATGGAAATATGTATTGCTATTATGTGTTTTGGTCTGATACAATGGACGAACACCATATGGATCTCGCGCTACGCATAGTTTTGGATGCATTATATCACTATTATCAAATAGAACAAATGCGAATACACCATCCAACATACGAAGCGTTTGTTCGAGTCCGTATTTTATATATAAATGAATAATTACCTCGCAATCGGATTGTGTAACAGGTGTAATTCCCATTTGTTTGTATAGTTGCTTATAATTATAAATTTCACCATTGCAAATCAATTTAATATTATCGAAAACTAATGGTTGATTAGATGTTGTATTTAATCCATTAATTGCCAGGCGATGAAACCCAAAATAAAATGGGTTATTTGACGTGACAATATCTAACTTTTCAATAGATGAACATTCCGGACCACGGGGTCTCCCTTTCATAAACTCCGTTCGAATAGTCATTTCATCAATTGACGACATTAAGGCAAATATTCCGCACATAGTATTTAATCTCACATATTCTTTATTCACTTTTCGAAAATATATATTGTTAACGTATATATATATATACGAGATGGACGAAATTTCCGATTTTTTTAGTCCATTTGATGCCCAATATTGCAATTATTTTTACTATTTGATGATATTCTTCTTTGCTGTTTTCGCTGGGTCAATCGGGTTAGTCGCATTTAGGCTTTTCTCAAACAAATCGAAGGATAACGCACCTTTATATATGAGCATTCTTCATTCATTTGTGTTATATTTCCAATCCCGCATTCTTTATAGTATGTGTGTTTTTTCACTACCAATGTAAATTATACGCGAGCCATATAGTAATTTATTTTCTTTAGAATTAGTATATGAATAAAATTTATAGTATGAAAAATGGTGTGTGTATACGCAACGATGATCGAAATACAGAGATAAATAATCGTATTTTTGCACGAAATTTGACCGAAAAACCTCTTGAACCTGTTTATGACATCCGTGCCACACCCACTAAATATGTGAAAATGCCTGTTGTCAATATTCGCCGCGAAATGAATGAAACACAGGCAAATTATCCCATTTACAACGGAGACAAACAATTCTATCCAGGAAATAGTAAGGCGCCTTGGAGCGGTTTCGCAAACAATGTCGATTTAGAAACAAAATTACACAATACCACATTTGCTTTACAAAAGTGTGACCAACGCGAGTACATTCCGTCAACAACAAGTAATATGTATTCTTACCCTATGTCTGATTTACCAGCACCACTACAACATGGTCTTTTATTTCACGTACCAGAAATAAAAACTGATGTTAAGGAGTTTAATGATAATGATGTGTTCAATAATTCTACACGTTCACAGCGCAATATTTTCAAAGGTAAATAAATGTACCAAGTCAAATAGGTAGAATAAATGTACCAAATCAAATAAGGGGTATAAAAATATTTTCTGCCTAATAATTATGCCAAAAGAAACTTTTAAAAAATTGTCATGTAGTCCTTTAAGTGATAAAGATTTTGATTTCACTTGTTACGACAAAGACGACCTTGAAAAGTTGAAGGAAACATATAATAAACGTCATAGGGACGACCCTATAAAATCTGAAGACCCTAAAATTATTTGGGATACATTGAGAGATAAATACCACAATGTGTGTAATACAGAGTCGTGCTGGTTACGTCGAGAATTTATGCCCAGTCAATTAGGAAAACAATTAGTAGAATCATTCGCACCAGAACATCCCGAAAGTTGGAATAAAAACGATCACACTTGGTTATCATCTAGTGATATACAAAAAGTGATGAAGCAGTTCGAAAAACGTTATAAGTGCTTCGAATTTATTGGACCTTCACCCATTGATTTTTATAAAACAGACTCTTATGATGAAGGAAAACGCGTATGGCCAGAACTTTATGATTTCAACGTAGATAAAAATATAAGGAACAATAAATTTAAAATTGGGATTATATTCAACTTGGACGAACATACAAAAAGTGGATCTCATTGGGTAGCGTTATTTTTGAATCTTCGCAAGAAAAAATTATATTTTTTCGACAGCGTAAAGACATCTTCGACGAACAAAGAACCACCTGAAATTAAAAAATTAGTAAATTGTATTATAACACAGGGAGAAAAACTTAACATCAAGATTGACTATGAATTAAATGATAAAATAGTACATCAACGTAAAAATACGGAATGTGGAGTCTATTGCCTATTTTTTATTATCAATATGTTACAAGAAACATTAACATGGAATGATATTATGAGTAAACGCATTACAGATGACGATGTACATAAATATAGAAAAACATATTTCAATAGTAATGTTTGATTCAAATTAGGATAGGATAAGATTTTGTATAATTTCATAACAATTTATACAAAATATATTTACACCTTTTATTCTGCGCAGACGGGTTTACTATTACCGTACCCAAGTTTGGAACATTCTTTACCAGATTCATTCGTCCAAAAATACGTCTTATTACCAGCCCTATCCGACTCTCGTCGTTGTGTTGCTGGTGGTTTAACTCCTTTGAAATTGTCCTTTTCCCATAATCCTTCAAGGGTAATCTTGCCATTAGTTGATACCCATTTTCCTTGCCCATTTGCATGACATATTTTACCAGTTGTATTTTGTGTCATATTACCAGTATATGTTCCTGGCAAATCTACACCATTTGTACCATAGTCAAGCATTCCCATTTTTTTCGTAGGCAATGGCTTACCTTTTACTGCTGCACAAGGATCGGTTTTACTAAAGAGACCGCCACCCCTACGTGTGCGCGCGCGACGTCCATGGGAACGCTTGCGACGACCATTTGAACGTTTACTAGAACGCGCGCGACGACCATTTGAACGTGTACTAGAACAACGCTTAGTTTGTCTTTTTTTTGTGGATCTTCGCTTTGTTGAACGTCTTTTTCCACCAACAGATAAAGAAGCTGGCATTTTATATAGCGTTATATATTTATCTATTTTCGAATAGAAACGTCTAAATAAGATTTTGTATATTACAAATGTGGAACGAATATTGTAATTTAGGTAAGGAATGTATTCAAAAATTAAATGTGAAAATAGTTCACTATATCCTTCGTATAAAAGACAATATTAAACATTTAGAAACAGGTAATTGTATTTAGAGAGTAATATAATAAATTATTTTATAAGCAAATTGTATATGGGTGGTTATGAAGAATATAATAGCATGTTTGAAATGACAGGAGGAAATCCATATTTAACGAGTGGAGGCGGGTCAGACTCAGAATCAGGCTCCGATTCCGATTCCGATTCCGAATATGGTCAAGGTGGTGGAGGTGATGAGGAAATCCCTGTCGACATACTTACGGATATTGGAGGCGATGACAAATTGTTAAACTATTTCGTATTTTTATTAGATCCGATCAAGCGCGCCAAAATACGAAACGAAGACGAAGAAAAGTTTAAGGACATAAATATCCCATCGAGTCGTCTTCTCCGAGAAGGGGAGTTATTGAATGGGTTATTACCGACTGAGTTAACAACTGAACAATCCAACCTAATTTCAAATAATAAATCCATGATTTACAATAAGGCTAAACTCATTCCAAAGTTACGCCAACAATTCAAAGATGTATTAGACAAATTTAAGGAGAAAGGACTAACAAAAGATAAACTGGTAGAGCTTTACGATGCAGATAATGCTTATTTGACCAGCGGCGAATACGAGTCCACTTATAAATGTTCGGATGATACATCGGGTTCAGTTAAACCATTGTCCATCGATAATTTAAAGAATGGACGCTTTTTATGCGACGCAATGTATAATTACAACACAGATTCCGCACCTAGATCGAAAGGTTACAGATGTTGTGTCAAAAGCACTAGAGCGATAATTAAACGAGCTATCAATGTGTCTATGGCAACGACTCGAATGTGTGCATTGGCATTTGTTGCAAAAAAATCGGTCATTGAACAGGCAAACAAAAATATTATTTCCGCAAAATCGAGTAATAACTTTGGAACTTTCAATGATATACAGACCGCGCAACTTAACGAATTTTTGGGCATTGCTCTCAACAATGAGGCACGTACCGAAATTGTCACACTACTTACAAATAACGATGACAGAGCTAATTGTAATAACTTTGTAGGTCATACGCAATCCGGAGGTAGAAGTATCATGTTTGGCGGTAAAACAAAAGGTAGTAATATATCAAAATGTATATCGCTTGAAACGAAACTTCTCTTGAAAGGAGAATATGAGGTTGAATTAGATGAAATAAAAGCAAAAAAAATAAGTTATGACGAAATGAATCGTGAAATAGAAACATTAAATAGCGACTATAAAGATAAAATACAGCTTTTCTGTTCAAATTGTAATGTTGACAAGGAGGATATAAATAAATGCGAAAAGATTGTACTAAATAAAATAAAAAGTGACTCTGTTTTTGCGTCGAAAATTATTGTTAACAAAATTAGCAGGGGAAAAACACAATCTGGTGGAGGTCCGCCGGAGCTGAATGAAGCAAAAGACATGACCTTATATATTTCAAACCTCCAAACACTAAGTACAAATATAATCAAGACGTTTGATGATGTTATGAAATATTTTGATGACGGGCCCTTTCAGAATAATATTAATGAACCCTCCAGGAATGGGATAAATCTTAATCCTGACAGAGTGATTAAATTATTGATTACCTATCTCAATAGTAAAGGTAAGTATGGATTTAGACTCAAAAAGGTGGCTCCAGGCCAAATTGGATATACTGATGTAACGCTCCAGATCAATCCTGCCGATCTTGAAGATGAGGGAGGGTTTGAGTATATTCAGTTAAAAAACTATATAAAATATGCCATACAGAAAACAGGTGTGGAGAATAATCTACTTGAGAAACGTACTAGAATACAAAATTTCTTTAGTGATCTTTATAAGATCATAACAGACTTTAATAAGAACGAAAATCATAATATCATGCCGCAATTAATTAAATTCAAAAAAAAATGGGTACATAATAAGGATTTCGCTAAGGACATAAGAAACCTCAAGTATGGATGGTTAGCAACGAATTTGTTCCATTCAGGTATTCTAGATATACGAGTTTGGCACAAAGGGAATTCGAATAGCCAATTGCGGAAGTGGCATACGTATTACGAAATTGTTGAGGATTACCAAAGAAGGCCACAACTAGTCGATTTAATAGGACCTGATGCAGGGGAGGTCGAAAGTGAAATGGCGGAAAGGAATAAATCATTCGGATATTTTCAGAGAGATATGAGGGGTGAGACAGCTACCCTCAAAGCAGCGTCTGACGCAATTATTAATGAGGAATATAAAGATATCACCACTCTTCATACCGAGTTAGAGCGAGCTTATAAGACAGCAAATAATATTTTGGTCCCTATAAGAATGATATTGAACTCACTTGAACATATTAACAAGAAATTGAATGAAAAAAGTGACCAAATGCCATTTTCCAAGAATGGATTGACTCGTGTCATTAATTTATCTGTAGAACAAATTGACGAACTTCAGCAGAAGACTCACGCGGACACAACTATTTCTTGGGGGGCTCAGGCTATAAAAGGTGTTATTTCGGGAGCGGCGGAAGGGATTGGTTCATATATTTCTTGGGCTGCTGGTAAGGAACCGCCGGAAGGGACAAATAAAAAGGTTATCAATTCAAAAGAGTGGTTTAAACTACAACTAATGCGCACCATACTATTTAGGTACCATGTGAAGGTGCAAAGTAATACTGACGTAATAAATCTTACCACATTTAATAAAGTTATTCTTAAAAACAATGATAAAATAGAAGATTTTCTTTTGCGGAATAAAGATGATAGCGAGCAGGTTACTGACGATATAATTAGTCCATTGATTGATGACATTATCAGTGCGGATATAGCCAATCTGTTAACCGGGACACCTGTATTAAGAAACCCAAACGATCAATGGGCAAAGGAAAAGGCTATTGCCGCGAAAAAAGAATCCGACAGGCAACAGAGCAACGCTAAAAGTGGTATGAGCAACAAAGATGTTCTCGCAAAGGTAGATGCTGCGACAACTATTGCAGCAAATGGAGCAAATGGAGCAAATACCAACGGAGGAGCTGGAGGTGAAGATGAAGGTGAAGATGAAGGTGAAGATGAAGGTGAAGATGAAGGTGAAGATGAAGGTGAAGATGGAAAGGAAAATAGAATAAAAAAAACACTTATTAAACTACTTCGCGATCACGCAGAAATTCAAAATGCAACCACATATAGTGTTATTACTAACTATCGTGCCACAAAAGAGAAGCATAAAGCGATCGAGAAGAAATGGGAAGAGGAGATCAAGACTTCACTTATCGGGACGGAGTTCGCTCCAGCTGTGCCCTTTTTAAACACAATTTTCACTTCAAAATCCAACCCATATGTTTCCGTAATAGGCGAGTATATGGAATCTTTTAATAGCTGTTCAGACGCACACTTGCCAACTAAATTAGCAGAATTAAAATTTTACTATGATAATGATAGAGGTATAGATAGGTCAGCTATACCTAACGACTTACAGGTGCTTTTTACACATTACAAGGAAGATCGGGTCTTCGAAAAGGCATTAATAGCAACGACTGAAAAATCCAAAAGAGACACAATAAATCTGTATGGTGATGTCGGACAAGGCGCCTTACGAGCCAGGAACATGATTATGAACTTATTAAGTGACAAAAGCTTTCAACACACGCTTACAGGAAAGTTATCAGTGCAATTTAACGAGAAGTTAATAATACATGTGGGTTTGATGATGAAATTTAATCAAGGTACAATTGATCAAGCTAAACTCGATCTTATATTAAAAAAGGGAACACTTCAGAGTTATTATGAACGCGTCAAGGATATTGCTAATTTATGGTGGCAGGCAATGAAAGAAGGTATAAATTCTATGAACGACATGATTCAATCGATAATGCTATATTTAGCATCACATCCTACCGTAATGAAAGTTGTATTGAAAGGATTTAATGCATTACAACGAGACGTTTGTAACAGGTTCAGATTAAAAATGGGTAAATGGACGTCTGGCAAAGGTTTTGGAGAAATGGGTGGGTTAACTGGCAAAATTTCAAATGCGATAGGTCTTGGCAATCTTGGTGGGGTGGATGCCTCACACACATACGGAAAGGGAAACCTAGGCAAAACGGCACAGAGTGAGTTTCTAACCCAATATGAAGAACAATATGTTATCGCTAGCGCGTTTATCAAAAAACCCGCAATTATGGAGGAAATGGTGAAGGATCAGAAAAATTATGAAAGTATTGTAAAAATGTTCGGTTCCTCTTCAAATGATATCTTCAGCCGAACATCGTTCGATGATAAAGAAAAACAACTGAACATGGACGATGATGCTGCTGCCAAAGATGCTGCCAAAGATGCTACTACCAAAGAGGATGCTACCAAAGAGGATGCTACCAAAGAGGATGCTACCAAAGAGGATGCTACCAAAGAGGGCAAAACCTTTGAGGATATCAAAGAGGATGCTATCAAAGAGGGCAAATCCAAAGGGGATGAAATAAAGGCAGCGAGCGGGATGAACAAAATTAGACTATTTGTGGAAGCTTATGATACCATACGTCTTGCGAAAAAAGGACTTGACATTAACTCGATAGAATCAAATAGATATAACAAATATAAAAGGGATCAGTCGTCAGTGAGACTGACCATGCTTGCGATATTCGCGTCTTTATTTACAGGCAATCCTAAAATTTTAACTACTATCAAGGGAGTGCAGGCATATATCGAAAGTATTCCGTTGTTTGGAACATTTTTCGGAGCCATGATCACTGCGGCGGCCCTTTGTTCTGATGAGTTGATGGAAGAATTGACAGCAGTTACAACATTGGAAAAAGTAGGAGCAGAATGGATGGAAACATTTATGAATGGTGTTGAATGTTTAAAACCGATACAAATACAACAGAGCCTAACAATTGAACTAACCACGCGTTCTCATCAGCGTTTTCAGGCTGTATATCCACAAATGTTGAGTAAGGCAGATAGGTATAAATATATAAGTAAACATCCAGATCTGTATGGCGAAAGCAAGGAGTACACATGGATGTTAATTGACGATATATGCAAATACAGAGACGCTGCCCACAAAAAGAGCAAGGTGTTCGACGCCAAAGAAAAAGAAGAAAAAAAGAAGGAGAGATTAAAACTTTTAAAGGAATCGGAGGAGACAATTAAAGCAGCAAAAGCAAAATATGAAAGGAATGCTATCCGGCGCGAGGTGGAGTGGATGAAGAAAGAATATGCTGCTGAGGAGGATGCAGATGCGAGGAATGAGCTGCAAATGTACCTTTCAGAAATTAATAAAGAAGCCGAATTTAAAGACTGGTACCAGGAAAAAAAAGGACACAAGATGGAAGAGGAAGAATTAAACAATAGGCGCAGGGGCTTGGGTCTCTCAGGGTGGGACGAGTTTTGGAGTAAACAACCCAAATCGTCGAATCGCGAAAACTGGTTCAGAGACGGCATCAGTACCATTTTTAAGAACGCTTATCAGAACATTCACACAAAATCAGACACTTTTAAGAACGCTTATCAGAACGTTCGCGCAAAATCAGAAGAGACCTTGGGGGAGAAATTCGATAGTGAGAATCCAGAGTCCCAGCGCGTAGAATCAGAAGAGACCTTGGGGGAGAAATTCGATAGTGAGAATCCAGAGTCCCAGCGCGTAGAATCAGACGACGAAGAATCAGAACGCGTGTTGCTTCCAACACAGGACGATAACGACGCTGCGATATTATGGGCGGATTTGTTATCGAGTGTGGTGAGTAATGCGCAGGAAAGCTCCATGCCTAAGAAACTTTTATATACTACAATAGCGGGTATGGTGGGTGGTCCGGCAGGAGCAGCGGCGGCGGCGTCAGTGCTTTCAACTCGTCCCGCCGGAAATGAGGGCGGAAATGGTTTAGTGGGGGGTGATATAACAACTACAGCTAATAACGCTGCAAAGGGAATGGTTGACGAAATGAATTCGCTGCTTGGAGGTTTAACAATCATTGGATTCCCAATTGGTTACGATAGGGAAGGAAATGTATGCTTACAGGCACGAGATGTATCCGAAGCTGATGTTATTGGTTTCATTGCGTTGGATTTGATTCAATCCAAGAATGTACGTGCGGAAACAGGACAAGTGGGTGATGCGATGATACCAGATGTTGCCGTTGCTGACCATTCAGTGGATACAGAAATACTATATCAACAATATATACAGGGTAAGGCAGATGAATTAGTGGCGAAGTGGACGAAATTAAATAGCGAAAACAAGAAATATAAAGAGGTGTGGGTCCATACTGAGAAATGGAAGCAGGATTATAAATCCTCTGGGGTGGTGACAACATCAAGTGTGCAAGGGTTGCAAGATGAAAAGAAGTCGCAAGGATTCATAAATGAATTAGGTGAACAAGAGTACACCGTGCTTAATTCGGAGGGTAAACCGAAACTCAATATGCTGGGTAAAGAGACTCGCGCCAAACCTCAAGAGGGAGAGCTGTCTTGGATGGCTGGGGACAATCGATGCTCACGCCAAAATGTCCTTGTTGATTCTACCGAAGTCGCCAAAGAAAAAAAAGAGTTCATTTTTAAGTTCTGTAAAACATATACAACCAAGAGCGGCGAACAATCTGCCCTTCCACGTGAGACGAGCGCCGAAATGTTAGGAAGGGCCGTCAATCTGGTTGGAATGGGCACGAACACCGGCATACAGGCTGCTTATTTGGGTGGCCAATTGATAAAGTATTTTCATGAGGATACAGGGCAGTGGGTGATTGATGCACCACTAAAAGGAAATCAATGGTTGGCGACCCAAGCATCAGGAATATTTGAAAGCCTGGTGGACACACTTAATGGTGATACTACCGAATCTAAGCAAAAGGAAATTCAAAAATTGCTGGATGAGAACGGGGCTTCTACTCTAGCAACAGATACAACAGATGCAACAGAAGGTGCAACAAATGCGGATCAACCGGTAGAGTTGGGTGAAGACGGCTTCCCTAAAGATAAAGGACGTAGACGACGCACACCCAACAAAGTGGGACAGACACAGGAACCAGTCAATATGGCCTTCAACACCCAATTGCAGTCCCTACAACAGGGTACGGACCAAGACGCGACCAGTAGGACTACACACATCCCTGCTGGGACCCGCCAACATATCCAGATCCCGGCCGAAAACAAGCAAGATAAACCTGTTGATATGAATAAGGCCAACAACTACATAGAGCAGTCCCAAGGACGGGGTACGTTAGCAAACTCTGGTCAAGGAGGTAGAGGTAAATCGACATCCAAAAACATTACCCTCAAGAAGAGACGCGGTAAAAAGGTATCCAAAACGTGGAAACAAAAAAAGATTAAAAAAATAAGATGTATTAAAAACTAAACGCTATCATAATTATGAACAGCAATGAAAATAAACAGATGCTATGGGAACTTTTGCGCGATAATAAGGCATTCGATGGATTTTCAAACACTCAATATCAAAAGGTTATTCAAACATTCAATACAACTATGACAACCATAGGTGATGTAAAGAGTACAAATCCGTTAATAGAGCAGAACAAAATATTTATATCTGAAATGATGTCACGTCTTCAAACTATTAAATCCGAACCAGAAACAACGCCAAAAAATGACGCCCAACTTCTAACACGCGACGAGATTCAAACTCAAAAACGTAACGAATTTGAAAAAAATCTTGAACGACGACAACAAGAGTTTACAAAATATATGGATTTACATATACCAGACGATATTGATTTTAGTGATAAAAAAACAGAGGAACCTATCCAAAATGTAGACACACTTATACACGCAAAAATGAAAGAACGTTCTTACGATAGTATTTTAGTGAATGATGCAACGTCATACGATGTAAGCGGTGTGGTTATTGAAACAATCAAGGCAGAAACGAAGACAAAAAAGGCGATTATCAATAACACAGACGAAGATATGTTAGTAGGTGATATTACACCCAATGAATTAACGCTAGACTATAATACAATGAATGAAGAAAAACAAATGCCTGGACAAATGCCTGAACACACGTTGGAATCATTAAATAAACGCATTATTCAATTGGAAACGATGCAGAGGACAATTTTAGATGAATTGGCACGTAAGTAATATTACACTGACAGAAAAAAATGAGACAAATCAAGCGGGGGAGTTAGTGGATGTATATGTATGTGAATTGATGTTGGAACAATAGGATGGTCGGTAGCGTCGGTAAAAATATCTTCGGCAACTCCCGAACATACACCTGGTGTAATAAAATCCATGTCACATATGGAACGCCGCAAATATTATGAATAAAATTGAAAATTTTGATGTTATATTTACATAACATCAAAATGGAAGAATTATTAATGAAAGGATATCGATACACGTTTTACATTGGAAAAGAAAATTTACCTATACGTAGGCGAAAATTTACCGCCACATTTCAAGAAATCGAATATCATCCATTCAAAACATTGTTCGTTTACGATTATTTGGATAAAAATGGTTATGTACCCGGATCTCGTACGATTCCATTTGAATGGATTAATGAAATCGTATTAGAAAATAGCTGGATTAATGATTTCTTATCATATGATAAAGCACGCATTGAAACAATTCAAATGACATCGACGCAAAAATAAAAATTATATTGTAGAAACTACAACTATTGTAGTTACAATAACCAGACATATGATACAACACGAAGAGGAAGTACAATTACATTCCTCATCATTGTATGAAGACATATCTACGTTTGTATCTGGAAATAAACTCTCCCCTGTTTCACTTACCCTGAACCCATTATCTATTTCCTCCTGAGTTGCTGTTTTACTTATAAATTGCAATGCACTCTTGCGAATTTCCAATTGGGTGTAATTTTCTTCATTGACAGACGAGTCTGATGTATCTTCGAAATCCTCATCCTCTTCAATTATAATTTGAGAGGGTCTTTGTAATGGAGATATTTTATTCAGATTATGTATATTCCCCAACATATATAATAGGAATATTTTATTTACAACAAATCAATTTTAAATCATTGAATATTTAAGTTCAAAGTTGGATTTTTTTGTACAATGTCTTATACTTTGGTCCAAATGTCATCCACTAAACCATATTTTAGACAAGTGGCAGCATCCCACCACAAATCGTGTTTTAGAATTTCATTGAGTTCTTTCTTGGGTATTTTTGAGTGTTCTTTGTAAATGGTTCTAATTTGTTCCATAAGGCGTTTATTATTGGTAAAGTCGTCTTCCAATTCGCACATTTTGCCCCATGATCCGGCGGATAATTGATGAACCAACATATATGAATTAGGTCGCATGTAGCGTTGTTTTCCGACAACACTCATCAATGTTCCTGCGGACGCGGAAGCACCATCAATAATGGTAATTACATCCACCTGACAAGCCATGATAACATCAATCGCAGTAAACGCAGCAAAGACCGACCCACCAAAAGAACTAATATGTAAATAGATAGGAATTGGGTCAATGCATAAGGTATTCGCCAGAGCCAAATTGTCTTGTTCTACTTCTCTAATAAGCGTAGTAAGTTCGAATATGGAATTACGAGTGACTTCAGCATAAAAATAAATGTGGTTATTCACCTTTGTTATTTTTTGCCTATCTTTGTCAATAGCATTGGTTTTAACTTTTTTTTCATCTTCCTCCTCCTCATCTTCCTCTTCCTTCTTTCCTTTGGTCAAGAATACATCTCTTGCGCGATGTGAATAACGCGACGACATTATGTATATGGTTATTGTATAATCATTAAATCATTTTTCTAATCATTATATTGTCCCATTTCAAATATCCGAAAGTGTAACTACACATTGTAATCTACATATTCGACTCCGTCTTCAATAACAAGTTTGCCGACTAACATCACATCGATACGGGGATTCAATTTTGCCTGCATGAAACCATCTAAATCATATAACTCATCACTCGCCTTACCATTATCGTTATAACGCAACGCATAATCCACACCATTCACACGACGTTTCTTTGCCTTGAATCCTGTCTTTTTGGTGTTCATATCTTTTAAGTTCGCATCACGATCCTCATTTTCGATATTCGGACGATAAGAATAATATTTTGGGTCTGTTTCATTACCAAATGAATAACATTCTAGAACTTCACCCGATTTTGCTCGGTTATGAATTGCGCAATCCATCGCAGCCTCTTTTACTGATTTTAATAATTGTTTCGAAATACCTTCTTTCACCTTCATAATTTCATATAATGATTCATCACTCGAAATTGGGTCCTTATTGTGTTTATCGTATTTACTTGTATCGTTTATTTTTAATTCGGTTGACATTAAAGTATCTATTTGCTCTTTGGAAAATTTCATTAAATACATGAAAACCTTGATATTTTGTTCCTCATCAGGTAAATCAGAATGACTACAAATACGCCGGGCACGACCAATCACCTGATTCACGCGGACAGGATGCCAATATGGCTCCATGATATGTACATAACGCACATTCTTCAATGATATACCTTCTGCGCCTGACGCAGTAATCATGAAGATCTTTACCAGTTCCCCGCGTAGATTGTCCTCGTTTATTTCTCTTAGTTGTTCTTGTAATGTTGAAGAAAGTGCCTTTAAATTTCCATTGAAAATATTACGTATAACCTCCTTCTCCTCCCGGGTTTCAGTTCCCGTATAAAGAGAGAACATTTTACCCTTTACCAATTTATCAGCAGGTACATCCAAAATATATTCTTGGCTTGCATTCTTGCGGACGCGTAATTCATGAAATCCATTTGCTTCAAGTACAAGCTTAAATATACCAATTCCTTCTAATGTACGGAACTGACTATATATCAAGTGACTACCAATAAACGCATCATCGTCGATATTTTCAAACATCTTCAGCATTTTAGGGCTATATGTTTCCAAACCAGATGGCGCCAATACATTTTGTTCGTTCATTTTCAAAAAGTTAAGCGCATCCTTAATACGCTCATCATAATTAGAACCTGTACTTGAAGACGTCTTTTCTTGCTCGATAATTTCATCCTCTAATACGCGCCCATCTACATTTTCAGTGACAATGGCTGTATCCAACATATCTTCATTGTCATTATTTTCTATTGCTGCCTGTAATGTATCACCATCATTGGGCATTGGACGTCCAGGTGGGTTTGGAAATACGAAATTACAAAATGCTCGTGAAAAAATACGATATGTTGATGTTGAATCCTTGTAAAGTTCACCCTTCTTCGGCTTGGGTCCACGTTTCTTCTTCTCCACCTTTCGTTCCTGTAGACGCGCCTCCTCATATTTCTCGAATTGATAATTACTCATTTCGATATGTTCAATGTACGTATCTTTCATTTCATCGTAACTAGGCATTAAACCTTCTTGGGCACTTCTGAAATATGATGTTAAACCAAGTATGCGACGTTTCAATATGTCGGCGTTTTTTGTTTGACCACTCGTTTCATCTAAAAACATTTTCTGGAAGTTTTCTAAATCATCAGGTAATGCCTTTGTATATTGGACACGAATTTTGTGCGCATCTACATGAATCCCCTCGTCGTGCAACATTTTCAATATTTGCTCACTCAATTCCGCGTCTGTCATCATTGCTCCAGTTTCCTGCTTCGCAACACCCTTGTAGTTAGCACCATTATAATTATTTGTAAAATGAAAAGGATTTCGCGTATAAATGATTTGGCTATTAATAATTTCGATTGTATCCAAAATTTTATGCTGTTGAAACATTTTCTTTAATTTGGTTTCGTATGCACGTACATTTCCTTGATCAGCTGCCAATGGAATGACCCAACTTTTAATGTATCCACGCAAAATATTGAATAAAATCCCTATTTCATTTGGATAATTGATCATGGGTGTTCCAGTTAATAATACCACGCGAGCATTCTCTGCCGTCAACAATAATTTATACATCATAATAGACATGAAATTTGGGTCTTTCATGTTATCACGTTCTATTTTGTTCACAATAAGACTTACAAAATTATGCGCCTCATCGATAATAATCACCTTGTTGTCAAAAGGATTGATTGTATTATTTTGCGTAAATTCGTTCAGTTTACTTTTTCGCAAACCATTGTAATTAATAAACGTATATTTTTGATGGATCATATTGTCTAGTTGATCGTCTAATGTGATTTTTTCATCACTTGTCAATGTCTCGAAATTGGATGGTTTTTTTACATCCACGAACCATGCTCCACGTTTTTTTTGCACATATGACACTGGTAAACTCAATGCAGTAGACATCTTTTTCTCCATTTCAGAATCGCCTCGGGTTTCGACAAACTCCCAATATTGGTTCTTTCGATACATTGGATTACCACACTTTTTTAGCTCTTCGAAAAAATTTGTACGCAATGCCGCCGGAGTCATGATTATTACCTTTCGAACATTTATTGTACCTTCTGCCAATGCTATTGAGGGCAATTGTTGAAATGTTTCGGCGATTGCAATGGAACTACAGGTTTTACCAGATCCTAAACCATGATATATTAACAATCCGCGATAAGGGGAATATAAATTAATATATTCACGCACGATCTTTTGATGTGTTAACAATTTAAATTCCTCACTTTGTTCACTTTTGTCACAACTCAATTGTGATTTATCTTCTACTACGTCGCGTCTATATTCCTTAAACATCTTGCTTATAAAATTAACAAATACCTCGCGATTGTTTAAATAATAAGACGATTTCTTCAATACAACTAAATCTTCTTTTTTTGGCATCTTTTCAATAATATCTTCGTCCAACGAAACACTGAATACCGCATGTTTTGCCGGTTTCGTTACGTCCTTTCGTTCTGTAATTCGCACACGTTTTTTTCTCTGGATTGTCATTGTCTTGGGCATTTCCGTTTCTACGTCTTCGTTAACACGTTTCATTGTCTTCACTTTTGGTTTTTTTGTTGTTGTTGTTGGGTCGTCCAATTTTGCCTTCGATTTTTTTCCAGTTGTTTTAATATTTGTCACTCTGTTTGGCAATGATGCTAAAAAATCCGTAAAATCTGTTTCTGTATGTTCTTGTCGTGCATCTTCGAATAAGGTTGTTTCTTCAGGTATAGTTGCATCCACATTTTTTCCTTCGAGCATCTCACTAATCATATCATCGTCGATTTCTTGCAATTCAATAGGTGATGATTTTTTTGCGAATTTTACCTCTTGTTCTTCTTGCCTTTTCGGGTTTGGTTTTTTTCTAAAATTTTGCAAGACCTGTTCCATATAATAGAAAATGATTAAAATTTACGAGTATTATCATATTATGAATTTTTTAATCCATATTATCAATCGATTTCTTACATGCCATTTGTTCCGCCTTGCGTTTAATTTTATGGCGACCTTCTTCCATAAAAACCAACACCTTTCCATTTGCTTCTACATAATCATGTATCGCCTTAAATGAGCCAAGTGACGCCATTGAAATTGCATCAGATGGTTCGACTTGGAAAATTGGTTGACCTAGACAAATATACACACCCATTCTATACCCCTCTTCAGGTGTATTTTCGATTTCCAAATAATGGGGAGTTACCTTAAATTCCTTTTGAATCTTCACTTGAAGAATATTCTTGTAATTATCATCATTGTCGATAAGCTCCTCCCAATCCACATGCTGCTCAAATACGTTTTCGATGAATTTTTGTGCCATCTGGAATCCTGGACCAGTCACGAAAACGTTCTTAAACCACGCGTCGTCGTCTAGCACGTCAATCTTATTATAATCTAGAAACAATGCGCCGATAAATGCTTCAAACAAACACCCCAACTTCTTGAGATTTGTTCGCGTATTCTTTTCCTCAGCATGTTTTGAAATAATATAATGTCGATGAATGCCCATATCATATGCCATTTTACCAATGGCTTCATTCTTCACCAATGCAATCTTTTTTTCTGTCATAAACCCCTCATTCTCCTTTGGAAAACGGCGATACAGATTGTATTTAGTGACAAGCTCCAATACACCATCGCCTAAAAATTCTAGACGCTCATTGCATTTAGTCTTCAATGAAATACAATTATGAGGCTTCTCTACAATACAAATATTTTGTCTCTCGTTTTCTAGCATGGGACGCTTTGTATAAGAACGATGCACAAATGCACGTTTATATAATTCTAAATTATGAACTGGAAAAGGAATTCCGTATTTTTCTAGAATGCATTGAATATCACTCAATGTAATCTCTTTATTCACAGGATTGTACGGATTGAAAATAAGCTTGTCGTCACAAGTAATAATATCGTCGTTCTTAAAATTTACCATTTTATATATGATAACGTATTTATAATTTTAAATGCTTTCAATTTTCATAATAATTATACATGTCTATACTATGTTCAGATTCGTTGCACTCATATCTATTATCATTGTTGCCATTTTATATATGTATTTTAAAAAAACCATACTAACTTATCAAGACGACCATCTATTACTCGTACATCCATTTTATAATAACCATCATTTTCAAGAAATTGTAAAATATTGCCTAACTTTGGATGATCTATTGGAAAACGACACGCGCGTTACTTCCAGAAAGACCTATATGTGCGATTCTAAAAAGAATTCGCAATTATATCACATGGTTTTCTCTCCCTATTTCTTTAAACAAGTACGTAAAATATTGAAAATTGGCAAGTGTGTTCCGAGTGAATTCCCAATCGAATATCGAAAATATGATACCGGATCTGAAGGAATGCCGTGGCATCAAGACCAACCTCTGTTTAAACAAACTTATTATGAATGTGTTCTTACGATAACCAATACGTCAGATAGTATGTTTGAGTTTATGATTGATGATAATATTCATAGTGTTGAACCCAAACCAAATTCATTAGCATTGGTAAAACCATCTAGCGTATACCATAAAATAACACCTATTACAAGTGGCGAACGAAGAATATTGAAATTCGTGTTTCTTTTGAACGAGAATAACGAAAAAAGCGAGCATTACGACTATGAATCGAAATTGTAGGTTTTTGTTCATTTATCAAGCACCACATTTTTTGCGACATTTTTTATAATTTTCGGCATACTTTTATCTTGATTTCCCGTATTTTCATGTAACATATTCATGAAAATCTCGCTTTTTGGGTTGTTCATCTCTTGACTTTCAGGATTCTCCGTTACCCATTCCGTTATTTTACGGACGTTATTTTGTTTCAATGTTTGTATCGCAGATTTTAATTTTGTATTGTCTTCACTATCTTTATTCCAACTTTCGTTATCTTTGACATAAAGAACCTCGCGTTTCAAATCAGTACAATGAATAGGTCGCTTGGTAATATCCAGGTTTTTTATCGCTTTGACAAAAATATTGGAAATGCCATCTGCGAAACCATGTGTACCAGTGCGCTCTAAATCCGACAATTCAATAGTGAGCGAATTCACAAAATCCATTATATTGAGTGCATCTTTACATTGCTCGTTAAGAAATAAATTAATGTTATAATTGTTCAACGTATTATTTGTCGTATTACCTTTTACTTGGGGGATTAATTCGACCATTTGTTGTTGCAATTTTTGATTCTGATTCATCATTTCAATAAACATTTCTTTGTAGTCATTCGAACTATGATGTTCCTCTTTTTCCATCTTTTCGTCCTTTTCCATATTTTCGTCTTTTTCCATATTTTTCTCAATGTCGCTATTTTCAAGATTTTTTTCGAAATTACATCGATTTCTGTGGTTATTTAAACTCTGACGATGTTTGTACTGCTTTCCGCAAACGCAAATATATTCGGCGTTTTCTGTGTTTTTTTTGTAAGTATTTGTAAGTATTTTATGTTTGCGTGTCAATAAATGTCGTTCGAAATCACTTTTTTTGCTAGAAACAAAGTCACACGTTTCGCATACATTTTCTTCGGCGTTTTTTGGCGTTTTTTTGTAAGTCATTGTGTAAGTATATAATACTTACAAAAAAAACGCCTAAATCAAAATTGCAAGAATATATATAAATCCCAAAAAGTTATGGTAACAAGGTTTGAATACAATTTTCTGGTTTTAAACGATATATCTAGTATTTTCAAAAAGACGTGTTTTAGGGGTCGGAAAGTTTTTAATCGATTTGGAAAAAGGACATTTATTTTTGGGTATTTTTGAATATGGTGAAAAACTTTATGAAACACGAATGTATGCAATTATTTAGGATTCAACATTCTATTTTTATATATATATATATGTATTATTGGGTGTATAAAAAATCTATATATATAATATGTCAAATGGAGTAGATAAAGAAAATAAAATATCAATCGTTAACTATATCAACCATTTTAAATCGACTGCGGATGGTTCAGCACCTCCTAGAGATATTAGCATAACAAAGCATGAACATAGCATAGATATAATAAATGGATGGGAGGCGGGATTTCATTCCGTATTTATACCCATGATAACAATCATGAATTCACTATCTAGTGCAGATGATAATGTAAGTATGTTGTTAACTCAGCGGGAGCAAGACGGAAATCTTGGACAAACTGTCGAGTCTGTGTTTGGTGTACTAGGAGTGGTGAGTGCTGCTTTAGGATTACCTGCTGTAGCATTTGCCGTATTCGGTTTAGTAGCAACTATGCAGGCATTGGCATTTCATAAAGAAAATTATAGAAAAAATCTAACCCAATTCGGAAATACGTTGTTGCGTAATTTGGATTTATATACGCAATTGTTAGAATTGCATACTAAAACAGGTATCCCGTTAAAATTTACAGAGGAGTATAAAGTTTTATTGGATGATTGCTTTGTATATTTTTTCAAATATTTACCCCAAGAGCATTTCTATAGTGTTATTCAAGATGTTAATAACAATATTATGAGTGTACAAGGGTTCGATTATAGCGATTTTTGTTCAAATTTGTCTGATGTAAAGGACGATGTTGTTGTTCCTGCTGCTGATCCTCGTCTTAGTATCGATCTTGATATCAATGATGATGATGATGGTACTGATCAAGTTCTTGTTAATGCTGCTGATGGTCCAGGTGCTGGTACTGATGCTGATGTTGTTGTTCCTGCTGTTGTTAATGGTGCTGTTCCTGTTCCTGTTCCTGTTCCTGTTCCTGGTCCAGTTGGTACTGATCAAGTTGATGGTGCTGATGGTCCAGGTGCTGTTGTTACTGATCAAGGTGCTGCTGCTGATGCTGCTTTTATTTTTATTAAGGGTGAAATGGATAAAGCTGTAACGGCTCTTACTGCTGCTGCTGCTGCTGTTGCTGCTGTTCCTGGTGTGAATGATGCTGTTGCTGCTGCTGTTTCTCATGAGAAGGCTACAAAGAATAAGAAGGATGTTAATGTGGCTGCTGCTGCTGGTACTGCTGCTGTTGCTCTTCCTGGTGGTGCTGATGCTGCTTCTGGTATGAGCACAATATTGGTGGGTAGAATTATTGGTACTAAAATTGCAAGATTGAATATAAATACAGACGCATACCAAAATCTTATTATGAGTGATATCAAAGAACAACTCAAGGATATCGATATCGATTTATTGAATAGTGAATTATTTAAAAATTTAATGACCAAATTTATCGGAAATATTTTTAAACAAGACAACATAGGAGATTATGACAATGTTGTTAATGAATACATTGACGTTACTGATGATGTGAAAATCATCGAAGACTTACTTTTAAACTGGTGCCATTTTACGCAATATTTAGAATCTATCCTAATAAGAGGTACCACGGGTGTAAATTCAAATGATGTCGACATATTTAATAGTAAAGTCGGATACAATGTTACAAAATTAAAAGCTGCCCAAACAATGTTAATTGCATTTATCCTAAAAAAATATGCTGACGATGGTATTCGGGTTTCAAATCCAATAAAAACGGAGATTGTTTCATTTACAGAAGGGTTATTTATTATATCATTGCTGTTGATTGCACGAAAAATTGTGACGGACAAGATTACAGAAAAAGTAGCAGAAGTAGCAGAAACGGAAGCAGAAGCAGCAGCAGAAGCAGACAAGGATATTGAAGATTTGAGAAAAAAAAATAATTTTATCATTTCATTAATAAAAGATACATTTAAAGATTATATTGACATATCCATATTGTTCAATTACACGCCAAATGAAGCAAATACAGACCTGGTACTAAATTTGTTTAAAGATAATATTGTCAATATATTTAATGTTAAAATAACATCGACTGATTGTACTATTAATGGAATGTGTCATATAGAACAAAGAAAACTGGAAGATAAAGTGTATGCCATGTTGGAAAGTGGTGGTATTGCGAGGGACGATACTGGTTTTGGAAGCGTATTAGATGGAATAATATTTATTTCGAAATTTTTGGTTGTTGAAAACGAACACTTTATAACTCCTTTATTAAATACACTATGTACAGAGTTATCTGAACCACTATCAACCGACCTATACGATTTTGATACAGGTGATATGTTGTGTAAATGGAGCATTATTGGACCATTATTTACTAATGGTGAATTAAAAAACAATATTATGAAATTTGGTAAAAGAATAGAAGAACTAGCGTGCGCAAAGGAGAGTTTTAAGGAGAAAGAAAATAAAGAAGGTGTATTTGGTATATTGTATAACTTATTACCTAAGGAGGTGGAGAATGTTGGGGATTCTATAAATAAGGCATTTAAACAATCAACTACATCTGATAAAGATTATACGAAAGCCGTAAGGATGGCATTATCTAGAAGACTTCATATTACGTTAAAAGAACATCGTATAGATTTAATAGGTATCGCTACAAAACGATTACACGCACTTGGTGAAGGCAATATAGAAACGAATATTTTAACCGAAAAACGTGATAATTTTGGGAGCAAAGAAAGTATGTCGTCACTTAGTATATTAAATGGTCACTTGGCAAATTTATCATCAACTATGTTTACCTATTTTCAAATGCAATTAACATCGTATATTCTGAAGCATACAATACATGAAAACCAAAAAATGGATGCTCATTCATTACACATATTGACGGATTTACAAAAATCGTTGTATAACATTCACGAAACAAATGATAATGTTTTTGGTAGGGCAATTGGTGACGATGTAGATGGCGATGATGATGTGAATAGTAAAATGATTAATGATTTGATTAATAAATATCGTAATATACAAGAATATATGCTCAAACGATATTTCTACATAGTAACCACATATCATCTAGATTATGATGTTACGATATTTCATAAATTGGGGAATGTTAGTCAGTCAATAAGTAGGAGGCTTCGGAATAGTCCTCCAATAATTAGTAATACTAGTAGATATGAACATTTTATATCTGAACCGAAGAATAATTTAAATAATGTTAATGAAGATACAATCAAACGAATTAGAGGTAAAAATGATTTAAATGTTTATGGTTATAAATTAAATCCAAATGAGGAGATATTTAAAAATGATTCATTATGGCTTAGTTGCCAAAGCGAAGGAGCAAATGATCATTCCAAAAAAATATATAAGGAATATAAGCGATATTATCGGCATGCACAAAATTTACATGGGCTCAATGCAGCAGTTATTACATGTTTAAACGATCTAGAACACACCAGTTTTATGTATAAAAATCAATTGGTTGATAAGAGAATGTGGATAAACCAAAAATATTTCACAAAAGGCCATGAGAAAAAATACGGAGATAAAATTATGGTTTTTTTTACCAAATTACTTACATATTATCCGGAACCAGATCAATTTAAAAACTATTTGGTCAAAATCAATACTGATGAGGAGCGAACCAAACTAGAAAAAAATAGTAAAATAATATATAATATCGTAAAAGTTATAAAGGAACATAAAACGTGCGGCAAAAGCAGCGTCAATCTCAACGTCATCGCCGATGCCGTCGCTTTCCATAATCAGGCGTTCAAGTTCAAGCAGAATGCGGACATAAACCAGAGTGCCGATAGGAACTCCGCCGACATCGCGTTACAAAAAGCCACTATCGCCGTAGAAGCAGCAGGTGCCCCCGTTATAAAAAACATATTAATCGACTTTTTATATAAGGAAGATAATATGTATGAGATTTTCGATTCCATATGTAACATTGATCCAAGGCAATTACCAGGACCAGTGCAGGGGCAGGGGCAAGGGGGAGGAGGTTTAATAACTGATTTTAGTTGTGGAAGTAAATGGATTAGTAAGTCTGCCCAAGTATGTAGTGATTTTTTAGATATTATTAAAGCAGATATTGTATTTGAAAAGTTAAAGAAAACTGAAATAGGTATAAATGAAATAGGTATAAAGAAAATAATAAAGTTTTTTTTTCACTTATATGTGTCTGGATATTATAACGAAAAAGGAGAAAGAATTACTAATAATAGAGATATGAAGATTTCCATTGACCAATTTGTTCAATGGATAACCATTATCGAGAAGGGTGGTTATATCGAGAGAATAAGTTCTATGCAAAATGATCCGAAATTTAAGTCACATGAGCTGATAAATGATCTTACAATGGATTTTAACGATAAAATTTTAACCGACCTTGAAACTATTTTTAAATCCAGTTCTAATAAATATATCCTCGAACCAATTGTTGGAAACGATGAAAATAATATACAAGCCATTTATAAAAAAGAACAAAACATTCATTCATATCTACAACAATTAGACAAATCTCTAGATAAAATGAATAAATATTTCTGCCAACAATCAAAACAAACAAATATTTACCCGACAGACGAAGACACGACAAAAGCCGAAGAAAAGGCCAAGGCGACGATCAGCAGCATAACCACCGATATAACTAATAATGGCAAATATTTGAAAAACGATACTTATTGGTTATCTGAAATGCATAGAATACGTAAATTGCATGTTAGGCAAGGAATTATAGAAACAACAACCAAACCAGATAGTGACTCTGGTAATACGTATTCTGCAGACATTACAACAATAGGAAGTTGGACACCTGAATATGGAAAAGGAATTGGTCGAAAACTAAAGCGCAATATAGCTATACCAGCAACAAAATTAATACGTATATTTGAAAAATTTGGAATAATGACTACTTATTGGTTTATATTACGCCCTGTAAACACGTTGTACAACGCGGGATGGAGCGCAATTACTAATGGGGGGGCGTATGCGAGTCGTGCTATCGGTACTAATTCACCTGGCAGCGGAGGTGGACGTGGATGTACCAAGTCAAATAAACGTAAAAAAAAGAGCAAAACACTAAAAAGGAGCAAAACACTAAAAAGGAGCAAAACACTAAAAAAAAGACGAAGGCAACATTGCAGAACATTAAAATCGTCAAAATCCTAGAGGGAATCTTTACCTATAAAATAATAAATATCAAAATATATTTATTATTAGTTAAACAAAATATTAGCAACCACTTGAACCCATTGTGACGTTTAAATAATATGTATGGTCGCTTGTACTGGTACAATGAGTAGGTGCACACGAATCAGAACATGTTGAATCTTCGGCGAACGGATAGGTGGTATCATTGCATTCACTATAATTCGTATTGTCTTCGTTATACCATATCTCATTGGGAATATGATAATAACCCAACATATTTTGCGGGACATGTGGCACTATATCTCGGTAATGAGTAATACGTTTTGAGTAAACATTGTATTCATTAAACTTAGTAACAAAATCATGGTTTCCTACACGAGGTGACCCAAAAGTAACAATGGATAAAATATTGTATTCCATATCATTGTATTCGTTATCAAACGCGAATAATGTTGCTAATGCTCCACCAAGCGAATGTCCAGTAACAATAATATCTTTTCCGTATTTTTCCGACAATGGTTGCAATGTGTTGTAAATCGTTGGTTTCAGTGAACTGAAAAGATTATAGAACCCTTTTTCTACCGATATGGTTTGATCATCATAAGGTTGAATATGACTAAATTGGATATTATCTAACCAATTTTGTATATTAGATGACCCGCGAAACGCAATGAAAAGAGCCTTGTAATCTGTATTGTAACCAAATATAACCTGTTCGCCATTTTTTTCAATAACATTCGATAAAATATTCGAATCGCAACATGTATGGCAATTCCAGTTTAATGTCGAGTCTACACAATAGGATGATTGGGCAATGTTTACAGAGACATTTGTAATATCTTCTAAATCAATTGCGACAGCATAGGTAAAAATAAAAAATAGGGCATAATAAATATTCATTTATTTATATATACAAAATTTTATTTTTAAATCGATGGTCTATATATTTTATAGTGCGTTCTTGTAAGACGTGAACTTGACAGGGTCTTGAATCACTTTGTTGACCAACTCCCTCGCCAGTTTATCATCCGCTGTAATCAAATCACATATTTGTTCAAGAGTCCCGGTCATGATATGGTCCCGTAACCAATCAATATTAATTGGTCCGCTGATATGCGGTTTTACCATGTGAGGTTTTCTACATTTCTTACTTTCTGTATCGGAATCTGTATCGGAATCTGTGGGGGAATCATATCCTCGAATAGATGTCAACGCACTAATTGGATTCGTTGGTTCAGGTTCATTTGATATGATATTGTTGTTGGAGATCTCATCTAGAGTCGGTTCAGGTTCAGGTTCATGTTCATGTTCGTTTGATAGCAATGAGATCACATTGTTTGTGGGTGTCTCATACAAAGTCTGTTCGTCGTTGTCGTCTTGGATTAGATTGTTTGCAGCCAACATTCGATCATGTTCGGTCTGTAATGCTAGTTTGCGCGCCACATTATAAGGAGAATAGTTGAATATAAATGTATCCTGGTGATCCATTCTAGATTTTTTAACAGCATTGAGGATACTAATGGGAGTAAGCTTTGTTGGCATATGCTTATTAGCATGAAATCCCAATACACCATCCAAACCCGCCCCAACCATAATTTTCGATTGTGTTAGAACAGGCTTTGCGTCATTTAAACGTCCGGTGCGTGAATTCGCTGCATTTTTTTCGGAGCGAATGGCACTACCCTTTCTATACATTGTATAGTTAGAAAGTACGTCATAACGATCTGCCTTTATGTCGTCAAATCCGTTTTCATAACCGAGTTGTTTCAACGGATCATCGTAAATATCCTTGAACATTTCGCGTTCAGGTTTGAACGAAATATTATCCTTTGTATTGTTGTATCCAGATGCTATTTTTGTCTTGATAAAGTTATCGTGTGCTGGACCTTGAGTACTATTAACAATTACTCCTCGGATCGGAACTTCACCGGGATAATCACCATCAATAACATCCTCTATTGATTTCCCCCTCTTAAATTTGTGCGATTTCCCGGGTCTGTCAATATTCTCGAAAACAATATATTTGTCCCCCACTTTAATATATGTAGTCCCGTCACTTGGTATATAAAAGAATTCATAATTCTGTTCATTAACTAGTTTTTCATTTTGTAATTGGATAAAAGACTTGAATATGTGTATCTTCTCTTCGTCATCGAATCTGAATGTAATCTTAAATTCGTGATCATAGTCTAATGTAAACGCCAAATTATCTTTGGCGGAAGGAGGTGCGGTGACGTTATTGATACTCTTTGCATAATTATTTAGAGTATGACAGCTATTGGTGGCATGCTTAATAATAATAACCAGCCCAATCTGATTCATTCCTGTTTTTGTTTGTATTTTCGAAATTTGTAGTTTCTCTTCAGGGGAAGGTAAACCATACGAAATATAATCGGTAGCGCTTGTGGTGGCTTGTAATTTTGTCAAATCGATGCTCATTTTGTTTTCACCTGAAATAAAGGTTATTTTATCATGATCACGATCCAATAACGCATACCTGCTACCTAAACCACATAGTCCGGTTTTACCTGCAATATTTGGTTTATGTAATATGCTGAATTCGGCAGACAAGTCTGAACAACCATCCCCATTATCAACAATAATGGTTTCAACGTCGTTACACTCAAAGTGTTGATGTGTTGCGTTGGCATCGCGCGCATTATCAGAAAGCTCTTTGTATTTGTTTTGTATTGTAAGGGCATTATCAAAAACTTGATTGATAATGTGTGATGGGTCGTAAGTGAGTTGAGTGCTCATGGTTGTTATTTATGCATAAATCAGTGAATTGTAATTCCATTTCAATTTTTTAAAAAATATCAAAATATAATAAAAGATATAAATGATTATTATTAACAATGAATAGTTGTCGCTCTATAATGCCTTGTTCAATTTGTTTAGAAAAATTAACAAAGACTATTGTAATTGAGTTAGATTGTGGGCATGTATTACATGAAAAATGTTTGAAATCTTTAATAAAATCAAGAAATAGAAAATGTCCATTATGTAGAAAAAAAATAGTACCAAATATACTTTTGGAATAATTTGTTCCATTTTAAATCTTCAAGGGTGTAAATAATAGAAATATTATAAAAAACACATATGTCATAAACAACTACATAAAAAGACGAGGATAAATATAATATGAAAATTGTAGTAGATTGTCGCGAAGAATCTCTTTATAAACTCATACAGAAAGAATTGGAGGCTACCCCAAACATAATATGTTGCCGAGAACAATTATTGCTAGGAGATATTATTTTCAAAGATGATAATGACACAGAGATAGTACTTTTTGAACGAAAATCGCACAATGATTTAAACGCAAGTTTGAAAGATGGACGTTATAACGAACAATCTCTTCGCTTAAATGCTGGTGAGATGTGTAACCATCGTATCGTTTATTTACTTGAAGAAAGTGTAAAAACCAATAAATACTCTAAGGCCCGTACAATGGCACCCAATCTTCTACATAGTTGTATTTTCTCTCTTCTTTTTTACAAAGGTTTTTCTGTTTTACAAACCAAATCACTTGAACATACTGCGGCAATGCTAACCGATTTTGCTAGAAAGATGAATAAGGAAAAGGATAAATCATTGTATTCGTTCGCTGAACCAAATAACAATGCGATTTCTACGACAGAATATTCACAAACCATAAAAAAAGTGAAGAAGGAAAATATAACACCTGAAAACATTGATGTATTTATGTTGTGTCAAATACCCAATGTCAGTTCATTGACTGCAAATGTCATACTAGATAAGTATATAACAATTCATGATTTAACAAAAACATTGAAGGAAACTCCTGATAGTTTAGCATCATTCACGTACATTAATAAAACGGGTAAAACGCGTAAGCTCACATGTTTGGTGATTGATAATATCCGTAAATTTTTATGTAAAGAAAAAGACTACTCGCAAGATATCGATATGACACAAATAATTTAATTTCTTATTAAATACTATATAATGGGATTATTTACATTGGACGAATTTTATCATCATATAGCAATATCATTAACACTCGTTGCGGCATTTGCTTGGAATGATGCTATTAAAGAATTGTTCGGTAAAATCAAATTTTTAAATAAGAAGGGAGCAATGATGTATGCATTGTTTGTCACATTATTGGTGACCATTGTACTAGGTATAATAAATATCATACATATGTACATAATAGACGAATCTGATAAAATAGAGAATAATGTATCTAAAGCAGCGGAGGAAAAAAAAATAGTTTCATTAAACTATGTAGATGAGTATGATATAATGTTGGAGCGATATTAGATAGTAGTAAATAGTTATCTAACGCGGAGTAACTCGTCTATCATTCGAATCTCCACGAACTGGCGCAGATACTATGAACAATATTACGATACCAAATAGTACGATCAATAGTACCTCGGACATGATTATAATTTTTACAAACTATATTGTAAACATTATATAAATCAATTTATAATATAATGAGGGCTTGTTCCAAAAAAAAATATAGTGATGGTAATTTATGTAGCTGTTAAACCCTGAATCTCATTTTCTTCATATATAAAATGGGGTGTGAACCCTTTACCCTGTGTTTTTTTCGGATGTATTTTATCTATCATATTTCGGCTATATTCTACACCACCCCATTTTGGATTCATTGCGCTTAAAGATTGATCTATCTGATCTCCAGAATAATAAAGTTTATCTAGAGGTGTGTTTTCACCTATATATTGGTTATCGCCATCGAAACCTGGGAAGGAATTTGTGTTGTATGGAGGGTCATCACGCGTGGCATCTACAAGCATTTGTTGGCGAGTGGCGTCATCGACAGAGGGAACATATGGAAGTGTAGATGGTAATCCACCTTGGGGGTCAAGTGGATCAGGTCGCACTTTAAAAACTTCTTTACCTTGCGCGTCATATGCACCTTGAACAAACAATATTGGACATCGAATATCTTGGCTTCGTTGCCATTCTGTAAATTCAACATATTCTTCTAAACTTTCAAATTCAATGGGATTTACACCTGGTACTTTAGCCAATTTCGAATTATATAAAAAAAATTTAGAGCCCTTTTGTATTAACATATCCGGGCATCTAGGCGAACCTTCAAATCCTTCGTTTAGATCTTCTTTCGTATAATTGGTAATGAAATATAGTCCCATTAAGAATATCAATATGATTAGGAAGAGTATTCCATTATTTTGTATAATCATCATATATAATTAAAATATTAAAATATATATATGGTAAAAATTTTTCGTGTTTTACCCAACGAAACTTCCAAGATCAATGAAGTGAATGAGTTTATTGCGGGGAAATATCCTGTTGTTAGCGCGATTTATATGCCCGAGTGTGGACATTGTAAGGATTTAATTCCTAAATGGAATGCTGCATCGCAACAAATACAGGATGGCTACAAAGGGAATGCTGTCATTGCACTTGTTCATATGGATAGCTTAAATTCCTTACAACTACCAAAAGATAAAATCCAAGGTTATCCTCACATAATGAGTTATCACGGCAATCGTGAACATGAGTATCATGGCGAGAGAAGTAAACAAAATCTATTGGATTTCATGATAAAAAATGGAAAGTTAACACCTAATATCAGAGGAGGTGCGCGTAAAAAGAGACGTAGTCGCAGAACAATAACAAAACGTGGTAAAAAAACAAGACGCAATAAAAAGACGAAGCGAAAAAAGACAAGGCGTAAAAGGTGTTAGGTTTTCTTAATTTTCTATCTAGTAAGATGTGCCATAAATATTGAGAATTTCATCTAAATTTTTCATATACGATTCTCTAAGTGGAGCAATTTGTTTGTAGTAAATATCCATTTTTGTATCATATAGGGTCGTACCTGGGTGTATATGTGTGGAATCAATATTATTGTAGATATATGTTATTTTATCTAATTCGCATATGATTTTTTCATATTCATCTATTATTAAAAAATCCAATCGTTGTATATCTGATTCATCTAATTCGACCTGTGATATAAACTCGGAATCATTAATTTCTTGCGTGTATTCTTGTTTCATCTGATCTATATTTACAAAATCAAATGACGGGAGTCTAATTATGGGATTTTTTTCCACAACTTTCGGTGTTTTTTGTTTTGTGGATAATGGTTTCACTTTCGGTGTTTTTTGTTTTGTGGATAATGGTTTCACTTTTGGTTTGTTTAGTTTTGGTTTGTTTAATATATTTACAATGTATGGTTTTTGAATGATATGTAACGGCGGTCCGAAATTTGACATCCTATAATATTCGTATATGTAATTTTCTATATACCTCCGTAAAAGTATTTAGTAAATGATATACAAACATATCCGTTTACCCATATATACGAATGACATATATGATTGAAATATTTCTTATAATTGTATGCTTCTGTGGATGTTTTATGATGTATGCAGAATGTGGTGGTTGTGATTGTGACGGAGATTACAACAATAAGTCAAATGAAAATACGTCAAATGAAAATACGTCGACAGAATGTGAAATATCCGTGGTTAAATCACCAATTGCCGATGCCCAGTTAGAAAATGCTTAAAATTGAAATATAAATGTCATAATTAGTTAAATATATATTACTATTACTAATTATGAGTAAAATACCGGTTCCAAAGTTCCAATTTCGCCTATTTGATTTTCAGGTATTCAACAAATCAATAGGCGAAGGGAGTGATGCTGAAACAAACTTTGAAATCCAAATGTTTGGCATTAACGAGAAGGGCGAATCATGTTCCATATTTGTGGAGGAGTATATGCCATTCTTCTATATTAAAATAGATAATAGTTGGTCGCCAATGCAAGTCAACTCTTATAAAGAATTCATTATGAAAAAGGTAGGTAAAAAATGTGCTCAGCAAATAGAATCATTCAAGATGGTTTACAGAAAGCAACTTTATGGTTTCGATGGTGGTAGAAAACATAAATTTCTCGAAGTTAAATTTCATAATACGACCTCGTATAATCGTGTAAAATATTTGTTTCAGAAAAATCAATACTATGATCGTAAAACGATCAAATACATCAATTTCGATACTGAATTATACGAGGCAAATATTCCCCCGTTATTGAGATACTTTCATATTCAAAATATCAGTCCGACAGGATGGGTAGAAATCGAAGGTTTTGAGGCGATTGAAAAAACGACAACATGCAATTACGAATTTGTCTTATCTTACACTAATATTCGCCCATTAAATGATAATGAAACGCCTGTTCCATACAAGATTTGTAGTTTTGATATTGAGGCTAGTTCAAGTCATGGTGATTTTCCCGTGCCGATTAAAGATTATAAAAAGTTAGCGGTTGATATGGTTGCTTACAAAGATACAATTGCAGATGCGTGGGGTCAATATGGAGAAGGTACCCAAAAACAATTATTTAATGATATGATATACGAAGCATTTGGTTTCAAACCTAAACGTAACATTGATATAGTGTATCCAAAAAAGAAGGTAACCAAGGAGCGTTTGAAAAAGATAATGGACACTTTTTATGTGAAAAAATTATCAGATGTATATATTTACGATGAACCAGATAAATACGCGTATAAACGTGAAGAGGAGGAAGAAGACGACGACGAAAAGGAACGTCAATTGAATCTTGAAAAGTTTATGGGTTTGAATGTGCTTGATATGTTTAAAAATAATCCTTCTCACGATGAAGAGGTGACATTCCTCACAATGTACTTGTCAAAGACATTTCCTCAACTTGAAGGAGATAAGGTGACATTTATTGGATCGACATTTCAAAAGTATGGTTCTAAAGAACCTTATAAAAATCACATTATTGTTTTGGACACATGTAGTCCCATGGAAAATGTGGAGAATGCCGTGATTGAATGTTATAAAACTGAACGTGAGGTTTTGTTGGCATGGCAACGTTTGATCAAGGAAGAAAATCCTGATATTATGACAGGATATAACATCTTTGGTTTTGATTACAACTTTATGTTCAAACGCGCCCAAGAAAACGATTGCGTAGAGCAGTTTTTGGAACTTTCGCGAAACGATGATGAAGTGTGTGGTGACCAACAAACAGATGGTTCTTATAAAATAGAAGAAAGTAAGATAGTCCTTGCTAGTGGTGAACACGAATTACAATATATTAAAATGCCCGGACGTGTTCAAATCGATCTTTACAATTATCTTCGTCGTGATTATAATTTAACATCATACAAATTGGATTATGTTTCAGGGCAATTCATTGGAGATAATGTATTAAAGTTGGAACACGTTGGTGACGAAAGTCCATTTACTCGAATATTTACCAAAAATATGATGGGTATTCAAGAGGGTAGTTATGTTCATTTCGAAGAAATCGGTCATAGTAGTGATTACTATAAACAGGGGGAGAAGTTTATTATTACACATATTGACAAGGAAACGAAATCATTTATGATAAATAATCACGAACATTTGAATATGACGAGGCAAGTACGTTGGGGATTGGCAAAAGATGATGTGACACCTCAAGATATCTTTCGCTTGGCAAATCAAGGACCTAATGAACGTGCATTGGTAGCAAAATATTGTATTCAGGATTGCAACTTGGTTCATCATTTAATGAACAAGATTGACGTTATAACTGGTTTTATCGAGATGTCTAAAATTTGTAGTGTTCCGATGGAGTTTCTTGTCATGCGTGGACAAGGTATTAAATTAACTAGTTTCATTGCAAAAAAATGCCGTGAAAAGGGAACACTTATGCCTGTATTGGAAAAACCAGACTATGGTGATCCAAATGATGGTGAGCAATGGAATGGTTATGATGGGGCAATCGTTCTAGATCCTAAGTGCGATTTGTATTTGGATAATCCTGTAGCGTGTGTGGATTATGCGTCGCTTTATCCGTCGTCAATGATCAGCGAAAATTTATCCCATGATAGTAAAGTGTGGGTGAAAGAGTATAATTTACACGACATCCTTATAAAACAAGAAGGAGTGCGCGATATCAGTGGTAATTATGTATATGATTGTATGCCAGATTATAAATATGTAAATATTCGCTACGATACATATTCGTGGAAAAAGAATCCTCGTGGTAAACTAGAAAAAGTTGTTTCTGGGTATCGTGTCTGTAGATGGGCACAATTCCCAAACAATGGTAAAGGTATTATGCCGTCAATTCTAGAGGAGTTGTTGGCAGCCAGAAAAGCAACTAGAAAATTAATTCCGCAACAAAGTGATGATTTCATGAAAAATATTTTGGACAAGCGTCAGTTGAGTTATAAGGTTACAGCAAATTCGTTGTATGGTCAGTGTGGTGCAAAAACGAGTACATTCTTTGAAAAGGATGTTGCTGCGTCGACGACTGCCACAGGTAGAACATTGTTGACATATGCGAAGGGTGTTATCGAAACAGCTTACGGAGGAGGAAGAGTATGTGAAACAAAGATTGGAAAGGTGAAAACGTATGCCGAATATATTTATGGGGATACAGATTCAGTATTCTTCACATTCAATTTAGAGACGATGAATGGTGAAAAAATTCGCGGTAAGGATGCTCTAGCTGCAACGATTGAGTTGGCAATAGATGCCGGTGAATTGGCAACCAAATTTTTAAAGAAACCTCATGACTTGGAGTATGAAAAAACGTTTATGCCCTTCTGTTTGTTGTCAAAGAAGCGTTATGTGGGTATGCTCTACGAAACAGACGTAAATAAATGTAGTCAAAAGAGTATGGGGATTGTATTAAAGCGTAGGGATAATGCTCCAATTGTAAAAGATGTTTACGGAGGCATTATTGATATATTGATGAATCAGCAAAATGTTGCGCAATCGGTGGAATTCTTGAAGCAAATGCTCGATAATCTTGTAAGTGGTACAATTTCAATGGACAAGTTGTTGATAACGAAGTCCTTGCGATCGCACTACAAGAATCCGAAACAAATTGCTCATAAGGTATTGGCGGACCGAATGGGTCGTCGTGATCCGGGAAATAAACCGGGTGCAGGTGATCGAATTCCGTTTGCGTATGTCGTCCATCCAAATAAGAAGGCACTTCAGGGAGAAAAGATCGAACATCCTAGTTATATCACTGAAAATGATATAACACTTGATTATGAATTTTACATTACCAATCAAATTATGAAACCATTACAGCAGTTGTTCGCACTTATTCTTGAACAAATACCTGACTATAAACATAAGCCATTGACAATGAAGAAGATGCACCAAACAATGTTAGATTTGGACAAGAAACACGATTGTGAAACAGCTACGAAAAAAAAGGAGGCATATAGATGTGCCGAAGTGAAGAAAATATTATTTGATCCTTTCTTACAAAAATTACTGCGTCAAAAAAATAATACAATTACCAATTTCTTTGGAAAAGTATAGAGTTATTATTATTCCATTATCAATATCAAAAAACTATTTTTTTATCGTGATATACTACAATGTTAAGCAACGTAGTAATTAAAAGTTTTAACGTGTGTCAAAAGAATTTGGCAATGTCCAATGACATATTAGTCCTAATATCAAGACATAACAATAATATTTCAAAAGAATATAATTGTTGTATAGATTTATTTGAAAAACATAAGAAATACAGCGCGTTATATTTAGAATTTGTTAACGAGTATAATCAATTATTGAGAAATGCCAAGAATAATGTGGCAATTAATAGCGCAACTATATTAACAATGGAGGCAAACACAAAAACATTGGTAACGGATTTAATGGCATTCGATGAAAAAATACATGTTAGGCATGTACAATTAATGCAAAATAACGATGATATGGATCGAGCAAAATCTATTTCGTTATATAATTTACCACCTGTTCCAACACACATACCGGTAATTAGTAAAGGAGGTAAAATAAAACGTAGAAAAACAAAGCGTAGAAAAACAAAACGTAGAAAAACAAAACGTAGAAAAACAAGGTGTGTGTAAACCAAATATTATATCATATATTAATGATAAATTGATATAATATGAAATTGATTTTAATGATGTTATAAAAAGTATGGATTATTGGTCTGATAGCGAACATCGTATGTTGTCTGTGATGGAATTGAACGATCGTCCTAAAACGTGCATCGAATATTATTTGTGTTGTTTCACAAGGAAACGTCG